ATTTTTTTTTTTAGTTTGCTAAGTAATATCCTTGCCTCTAGGCAAAAGATAACGTAGTGTTGAATGAAGGGTGTTAGTAGGTTAATTCTCGAACGCTTCCGATGAAATATATAAAAAATTGAAACGTGTAGGATATTTGCACGAGAAAGTATACGCTGAAGATAACATCGAACTAGCTGACGATAAAGCTAGAAGAAATAAGTCTATTAGATGTGGAATCAAGCAGCATGATAAGAATAGATTAAAAGAAAATAAGGAATTATCCGATAAGTTAAGGGATTTGATTTATCAAACCTCTGAATATAGTACCTTTATAATATACGAACCTAAAGAAAGATTAATCTTTAGACTTCCATACTATCCAGATAGAATAACTCACCATGCTATAATGAATATTATGGAGCCTATTTGGACTAGTATATTTATAGACCAAACATATTCCTCTATACGAAATAGAGGTATTCATAAAGTAGAGTATGATTTGTTTAAGGTGTTATAGAAACATCCAGAAGAAACAAAGTATTGCTTGAAAATGGATATAAAAAAATTCTATCCTTCTATAACTCACGACATTTTATACGAAATGTTATAGAGAAAGATAAAGGATAAAAAACTATTAAAACTGTTGAAAGAAATAATTTATTCAGCGAAGGGAGTTCCTATTGGAAATTATCTATCACAATTCTTTGCAAATTTATATCTGACATATTTTGACCACTGGGTAAAAGAGGAGTTAAAATGTAAGTACTACTTTCGATATGCTGACGATATTGTGATTCTTGGTAATGACAAGAATTATTTGAGAAATGTATTAGTATCTATAAAACTATATTTGAAACAGGTTCTTAACCTAGAGTTGAAGCCTAATTATCAAATATTCCCTGTAGAAAGCAGAGGTATTGATTTCGTAGGCTATAAATTCTATCATACTCATGTTCTACTGAGAAAATCTATAAAAATGAGGATGTTTAGGCTTATAAATCTATATAAATAGAATAAGATTGATAAAGATGAATTGAATAGAAGAATGAGGTCTTATTTTGGATGGATGAAATTTTGCAACTCTAAGAACTTGCTGAGAAAGGTAGAGGAGTTAACTGGATTGAAATTCTCTAACTGGAATGGAAAAGAAGTTAACATATCTAAGTTTTATAATAAATATATTCACATTGTAGAGGTTGTTGATTATGACAATCATTTTCGAGTGCATTTCATGTATAACAATAAACCCTACTATTTTAAAAGTAAGAATAGGAGATTACACTATTCTTTGCTTAGATACAAATTTCCTATAAATTTTAAAATAACACCTTATGTTAGAGCCGAATAGAATACAAATGGACGTTTATCCTTAGACAATCCAAAAACTTGGGAATGGTACTTATTACTATAACTATGATATAAAAGAAATTAGTGTTGAAGTACTTGATTTAGACAATACCATAAAAGAAAAAACTTACTATAGTTTTATCTAGGTATTATTAAATGGGCAGCCTAATTACAAAGATTGTGTAAAAGCTATAGTTAGAAGATTCCTTACAGTTGATGAAGAATTTGATTTAATCAATTCATATAATAGCTATTCAGAAAATCTTACTTCTGATTCTGAAGTTATTAATGAATATAAGGAATATCTTAACATATTAAAATAGATAAAAGCTAAAGTCAAGGAAGATTTTGCTAAATTATGATATATAGAAATGGTAAGTTAATATTACAGGTCCAAAAAGATATTCTAGAACTTGTAGAACAAGTTTAGCAAAGAGTACAAAAGAACATTGGAGCTATATATAAAGGGTCGTAGTTAGTCTGGCTTACCGTATACGATGCTGTTAGAAGCTGTTTTGGTAGCGGAACTTGGCTACAAGACAGACCTTGGTTAAAAGATGATTCATGGAAAAATAATTGATTTGTAAAAAATGGCAAAATTTGAAAATTTACCTAATCAGATTACAGATTTAGCAACAGAATGGGATGGACATTCTGGAATGGAGGTTGAGGATTTCATAAGCCGAAAAATAGAGAAGACAGAGGGATAGGATATAGTAGATGCATCGTATGATTCTTCTACTAGCATCCTTACTCTTCTTAAGAGTAATGGAGATAAGGTAGAAACTGAAGTATCAGTTATTCCTCCCACGTACTCTTATGGTATTATGGTGTATGGAGTAATGTTAGACAATAAGACTGACAAAATCTATACCGAGGCTAATAGTTCTCTTTTGATGCAATATAACTCTGATAGAAATGTTAAGGTTGGTATTGCAATGTACGCCGTTGCTACTACTTCTGTAACAACAGATAGAATTGGACCTTTCAATGTTAAGATTAGTTACGGAACTCAATCTGGAACATTTAGAGTAAACAATATTAAATATAACTAGTGTATTATTGATCCTTCTACTGGAGCAATTACTGGAGTTAATGTATCATCAGAGGAATTAATTGATACTCTAGCTTGGATAGATATTACTGAGTTATTTACTAAAACTTAGTCTGCTAAGAAAATTACTGCTCAGGTAATAGATGACCCTGAAGTAGAAGATACTTTAGACCTTCCAATTACTACAGAAGTAATCACTCTTAATTACAATGGGGAAGTTGTCTTAAGTAACAACCTAGTTAATTTCTCTTTAACTGGAGGAACAACTAGCAATTATCACTTAGAGGGATTTAATAACGGCTCTGCATTTTCTACAAGTGGAGGGGTATTGAATTATTCTAGTTTAACCTCAGGACTTAATCAATTAGCTGTAAAGGCAGTCCATAATACTGAGAGTTCTATTTATACAGACTATATTTATGTAGATATTATTTATACATATAATTGCGCAGAAACAATCGTTGCTATTAATGGAGTAAGTAATGGTATTGCGAACAATGGCGTAGCTACTCTATATGAGTTAACTGTATTTAGCCCAGATAATAGCTCTATGGCTATAACTACTTATCTAGAGAATGAAATGCCAGACTCTGAAAGTATGAATCCTACTGAAATCATGAAGTATGAAGTTATTAGCGCTTCATCTTACAATGAATAGGGAGTCTACGACACTTCGTATAAAAAATATATAGAGATAAATAGTAGCGATTCTGAAAAATATTTAGTAATTAAAGTAGATGATACTTACTATAAGTTCTATACTGTATTTACTAATAGTTTAGGATAGACTACCGCCTATACAAGCAACTTCAAAACTATGAGAGTAGAGGCAGTGAATCCAGAATTTATATATTCGTAGGATATAGCTCCTTCTAAGAACTTTGACTAGATTGAAGGCTACTTAAATGATATTTTTGTTACTGACGAATATGCCACTGGTTCAAATCCGGCTACGGTAATATCAGATTTGGAATCGTCAGACGGATGGTAGGAAGAAGATGGGCGTACAATATTTAAAGTATCCGCACAGGATAATCCTATACTAAAATCACCTCTAAGTTTAGGATTAGGAAATAGCTTCACTATTGAATTAGGATTTAAGACTTATAATATTAGTGACGAAAGTAAACCAATAGCTACAATAGGAAACTTCTAGTTGAGACCTACTCAATTCTGTTGGAATACTGAGGACAGCGATTTATTTAATGCTAGAAATGCTCAATTCCAAGAAGGGGTAGAGACTCATATATTAGTAACTGTATAGAAGGGTTTTGTTGTCTCTAAGAGTGATATTTATTATCCGAACTTCCTAGCTAGCTTCTAGAGTGCTTTTGATTAGGTAGCTCCTACCACTAGCATTAACTTAGTTAGAATATATGTGAATGGAGTAATTGATAGAGAAATTTCTTTAACAGATTCTGAACTTAATACGTTTGCTTCTGCAGCACTGTAGATTAATCCTACAACTGCTGATATTGATTTTTATCTATTCAGAGTATATAATAGTACTGTTCTTACTTTCAATCAGGTTTAGAAGAATTATCTTTCTTTCTTGAAAGAAAAGACCTCTAAAGAAGAGTTCTTCGACAAGAATGATATTCTTGGAACTAATGGAGAAATCTCTTTTAGTAGAGCTAATAGTAAATATAATACTTTAGTATATGTATTCCCGACTGGAGCTAAATTCCCACATAGAGCTTGGGGAGGTGAAGATAATGAAACTCCTCCACAAGAAACAGCATAGAAAAAATCTCCAGTAACTTTATTTGTTAACTATGCTAACCCTGCTGTTAATAACTTATATGGAGGTAGATTAACTCATGGTCAAGTAAAGGGACAAGGTTCCTCTGCAATGAGATATCTAATTTGGAATGTTACCTATGCTTTAAATAAATTAAAGGATTAGGAAGGACAGAAAATAAAGAGCCCGTTTACTCCATACTCTTAGTTAGATACAGATACTAATACGTTTAGAGAAGATGCTTCTTCTACAAAGGGTTACTATGTAATGCCTCCTTATGATGGATAGCAAGATACTACTGCATATAAGATAACTAAATTAGTAGGTAAAGTAAACTTTGCTTCTTCTATGCAGTCTCATAAGATTGGTTCTTGTAAATTATTTGATGATGCCTATAAGGAATCTAGAGGAAATTTAATTTCAGGAGGACAGAAAGCCGTACATGAAGAACCATTCCTATACTTCTATTGGGAAACTGATTTAGAAGATGTTTCTACTATAGAACTAGCAGATTTGTTAGATAATGATGAATCTATCAAATTTATGGGATTCCAAACTTGGGGAGCAGGTAAAGGAGACGATGCTTCCAGTGGATATGACGAAGATATAACTCCTGAATATCTAATGCTAGAAGGTGGTGAAAACACTGACCCATCTGTAAACTTTAGACGTCCTTGGTAGGCGCTTCAAAGAGCCTCTGGTGTACTTGGAGAAGATACTTATGGACTAACTAATCAACCAACTATAACTTATGCTAATTCTTTACTTCGTCCTTGGGATAATCTTTTAATCGAAGATGAATCTGTTGTATATGACTAGAGAGGAGCTTGGGATATTGATTATGGTTGTGAAGAAGTAGAAAATGATAGTGGAAAGACATACTTCCAATTTGCTGAATCAGTACATGAATCTTTAAAGAAGTTTAGAGAGTTCTATGACTTCGTTTATACACATGATTACAACATGGTTCAGACAAGTGCTACTAGTCCTTCTGGATGGGATGTAACTAAAAAGTACATTGTAACAGCTAGTACTTGTACGCTAAATCCAACTAGTCATAAGTCCGGAGATATTTATCGTTATGATGATATTAACGGAACTTGGGTATGTGCGGGAGTAAGTTATGAATCTGCTACTGGATGGGCTAGAGCTAATATCTACGAGTTAGCTGGAACAAGTAGCGCTTTAGGTATTCCTGCTGCATTAGATGCAATGAAAGCTAATTTCATTACAGGAATTAAGAACTATATAGATGTAAATGATATTGCTTTCCACTAGGCTTTTATTAAGTTTGTATCTGGAACTGACAATAGAGCTAAAAATACATATTTCCAAATTATTGGAAAACTAAGAGAAGAAAACGAAGAAGGAGAATTTGTTGAGAGTGGTAAGGGGGATTATCTAGTTAGACTTATTGGAGACGACTTAGATACTATCTTAGTAACTGATAACAACGGTCTTCAATCTAAGCCCTATAATTTGCTAGAGACTTCCTATAGAGAAGCTGACTCAGTATATTGGGGAGATGCTAACAATGTATTCTTCTATATGTTTGACCAATGTTTCGAATCTGAAATAAAAACATATTTAGCAAGTGTTATAAATACTGCATTTAAGAACAGTAACAGTATGGAAGATAAATCAAATTACTTCTATAAAGTGTTCTTCAATGTTCAAGAAACGTTCCCAGCAGTAGCATATAACCATACAGCTAAGATATATTATGAAAATGCTTAGGCTATTAAAAATTCTAAGGTACTTTCATATTATGGTAACAACGAGATTGAACCTATCGAACAAAGCCACGGCTCTTGCTTAGCTTGTGAGAAATAGTTCATGACCAAGAGATTTGCATTCCTTTCTACTTATGCATAGACTTCTTTAGGAGCTATTGCACTAAGAACTGCAAGTTCTGCAGGTAGTGGTGATACTCTGAGATTAAGAATGGAGTTTGAACCATATTAGGATTGCTATCCTGTTTATCATTACAACGGTAAAAACCTTTATCTATCTAATTTCTAGACATCTAACTTTGATGCAATTAAGAATTTAGCATAGACAGGAAATAGTTATACAGCCGAAATCAATCAAGGAGATCCTGCAATTAACCAAGGTATATACTTAACTACTTTATATAAGAAGTTAAATATTTTAGGTTTAAAGATGTCTACTATTGATGCAGATTTTGCTAGAACTACTGAGTTCCAAATTGATAATGCTTAGTTAGACGATTATACTAGTCTATTCCCAAGCGATTATCCGGACTTAGCTATCAGCTTATTTACTCCTTCATTCCCAGTATTGGAGAGTTTAACTCTTAGAAATATGACACTTCCTACAGAAATGGACTTGTCTAAATTCTTAAAGTTGGAAACTATAGACTTCTCTAAGACTACTACTAAGAGTGTGGTATTCCCACAGACTGGTAGATTAAAGAATGTAATTCTTCCAGATACCATAGAAACATTTAGAATCTATGATAATCCAGGATTGACTGATATTACATTTGATGGATTAAATAATCTATCTACAGTTTACGTTGACTGTGATAATGTTGGAAGCTTCGACGTAGCTAATTTCTGTGAATAGTTGATAAATTGTAACGCACTATAGTCAGTGACTATTAGAAATGCAAATTTATATATAACAGAAGATGCTTTAAGAAAGATGATTCTTACAAATACTTGTAACTTAACTGGAGATATTTACATTGTAAATACTGCAGGAAGTACAACTCTTAAGGCAATTAGCTTTGCTACTAAATAGTTGCTTGTTAACACATTTGGCGACATTTCTGACCCTGAATCTAAGATTAGAATACACTTCCAAAGTGCAGAAATTTTGGATTTCAGTTGTGCTGGAGAGGTTTCTGTATACTACCAAGCTGGAGAATCTGGAACGATTGTTCGCCAAAATCTATTTGATATTACCGTAGCATCTGGTAATGATGTTGAAATTAAATAGGGAACTAACCCATATAATCCATCTGTAAATGGATACTTAGATATTACATACTCTATGTCAGGAGTATCTACTGATGTAGCTACAATTGATTAGACTGGTGCTATTACTTTAAAGAAAGAATCTAGTAGTACAGCCACTGTGACTATCAGTATGAAAGTTGCTAATAGTGGAACCGCTATTAAGAAAACTGTTAAAGTGAGCTTTACTTGGAAGGCTCCGCAACTTGGAGACTTTGCTTATGCAGATGGTACATTTACAAGTTCATTTGATGCAACTAAAACTCTTGTAGGATTAGTTTATGCTAAAGATGAAACGAATAGCACTTCTGGAGTAGTTTATATAATTGGTAAGGAGTATACAGATGATGAGAAATCCTATTATCTAGGATATAGTGCTGATGGAAACCAAGGTTCTCAGGAATAGATACTATAGCAATTATATTAGGTACAAGCCTATTTGAATAGTGTATCAGTACAAAATTATGAAACTGTTTCTGGTACTGCAACTGCGAATTTGATTAACAATATCAATGTGTCTACTTATAATATCCAAGTAAATACAGCGTTTTCTGGAGAAGCAGATACAGCTTCATATATTAATCATGTAAATAGCAAGTTGCTTCCTATACTATACAACAATTCAGCTTGTAAACCATATATAAGTAGAAAATAGGTATCCTCTGGAGGAGGAACTAACTGGGAATATTATATTGAATCTAAGGCTAATCTTAACAACTTATGTGAAGCTATTCGAACTGTCTGGACAAACGCTTCTGGAACAGATATTATGAGTTGCTTACTATATCCATACTTCTATAGTATGCACGTATATGAACCATAGGTTAAAGAAAATGAAACGCTGAATGCTGCATATTAGAAAGGAAAATGGTACGCTCCTTCTGTAGCCGAATTCTCAAGAATTATTTACTACAGAGGATATAGTGTATCAGGAAGTAATTTCAATACTGGAGATACAGTAAGATAGCCAATTAGCACTTCAGTTTCTAATGGAGGTGGAGTATTAACTACTCCTATATTCTCTATCGCTTATTCTAGAGCTACTAATTAGTTCCCATCTGTATGGTCCAATATTGTAGGTTCTGGAGATAATGCTGGAGTTAATAACATAACTACTTCTATTAACTCATCTGCTGCTAATAATTATTCTTATCAAAGAACTTAGCAATATGATGGAAGTGGATATACCTACCAAAATGAATGGGTTACTGGTAGCTACAATGACCCATCTTACTGGAATACTGTTCAGTATAATAATGCTTGGAGATTAACTAAACATCAAGGAGTACCATTTACTAAATTTAATTATTCTAAGAATGGCTAATAATTTCATGCAAATAAGTCATAATGATCGTTATTATGTAATTAATAAGGATGACTCTTTGAAAACCTTACTCACTCAAGAGGAGCTTCTAAAGCTTCCTCTGAGTGTTTGGAAGGAACTGTTTGAGTTAAAAGATGGAGTATGTTATTTTAGACTTATGCTTCAAGTATTAGAAGCTGTAATAAAAGCCTATGATAAATCTTCAAATGTTAATTCTTTTACTTATAATGGAGAAGAGTATTGGTTAGATAAGGCTACTAGAGTAGGACTAAGAAATTTAGTTGATTCTAATCCAGAAGAAATGTCCATAGTTCTTGGGGATAAAATTATTGAGATGCCTGTTGATAAGGCTAAAGATTTTCTATCTCAATTAGAAGTATATGCTGGAAAGTGTTTCGTTACAACTACAAAACATCTATAGGTAATAAAAGAACTTAGGACAGTTGAAGATGTTGTAAACTATGATTATACATCTGGATACCCAGATAAGATTACATTAAATGAATGAAAATTTAGAAAAGGATAAAATATAGCTAGGGAATGAAAAACCCTAGCTACTTCCTTCTAAATCATTACTTAATACTATAAAACTTGGCTACAATGTTAAGCCAGTCCCTCCACCTCCTGCGAATCATATTGATTTCATAGAAGGGGATTCTGTGATGACTACTATAAGTACGGGATTTGAACATAACGATAAGCCAGTCCCTCCACCTCCTGAAATAAATCTAGGTTGTAAGATTCCTAAGAAAAAGAATCCAGATTCGGTCATAGGAAGTATAGATACAGGATTTGGTTGTGATAATTAGATCGTTATAGATTGTCCCAAACCGAAATATAAAACTCATTTATGTAAAGAAAATTATCTAGGAGAGTTTAAAACAGAATCTGAGAAAACATTAGCTAGAAATAATCTAGGAGTTTATAGTAAAGAAGAAATAGATAAGATTGTTGGTTAGATTGTAGAAAATAACAACAACAATTTTATTACTAGAAAGGAAGTTCAGAATATGATAGCCAACTTAGATTTTGTAGACTCTACACTTAAATCTTATGCAGACTACCAAATACCTAATAATTTATTTAAATTATGAGTACAACACAAATTAAAAGATTATTTCAATCAAAAACTGAATTTGTACCTATTACCCTAGCGGAAGCAGTAGTTGTAAATACTTCTAATCTCCCTGGGCTTTCATCATTAGGGATAACAACTCTCGATAAAGTATTGAGAACTACTATGGGAGTAGTTGGAACTAATGCTGCAGACATTGCTAAATTAAAAACTACAGTCCAAGAAATTAATACTGCTCTAGAAGGAAAATAGGACAAACTTACTGCTGGTGTAGGTATTACTATATCTCCAGATGGAGTTATTAGTACTACTAATAGCATAGAACTATACAAGATAGTTACTTAGCTACCAACAGCATCAAAAGACTGTTTAAATTCTATATATTTAGTTCCTGCAACATCTGGTACAGCAGGAAACATTTTTGTTGAGTATATTTGTGTCTATGAAAACATATAGGCTAAGTATATTTGGGAAAAAATTGGGGAAGTTCAAACAGATGTAGATTTATCTGGATATGTAACTACAGAAACCTTTAACTAGACTATCAACACGATTAATGGTTAGCTAGCTAATGCTATAACAGCATAGGATGTTACGACATCAGATGGTAGTGCTAAGGTTGTAGTTAATTATACTATTCCTAGAGATTTATATGACAGTATGGTCGAAACAGATTCCTCAGACCAAGTAATAGGAGGATAATCATGGAACTAACTATTAAACAACTTAAGCAACATGGTTAGATATTCGTTCCTTAGACTACTGCTGAAGCTGTTTTAGTTAAAGATGGTGAGGAAGTTATTACTCTTGATAATATGCTAGAAAGAAAGATTGAGCAGATTATTACTCCTGCTGGGTCTGGCTTGTAGGCATTTAAACAAGGGTCTAATATAATTCTTGCTCACTCCAATTCCATAACTGCAAATGAATCTCCTTCTTCAGTAAAGGTAAAATATGATAGCCGAGGACATATAGTTGAAGTAGCCCCAACAAGTGAAATGACTGTAGTTGTAGACCAAGAAGGCTATTTTTAGTATAATGGTTCAGAAGACCGGAATCTACTTCTGGGGAATGATTTTGGAATAGATGAAGATAATAAAATTATATTAAAATGGAATTATTTATAATATGGCACTATTAAATTTTGCTAATACCTATGCTGAAATATCTGGCAATCTTTCTTTGCCGGAATCTGCTTCTGGGGAATACGTAAAGCTATTCTTTTCTAAAGACGGTCACATTATATCTCATGGAAAGGATTTTACTCCCACATTTACTCCTACAGTAAGAGGTTTAGTTCCTATTTCTAGCGGTAAATCCACTGAAATATTTAGAGGAAATGCTACCTGGGCTGAGATAACAACTACAGACTTACCAATGGCTAAAAATACCTCTGTAAATAACACAACAACCCTATTTACTACTTAGTAGGTTCATTAGATAATTAATGCTAGCTTTGCTGCTAACGATGCAATGCGGTATAAGGGTACTATTACTTATAGTAATGGAAGCTATACAACACATACTGTTGCTGGAGTAGAGGTTTAGGGATTCCCTACTAAATGTGAGGTTGGGGATACCTATAGAGTGACTTCTCAGGGAACTTATGCTGGATAGACGTGTTCAGCTGGCGACTTACTAATATGTATACAAGACGGAACAGGAAGCGGATTAAACACTGCAGCTTATTGGACAGCTGTAGAAGCAAATATTAACGGATAGGTTAAACACACTGTCAACGGTACTTCTATATATGTTTATAGTAATAGTACTAATACATTTACTATTTATGCTCCAACAACTGGTGGTACTTAGGGTTAGGTACTACTTAGTAATGGTAGTGCTGCTCCTACTTGGGCCGCACAGTCTACTTTAGTAGTAGGAGAAGCTAAGAGGGTTAGTAACGCATTGTCACTTGGTGCAGGCTTAACTTTTGGAACTGCTGGAGTTACTTATAATGGTAGTGCAGCTAGAACAATATCTCTAGTAGCCGCAACTACTACTACTATAGGAGGAGTAATTGTAGATAAAGACTCTACGAATAAAACAATTTCTGTTACTAGCGCTGGAAGCATTTATTTAACTAAACAGAATGTTATTAATGCTTTAGGTTACGACCCAGCGGCAGAAGATTCATGGAGACCTATTACTATTGGAGGTGTATCAATCGGAGACAAGACACTAAACTTCGTACCATCTGGAGATGTTTATTTAAAAGCAGACTCTAACGGGGACGACATACAAGATATTAGTTTTGGAATAAGCTGGTATAATATCAGTACTAAAAAATACGAAACAGCATAATCTATGAAGATAGCATACAATCCTACTACGGCGGCAGCTTTAACAACTGCTCCCAATAATAATGATATAACCTTTGACTTAAAAGGCTTAAATATCTTTACTAGAGGGATAAAGTTTAAAGGGACAGATACTACTTACTCGGTATTTAAAAAACATACTTCTAGTGGAAGTGGAGGTTATAACGGATTGGTGCCTGTCCCTTCATATACTGCAACAAATGTTAGATTTTTAAGGGAAGATGGCACCTGGTCCATACCTGCGGCTGCGGCTGCGGCATTCATTTATACCCAATTAACTAATCAAGATCTAGATGATTACTTAGACGAAGGGAGATGGTACTATGCTGGCGGTGGTAATACCACAACGAACAAACCTAGTGGAGTAGACGCATATGAATTATATGTTGGTCGAAATGCTAGTGGTTATCGTTATTAGAAATTAATTACTTCTAGTGGTCTGATATGGTTTAGATACCATGATTCTTCTGCTTGGAAAACTTGGGTTAGATGGTATACAGACATGAATACTGATTAGAAAGTATTGTAGTCTGCTACCACTACCTCAAATTATAGACCTCTTGCTTTAGGTTATACTAACACAAGTACCACTGCTGATTTAGGTGCTAGTGTTACTTAGCAAGTTTATGTAACTACAACAATATATGCTCAGCCTAGTACAGGTAGTCTATGGGCTAATAAATTGTACTCAGGTGGAAAACCAGTTCTTACAGAACATCAATCATTAGCTAATTACGTTACATTAAATACTGCACAAACTATAACTGGTGCCAAGACATTCACAGTTAATGTCACAGCAGCAGGTTATAAAAAGACTAATTCTTCTGACTCTTATGTATTGTTAGGTGGAGGAGGACATAAAGCTGTATCCGACTTCATGTTAAAAACAGAAGAATTATCTAACAATCTCACAACCATTACTAAATCATTAAATGTTACACAAGCATGGATGGATACAGGAATAACATCTACTAACCTTCCTGCTAATGGAACTTATATAGTATAGGTACAAGTTAGTGCTAACGATGGTACAGGAAATATGTGGCATTGCTATAATTCTGGTGTAATGAGTTGGTATAGAGATGGTACTAATGATACAGACACCGATGAAATTATCCTTCACCGTTCTGGTCATGCTTATGGAAAAACAATTTACTTAAGAACTGTTATGCAAAGTTCTGGAGTTTTAAAATTATAGATAGGTGCAAGTGCTGGCATAGGCGCTGCTTACACTTATACATTTAAATTTAAGAGGATAATATGATAAAAGTTAAAGATGGATATGCAAAACTTATAGGAACCACATATCAAGGAAGCGCTACACAAGTCCTTCTTAGCAACGGAGGAGACTTAGAGTACTCCGCTTCGAGCAAAGCCAGCACCCTAGTTCAACGAAACGCCAGCTAGCATATTTACGCTACTTATTTTAATTCAGCTATTTCTGATGAAGCGTTAACAGATATTGGTTCCGTATATGTAAGAAATACTTCTGATACCTTTATTAGAAGAGTGAGTAAGACTTAGTTTTATTCAATTTTAGATGATAAGTTTGTAACTCTTGACACTACTCAAAGTATTACAGGAGCAAAGACTTTTTCTACTAGTGTTAGATTTGCTAATAATGCTAGTATTATATAGAACTAGAATGATACTAGTAACTATACCACTATATTGAAATGGTATAAAAATGGTGCATCTAGGAATACCTACGACCCTTCTATAGGACAGCATAATACTGGAGGAGATGGAAATGGTTCTATCTGTATACTTCCGTATCCTACGGAAACTAGTCCTTGGGGTGGAATGGTGGGTCTGTTTATAAGTAAAGGGGTTTTAAAATTAGATGGTAAATCAGTCGCACTAGCTGAGAATTACTATACTAAAACTGAATCCGATGAGAGATATGTGAATGTAACTGGAGATACTATGACTGGACCTCTAATAGTAAAAGCTGCTATAACAGGAACTCAATTAATATCTACTATTGCTACAGGCACCTCTCCATTAAAGGTAACTAGCACAACTGTGGTTACTAACCTTAATTCAGACCTATTAGACGGGTTACATGAAACTTCATTCTTTAGAGCTAGAGGAGATTAGTCTATAGCAAGTTCTGTTCCTACAACTACCGAATTAGCGACTAGTAATAATCTATGTGGTAGCTGGAATGTAAAGTATACAGGAGCTTCTGGACACCTAGTATAGTTTAATGCTGGAAGTGGAAGCACAAGATATATGCAGTTCTACTCTATGTATTCTGGAAGTTTGTATTGGAGAAATAGTACAGACTCAACTTTGAATACAAAGTCATGGAAAACTATTGTAGATAGTGCTAACTATACTGGAATAGTTTTAAAGATTGGAACGGCTACAAAAGGTTCTGCAACTCTTCCTATATACCTAAATGCAGGTACACCAACAGCCTGTAGTACGACTCTTGGAGTTTCTATTACAGGCAATGCGGCAACAGCAACCAAACTATAGACTGCAAGAACCATCAATGGAACATCATTTGATGGAACTACTAATATAGTAACAGCTTATTGGGGTACTGCACGAACTATTAGTCTATCTGGTGCAGTTACTGGTAGTGCTTCCGTTAACGGTAGTTAGAATGTAACTATCACTACTACCTACTAGTTTGGCTCTATTGATGGAAGATATGTAGGAGGTAATAAAACTGCCAACCACGGTTCTTCTGGAACAGCTTATACAGCTGATACATATTCTTCTACATTTGTTAATAAGGCATTTGTAGCATTTGCTGAACGAGGTTCTTGGGCTTATGCTAATAATGGATATGTATCTACAGATACTGGTGTAAATATTCCATTGGCGGGAACAGCTATATTCTAGTGGGGAGCTAGTGATACGAACAAGACGTAGTTATATATAACTCCACATAATAACTCAGGAGTAAGTAATCCTGCTGCTAATGAAATGTTATTCTATACAAGCAACGGAAGTGGTTATACTTCTGCTTGGACTAGAGTATTAACTCACAGAAATTATACTAATTATACTGTAACTAAAACCGGTGGAGGTGCAAGCGGTACTTGGGGAATCTCAATCACTGGTAATGCAGCAACGGCCAATAGGATAATATCTCATAGTATAAGCGATACCTTAGCTAATAAGACTACCCCAGGATACTTATATCACGCTGGAGGAAGTAATAGTGTGAAGGATAAACCTTCTGGAGTTGACGCTTTTGGTGTATTTACTATGTAGACAGCATCTGGATGGTATGGGCAATTACTAATGTCTTCTAATACTTCTACAGGATTATATTGGAGAACAGCCACGTCCCTTAATGGTGGATGGAAAAAAATATTAGACTCTTCTAATTATACTGCCTATGTAAATCCAGCTAATTTCGTAACATCTCTTGGAACTAATGGAAACTATGTAACCTGGACTAAAAATGGTACTACTAATAACTTAACAGTTCCCTTTGCTACTACTTCTAACGTATTAAATAACCTAGGAAATAGAACAGCTATATCTGGAACTACTGTTGGATAGAGGGGGCTTAGGTTGTACGAAGTTTATAATAATGGTTATCCAGTAAACTTCGGTAATGTTTTAAATATTGGTGGGCAGGGTTATGGAGAACTTTTGTTTTAGTGGACTGGGGATAGTAATCCTGGACATTTGTACTACAGAAGTAAAAGAGATGTGGCTTCATAGGCTTGGAGTAATTGGGTTACTATACTAGATAATAATAACTATTCTTCTACTCTAGATGGTAGATATGTAACTCTTGCTACAAACTAGACAGTTAGTGGAATTAAAACTTTTAGTACATAGTAGAAATTTACAGTAGCGACTGGAACATCTCCCTTCACAGTATCTTCTACTACTGTTGTTTCTAACCTAAATGCTGATATGCTAGATGGATGGCATCTAAATTATATACTAAAAGATGGATATGTTACAAGTGCCACGTCTGGACTTTCGTCGTATTGGAGAAAGGTGTGGGACATAACATTAAATAATTAGTATAATGATGTTGACATTAATCTTCTTGTGCATTCAGCTTATAATTAGTAGTGGGGAATAATATCTTTTAAATTAAGATAGAATGGAACTGGAACCGCAAAGAGTATATCTGCTTTCCTGGCTGAAGTTGTAGGAAATATACCACTAGATAGATTCAGATTATACTATAACAATAGTAGTGGATTATGTTAGCTATGGTGCAATCCAAGTGGTTAGTATAACGTCTATAACTATAGAGTTCTAGCTAAGACTTGGAGAACAGGTACTGAAGCTGCTACTCTTGGAACATTTTATACTGGTAATACTACTACAGCACAGTCTCTTCCTTCTGATAGTTATGTTTCTATGACTGGAATAACTATTGTAAATACTGCTGCTAAAGTTGCAAACACTTTAATATTTGCTGCAGGAGCGTTTGCCGCAAAAACATATAATGGTAGTGCTGCTGTTACAGTAAATATACCGACTCATACTAGCCATCTAACTAATAATAGTGGATTCTGGACAGGAACTAGATATTGGGCTAATATAGCTGTATCGACAGCTTCTAGTACGTCGACTTAGCCTACCTTTAATACTTGCTATACTTCAAACTGGTTCAGAAGTACTGGAAGTACAGGATGGTATAGCTAGACATATGGTGGAGGCTGGTATATGACTGATAGTACATGGATAAGAACCTATGGAAGCAAGTCGGTTTATCAAAATACTGGATAGATAAGAACAGATGGATATTTAGTTACTAATGGGGGAATTACTGTAGGAGCTACTTCTCCGAATAATGGTACTTATAAATCACATGTTACTGGAAACTCATGGTCTTCTGGATATATTAGAGCAGGTGCTGGTTTTTATCATAATTCAGTAAATAGTAATAGCTATGTATTGTTAGCTGGAGGCTCCTACAAATCATTAGCAGACTTTGCTAAAGGAAATGCTGGTGCTTCTAACAGAGGTGTATATGTAACTAATGGAACTGTTACTGCTATGACATATTACTTAAATGCTACAGTTAACTCTGGAGCATCTGGCAAACTAGCTTATTATAGCGGTACTAACTCTATTGACGACTATACTAGTACTGTTGGTTCGTCAGGAACTCCTATATATCTTTCTAGCGGAGTTCCAACCGCTTGTACCGGGGTGATGGTAAAATATTGGGCGTCGTATACGATAAATAACTACAGTGGGACGTCGGTTACATATTCCAAAAATGGAGGGAATTATAACTTTGTAACCTCTACTTCAAGAAGAGATACTGGTAGATACACTATAGGAACTGTTTATCCTTCTGGATAGACATGGTATACTACATTGGTTTGGGCAGTTGGAAATTTAAATGCATCAAATTCTAGCAACTCTTCAAATTCTCTGTTATATTGTACTTTAATTCGTGGTTATAATTCTGGGTCTACATATTATTGGTATGTTAATACCGCTGATGATTCATCTACTAACAATGGAAGTTTTGGGTTATTCTTCCTTTGTTTTTAACTTAAATTAAGTTTTTATATTAAAAGAGTATTACTATAATTGATTGAACCAAAATTAATGATTTATGACGTTAAATGATGTATTGACAAAACAAAATGTAATCACCAAGATTATTCTTAAAGATGGTGACAAAGAACTCCCAAAAGAGTTAAAAGTAAAGATTATGCGTATCAGAATGGCTTATAATAAGATTAAGAAGCAATTCGATGATGATACTCAAGAATTTACAAATCAGATTATATCTGATGAACTTAGAGAATTGGCTAATAAGTCCGAAAGGACTCCGGAAGAAGAAGCAAGATTCAACGAACTCAATGATAAAACTAATTCTGAATACCAAGAATATCTTATTCAGAAGGGCTTCGAGGAAGTTAAAGATACGCCAGATGATGTAATCACTATGGAAGAGTATTCAGATATTCTAGATGTTAATTCCGGAAATGATGTAGAAATTAACGGAAATTCTGTTAAAGCTGCAGACTTAATGGAAATTGTATTTGACTTATTTGTAAAATAATAATTTATGGAAATTGTAAAAACAAATGAAACGTATCAAATCTCTGATACAAAAGTGGAAAAAGGCTGGGAAATGACAGGAACAGCTACTAAGGATACTATCGGTTCCATTGGGATAAGTTTTTCTGTAATGAAACCAGGAGAATTAGTAGAAGAAATAGGAAGTGGAAACTACAATTTAGAACCTAATTCGGACAGAATTAATATTAATTATAGTACCTACGAATCTACAAAGGCAGACTTTGTAGAATACATGCAAGAAATAGTTAGTGCAGTTAAAACTCATTTCTCTGAATAATATGGGAAGAAAGAAACCTAACGTACCAAGAGCCGGAGTTAAACGTGGAGGAAAAATCAAACGCAAGTGTAAATAAGAGGCTGTATAAGCTACTTATTATAATATTGAGATACACTCCAGTAGTGCTGTCTATGAATGATATATTACATTCAATATTATCATACTATAACATCAATTGCTATATTTTGAGTTGCCTTGGAGGAGTATCTTTAGCATTTCTCGGAATTTTATACATCATATCTTATGTATTCAGATTTTGCTACTTGTATAGGATTCCTTTATACTTCGTTACCTTAACTAACCTCATAGCTCTATATGATTTATACGTTGGAATCAACATCGGAGATTTACAGATGCTTAGAGTATACTTAGTATTATTTGGAATAAGTATGATTTCGTTCATTTATCTTAAAGTTAAAAAGAAATGTTGAAGTCTATAATAAGAACTTTGTTACAGAAATTCATAGATGACATTGACTCTGATAATTGTAATATTACAATGGAACAGCAGAGTAAGATTATTTCTGTATTGTCGAATATCGCTAATCCAGATTAGAGAATGAGTAAAATTTAGGCTTGTGATTATCTTGGTGTTAGTAGAGCTACGTTTGACAATTATGTTAGAGATGGATTCATTCCGAAAGGAATCAAATAGGAAGGTTTTAAAGAATTGAGTTGGCAGAAGTCCGATTTGGATATATTCTTATCAAGCAAATGAGTAAAAATAATCTAAACTATTCAGTATATGTACATACCAATAAAATAAACGGTAAAAAATATGTGGGATAGAGTTCAAATATAATAGAACGATGGAAAAATGGAGGTAAAAACTACTTTAGTAGTACTAAATTCCATAGAGCTATATAGAAATATGGCTGGGAAAATTTTACTCACGAAATTCTTTATGAGAATCTTAATAAAGAAGCTGCTAATAAAATAGAGCGAGATTTAATAAAGAAGTATGACTCTATAAATAATGGATATAATATTTAGGAGGGAGGTTATACATCCCTTACTAAGGAGAGTCTAGACAAGATGAGCAAGTCTTTGAAGTAGGGATACATAGACCATCCAGAGAGAAAGAAAAGGATAAGTGAAAAACTAACAGGAAGAAAAAATTCGGAAGAGACTAAAAGAAAAAAGAGTTTAAATAATGTTAGAACTAAACTTATATCTATAGATGGAGAATTAGGAAGCATTAGATTTTGGGCAATAAGGATAGGAATGTCTCACACTGCCTTAAACTACAGACTTAAAACTTACGGAGAAGATAACTTAATTAGCTTCATAAAATAGAAGTTAAATTAAACTTTCTTGGAATAAAGCTGACCTAGATATATTTCTAGCTAGCAAGAATTAACTCAGCAACGAGTTAGAAATCGGGAGTCTTGAATAGTTTATATTATGACAACATAATGTAGCTGTTTAAGATTCCCGATTTTGTTTTTAGCATTGTTCAATATCACTCATAGAAATGTATATTATAGTGTAGTTCTAGAACAAATAAACTTAATTATTAACATTTAAATCGTAAACTATGAGTGATACAAGAACTTATATCGTACCTGATGGTTAGGAAAATAGTACTAACTAGATGCTGCCTTGGATGGCTATGATGAACGGTGGTATGGGAGGATTTGGAAACGGAATGTGGAATAATCCATTCATGTACTTAGTTTGGATGTGGATGATGCGTTGGATGAACAGAGGAGAGTTTGGAGACGGTAATAACTGTCAGAACTTACAATCTGCTGAAATTCAAGGTCAGTTAGCTGGTCTACGTGAGTAGATGAATACTAACTAGAACACTCAGCTGTTAATGGACGCAATCAAAGGTAACTCTGCTGCTCTTGGTCAACTTGCTACTAATCTGAACTGCGACTTCGGAGTATTGAAAGACTGCTGCTGCAATATTCAAAATGCAATTGCCACAGTAGGAGGACAAGTTGGTTATACTTCTGAAAGAGTTATCAACGCTGTAGAAAGAGGTAACTGTGATGTTATTCAGGCAATTAATAACTGCTGCTGCAACACACAAAAAGCTATTATCGAACAGGGCTACCAAAATCAACTAGCAAATGAAAGACAGACTTATCAGATTACTAATAGTGTAGATTCAGTAGGACGTGCAGTAGAAAGAGGATTCTGTGATACTGCTTATGCAACTCAAACTCAGACTTGCTCTCTTCAAAATACTATTAGAGACACAGGTACTGCGAACACTAATCAAATTATAGCTAAGCTTGATGCTATGTAGAATCAGGCTCTATTAGATAAGATTGATGCTTTACGTGAAAAGAATAGTCAATAGGCTGTTGTTATCAACAATGCCCAATAGACTGCTGCATTTGGACAAATGATAGGTCAAGCTACTTCTCCTATTGTTGCTGCTGTTAATGCTCTACAAAGTGATGTTAACGGAATTAAGTGTAAACTTCCTGAAACTGTAACATTACCATATAGCTGTGCTACTGCTGTACCTACTTAGGCTGTATTCAACGGATACGCTTTAGGAACTTACGCAGGATGGAATGGCTGTGGATGTAATAACTCTCTTTGGGGTTAAGAAAGGAGGTAACTATGTTATTACCTACTTATATTAATGTCAATAGAGGAGGAATACCAGCTATTAGTAGTTTGTCTGTAAATGTTACGACTACAGAAGTGTAGTTTGATTTTAACAATCATCGTAATATCGGTACGCCATTTAGAGGATTACTAATTGTAAGACTTAACTAGGCTATACCTACAGGTACTACAACTACTCTACCAATTGTCTTCACTTCTGGTGGTGGCAATCCTTAGAGATTAACTGGATTTAACGGAGCAGATATAACAGTTGCTCAAATATCTGGAACAGGAATTTACCTATGCTGGTTTGAGCATACTACTAATACATTACAATTATTAACAGGAATTGCATAATGGCATTTTAGAATTTAAGGAATAGTAATTAGCTATTTATCTTGCATAAAGATTCTGTCCCTACTTTGGAAATTGGTAAGGTTACTAACGTATCCGTACCAGTTCCTAAGTATGGAAACCCAGGAATGTATAATCAGGAAATGATAGTAGATATTACGGCCGAAATAAACGGCACATCTGCTAGTTTCTAGAAATTACCTGCAATGGGAGACATTGCGGATTTCGGAAACAATATTGTGGTTTCCTGCAACAAAGAAGCAATGAATAGTGAAGTTTCTTCGATGAAGCAAAGAAGCCTGGATATAATTAATAGTATTGAAACACATTAGAGTATTATTAAAGGATGTGACGAAATTCTATAGCAATTAAATCCAGAAATAATTGAGAAACAGAGACAAGAGCAAGAGAATAAGGCTTTGAGGGAAGAAATTAATTCTCTTAAAGAAATGTTCAAAGAATTTATTAACACATCTTTAAAATAGGAAAAACATGGCAACAATAATTGAAATTCAGGAGTCAAAATTTGAACATCTTTCTGATTGTGCTGAACAAATTGTTAAACACGGAAAGAAATTGATGCATTGTTTATCAGAACTAGAAAGTAAATCTGGTGAGCATTACATGGAAAGATACGGAAAACGTAGACGTGGTGGAATGAGAGATTCTGATTACGACGACGAGGACTACCCAAGATACTATTGATATGAGAGCAGCTTTGGATATGTATGACGATATGCCAAAGTATATGCGTAAGTACTTACAAAACTATGGTTGGCATTTCAATAAGGCTTTGTGTTCATACGCTATTTCTTTTATGAAAAAGGGAGGGAAATCCCTAGAGCCAGTATCCAAAGAATACATTGATAAGGTATTAACTCAGAACAACATTAAATTAGAAAATAATGTTGGATATGATTATGTATTTGTTGGCAATATGTGTAAGGCTGATTACTACGGAAGTAGTATAACAGATGAAAGACATTTTGCTCTATACATTAAGGATACCATAGACGATGAAGACGCTGGAGATGGTACTACTATGAGGAGATGGTATGCTACTATGGTAGCTAACGGAACTATGGTAGACTGGGAGGATGTGATATGACACATTACAGAGTATTGTTTGAGAGATACGATTGGGATATAGAAGTTTGCATAATTGTGGAAAATCCCAATGTTCAATACATTTTAAGTAGATTAAAGGATTTGGGATGTCCAGACGATGTTTTACATAGGGCAGCTTCTAGGATAGAGGATTACGAAAATTCAGGTTTTACGTTTACTAACCAAGAAGAACACAAAAGCATCATAGTTATAAATAGACCTGATTCCGCTGAGGAATTTATAGATACTTATAACCATGAAAAGAATCATGTTGAAATGCATATATGTAAAGAGTTTGGTATTGACCCATATTCCGAGAAAGCTGCTTATCTAAGTGGTCAATTAGCAAAAAAGTTATTTAAAGCATAGTTGAGAAACTGGATTAGATAACTATATATAATTAGTAGGAGGATTTCCCTAAGTTGGGAAGTTCTCCTATTTTTGTTTTGGTAAATCTGTAATTATGATTATATATTACTGTGAACACATAAACATATAATCTTATGAAATTTTTTACTATTGAAGAATTAACGAAAAGCACTACTGCTTAGTAGAAGGGAATCAAGAATGTTCCTTCTAAAGAGGAAGAGCAAAATTTGATAGCTCTTATTGAAAATGTTTTAGACCCTCTTAGAGAGGCATATGGCAAGCCAATTATTGTTACTAGTGGTTATAGATGCCCAGCTCTGAATAGGGCTGTAGGAGGAGCTAGTACTAGCCAACACATGACTGGATAGGCTGCCGATATACGTACAGTTTTAGATACTAAATCGGAAAATAAAAAGTTATTTGATTTAGCTCAAAAATTGAAATTACCATTCGATTAGTTAATAGATGAACATAACTTAGATTGGATTCACATAAGTTATTCTAATAGAAACAGAAGACAAGTACTGACTATAAAATAATATGGGAGAAGGTAAAACCAATATGTTCGGTAAAACCTATAATACTATTGGTTCTACCGATTCTAATTTTATTATAAAAACAAAAGGAGATTTAAAAGTTTAGTGGGGTGGCAAGTTTATTGATATTATAAAGAATGGTAAAATTGCCTCTTCTAGCACTAATATATTAAAAACTGCATCTAGTTCCGATGATATTTCAGATAATGGAATATACTTAATACCTACTGAAGAAGGCAACGAAGTATGGATTTCTATAGATGGAACTAAAATACCATTAAATAGCTCTGGAGAACAATATATTTCTTTTCTAGAAAAACAGATGTTAACTTCTGAATAGAAGGATCAGGCTCTAATAAACATAGGCTTTAATTATAACACTTTAGAGGACGCAAAAAATGCTAACATTACAACTGGTCTAGTATTTATTAAGGATTTAGGACAGTTATTTTTAATAAAAGACGGAACTATTTCCGAATTTAAGATATAGTCAAATAATGACTCTACAGATAAATTTACGAAACTCACTGTAGGAGAGATAGAATTGTTTGAGAGTATTATTCGTGCTGTTAATTCTTTAGATTTATAGGTTGGCAATACGTCTTATTTGGCTTTATAGGATGGTAAGATATAGGTAAACGGTGATTTAGTTATGAATTCTACATCTTTATATTCCTACGGAGCCACATCTAATACTGGATATAGATTATATAACTAGGATAATAAGTCTGTCTTAGAAGTAGATAAGATTATAGTAAGAGAAGATGCTTCTTTACCATCAAACTATATCAATATATCCGTTGAGGATTTTAGGAGTCTAGTACAAAGCGCTAAGATGGATGCTAACGTATAGTATAGACTTTATAATTTCAGAAATTTCTGGGAGTTAGCAGAGCCTGAAATTCTTCCAGAAGATGCAACAGAATCAAATCCCTCTAATGTCCATCCGCTCATAGTAACTGCAAAGAACAATTATGAATACTATTAGGATAAATGCATTTTGGAGGAAGACACAGATTATATTATTAGTTACGACATTTCTTATGATAAAACTTACACTATTGATGGAACCAACGTACAGGCGCTGGGGTTAATAACAAAAATGACAGATAAGTATGGTAATTCTTGTAATTATAACTTTAAACACCTAAAGTTCCTACGTGATGGGATTTGGAATTATACTTTCGGAGGGTCTGACAATACTAATTCTAATGTTTTCTATAATAATACTATTAACTTGTCTAATATAAGAGTAGAAATTAATCATAATGGAACAGTATTGACCTTAGAGGATTTACCTAACTATGCTATACTAGAAACACCTTGTTATGGTAATAGTTTCTACGATTAGAGGCATCCTCTATTTATTAATAGTACTTTCAATAATAATACTATGTTTGGAAGTTTTGATTAGGTTGTCTGTAGTGGGGTTATATAGGAATGCACATTTAAAGAAGATGTATCAAATACTACTTTTAATTCTATGTTGGATAACTGCACATTCAATTATGTAGTAAATAATGCCTCTCTATTCTAGGATTCCTCTTTAACATTTAAAAATTGCCAATTTTAGTCTACAATGACTGGAGAGATTCAGACTCCTGACGAAATTATTAGAAGTTTGTTAGCTTCAGATGAGACTACATAGGTTAACGTATATAGTGAAGCAGGAGTGAGAAAATTAAGGGTAATGTCTAACTCTTCTCTTCTCATTCCTTCTGGAGTTATTTTAATGTGGAGTGGGACAGAAATTCCTTACGGATGGGCAATATGTGACGGAACTAACGGAACTCCCAATTTAGTGGGAAAATTTATTAAAGCAGTTGCCTCAGCAGATGAAGTCGGAGACAATGACTCCATACTTGACGAAAATAATGAATTAATTCTTTCATAGGATTACTTACCAAAACATAGTCATCCTCATAAAGCCCATACTCACAGCTTAAGTGGGGATTTATCTGGAACTACGGGAAGTTCTGGAGATCTATCTGTATCTTTGGAATATTCTGATTATAACTGGGGTATAGAATCAGTTTCTAAGACTTTTGTTACTTCTGTAACCGGAGAAGGCATCACTACTGAAACTGGGACAGTAGATGGAGTATCTAATATAAAGACGTAGGGAGGTACTGCTACGGGTGGAAGCCATACCCATTCTATATCTTTGGGGACAGATGAAGGGACTTCATTATCTTCTGCTACTAGCGAAGAGTAGACCTTGTCAGATTCTGAATGGCCTAATAAACCCTTGAAAATAGAACCACGTTCTTATTCTTTGGTATTTATTATGAAACTATAATTTTTTATTATTAAAATTTAACAATTAGTTAGGTTTTAATTGCTGTATAACTAATCAATGCTTATATATTGTATGATTAATTAAAAAATGAATATGAATATGGAAAATTTTGATGATGTAATTTTTGAAGACGACGAGTTTGGGGACATTGACCTTGGACAGCAAAAACCAGAAGGTAATGAAGGTGATTAGCCTGCAGGCTAGCAAAAGCCTTCTGCATAGCCAGATGAAGATTTAACAACTGAAGTACTACGTCTTAAAGGTATTACTGACCCAGGAAAAATTAAATTCGAAGACGAAACTGGTGCTATTGTAGAAAGAGCTTGGGACTCTCTAAGCAGAGAAGAATAGATTAATATCTTGATTGACCAAGAAGTAGAACAGTAGGACTTTGACGACTCCGAATTGTAGCTTATTAATACAATTAGAGAGAGTGGAATGACTCCTGACGAGTATATTCAATCTCTGTTGCCAGAAACAGAACCAACTAAACGATATAAAGTCGACGATCTTTCTGACGACGAAGTTTATGCATTGGATTTATTACATAAAGTCGGGTCGGATATTTCTGATGAGGAAATTAATCAAGCACTTGAATTAGCTAAACAAAATGAAGGTCTATTCAAGAAAACAGTAGAAGGACTCCGCAAAGAGTACATAAGACTTCAGGAAGATGAAGAGGCTCAGATAGCTAACGAGAAAGCCGCAAGAGAGGAAGCTGCTTATAATAGATTTGCTGACTCTATTAAAGGACAGATTAAAGAACTTGATTCCTTTGCTGGACAACCGCTGCAACTATCTGACGACGATATAGAAGATTTATCCTCATTTATGCTAGAAATAGATGACCAAGGATTAAGTGCATTTGGTAGAGCTATGAATGACCCTGCCCTATTTACTAAAGCTGCATTCTGGATTCTTAATGAGGATAAAATAGTAGAAGAATTAAATAAATAGATTCAGGATAACTATAGAAGAGGTTATGAGCAAGCCAAATTAGATTTACAAGGAAAACCTAAAGCTAAATTGGTGTTCAACAAACCCGCTTCACAAAAGAAAACCACAGACGATGTGTTTATAGATGATGAAGATTGGTATTAAGATTTATTAACATTTAAAAAGAATAATTATGCTTGTAGCGAGTTTTGTAACTAATCGCCCAACGATGGGTGACACTAGAACTTATGAAGATTTTAGTAAATTCTTGGGAGAAAGACCTCACCGTTTAGGCGTTGTATCTCGTCTTTATCCGGAACTTACTGCAACTTTCTTGACAGAAGCTCTAAGAAATATTTTCTACGGAGATACCAAGAAAGCTACTGGATTCCAGAATATTGATTCTACTTATTTCGAATGGGAAGTAGAAACTAATTATATTAAGAGAATCCCCTTCGCAGCAGTGCCTGTTGAAGATGGAGCTGATGGCTCAGAAATTGAAATGATTTTCCCAGAAAACTATTATCAATTACACGAAATTTTCAAAATTGAAAAAACTGGATAGCAATGTTTTGTTGTATCTCGTCCTACTAGAAAAGCAGACAATATGTGGTCTGTAATGGTAAGACTTATTGATGATGACTACTCATCAATCCTGGATAAGGATGGATGTCAAATTGGTGATACAACTCGTTTCATTGGTAATGCTAAGCCAGAATTGCATGATACTGGTTTCGTTAAGTATCAATCTAACGTTGAAAAGATGAGAAACTATATGACAACTATTCGTGTTGACGATAGCTACTCTTCTAAATATGCATTAATGGAAGATACTTTCATTAAGGTTGGTAAAGGCGAAAATCAAGGATGCTTAACTGAAAAGATTTACAAACTTGAGCCTATGAAGAAGAACTTAATTGAAAACTTCTTATATGCTCGTGAAAATATGATTCTATTAGCTAAAGGAAACATCGGAGTAGACGGTAAAGCTACTATCTCTGATAGAGGTACTGGACGTCCAATTCCTATTGGTGACGGTATGATTCCTCAAATCGAAAGATTTGCTTCTAAGTATGCTGCTAATAGAGTAACTATTAACACATTCCACACAATTATCTCTACTATGGTAGAAAAGGCTGAGAAACCTACTGGTAATCACTTTGTATTCATGGTAAACGAAAGAATGTGGGGAATTGTACAGAGAGTTCTTGGAGATTATCTATCTACTCGTAAGACTGATGGTGCTTACTTGTGGTCTAGAGGTGGAGAAGGAAAATACATCAAAGTAGGTGCTACATTTGACGCTTACGAATGGGGTGGAAATGTTGTATCATTTAAAGTTGATAGAACATTAAGTAGAGAGTTCTTAGAACCATACGCTCTATGTATTGACCTTACAACTGGTAAGACTTCTACTCAACCTCCTGTAGCTATGTATTCTCTGAAAGGAAAAGACTACATCTTTAACGAAGTACTTGGTGTAGGTGGTCGCTCAGGTGGTGACAGTGGTGTTGTTTCAACTCCTGTTGCTGGAGGTATGATGACTATCCATGGATATGCTGGTATTGCAGTGTTCAACCCCTATAGAAGTTTCATATTGCGCTGCAAAGAGTAATATAAATTACTTAAGTTAGAGGTAAGTTTTAAGAATAACTTTATATTCCGATGTAAATTTTTTGTATTCTTCGTTGTAAAATGTATTATTGAATGACTAAAAATTTATAAATATGTATCATTATAATTATAAAATTACTAATATTAGTACTGGAGAATTTTACATCGGAGTAAGAAGTTGTAAATGTAGTATAGAAGAAGATTCTTATATGGGTTCAAGTTCTATATGGAACAAGATTTATGTTAAGGAGCATAAAGATAAACTCAAAAAGGAAATACTAGAAGTTTTCCCTACTAGAAAATTAGCAAATGGTGGAGAAGTTAAATTACTAAAATCTGTATCAGATAATCCTTTATGTATAAACAAATATTTTGACTATACTCCAGACATGACTGGAGTTAAACAAGCTCCAGAATGGATAGAGAAAAGGAAATTATTTGGAGAACGTAATGGAATGTTTGGAAAGCATCATTCAGAAAAAGCTAAAAAAGAAATATCTTCAAAACTCAAAGGTAGGATTGTTTCTGAGGAAACCAGAAAGAAAATCGGAGATTATCATAGAGGAAAAACGTATGGTAAGGATACTAGAGAGAAAATATCAAAAGCTCGACAAAAGCTTAGGCATATAATAAATATGAAAACTGGAGAAGAATGGAATATTAGTATAACTGATTTTATAAAAATGTTTCCAGATGAAAATTTAAAAGAATCTAGTATGAGAAGTGCTGTTAAATATAAAAAACCTTATAAGGGCTATCTGAAAATAACAAATCTAAAATAAGATAAGATTAAACAAAAAATAGATACGGTGGGGAACGAGGTGCTTCCCCACCTAATTCTTTAAAATATGAATATGAATTATGGCAAAAAAGGTTAATGAGGTACAAGATGGAGATTTAAAAAGTAACATCGTTGTATTAAGAAGTGTATTTGGTAAAGTCGGACAAAAATATTACATACAACCACAAAAGGATGCTCGTGGTAGATACGCAGATTGTGTAAAGAGAGTAAACTCCCAAGGAGATATTATTCTCACCCCAGAAGAAATTGAAAATGAATCAAAAGGACTAGCTGCATATATTCCAGAGACTGAGTTATTTGTAATAGAAGATGGTAAGACTTTCAATCTAGATGATGTCTATGATAGAGCTGTTTGGGAGGCAATTAAAAATTGTGACTTAATCGCTCCTGACAGATTTGCGAAAAACGAGAAGGGTGATTATCTAATCGACGGAACAGTAGACCCGAGGTCAAAAAGACCTAGATACGGTACTGCTGAGCTTTATGTAGATAGACCTGGATTTGAAGCTCAACGTAGAGTTACTAGACGTAAACTTATTGTAGAAGCTTCTAATTATATTATGAATGACGAACGCGGATATGAAGGAAGATTACTTGTAGCTAAAGTTTTAGGTAGAGATATGAAAAATCAGCCAAATGCTGATGTTGAAGATTACCTATTATCTATAGCTGAGAAAACTCCGGAAAAGATTATCAACTGCTATACTGGTGGAGATATTCAACTTCGTATGTTATTTATAGAAGCTCGTGAAAAAGGAGTAATCGTTAAAAAAGACGGACTCTTCGTTTATGGAGAAGATGGTAAAGTTGCATTAGGTGCTACTGATAATGCAGTAATTGAATGGATGAAATTATCTAGAAATAGTAAAACCCTAGCCTTAATCAGAAAAGACACATATCAAGACGTGTTTGAAGATTAATTATCAATATTTTAATATAATGCGAAATGACCGCAAGACAGGTTTTTGAAGCTACACTAATAGAACTTAGTAAAATTCAAGCACCTTCACTTAAGCTTTATGAATTTAACTATTTATTTAATAAAGCTATAAACTAGTATATTAATAAGGTATACAACGTGTACGATATTAACTAGCAAACTACTGATGATTTGAGAGTCTTGAAGTCTACGACTTTCTTGACTCCTCACAAGGTAGAACTTGCAGGAAGAGCATCTGGAGCTGCGAAAGATAGTGCTATTTAGAACACAAAAGCAGTTACTGGTAACTAGGATTCTCCAGAAGGAGGATATACTGGTTAGGCTTCATCTTATTTAAGTAAAGCCCATCGCTCAATTCAATCTCTACACGGTGCTACGTATGAAGTGTATATGCCTATTGACTACTTACATATGTTGAATTGTGTTTGCATTTATTATGTTGCTAAACAAAAAGATTGCTGGGATGCAGGCTCATATATTGAAATCCCTGCAACAAGATTAACTGCCGATTCTTGGAGTCAAATCATTACAGACATTTATAATAGACCTTCGCCTATGCGTCCGTACTATTATGTCCACAATCTTAACCAATAGTAGGTATTACCTACTGACCCTAGAACTTCTGTGAAAACAGGAACAGGATTAGAAGAAGTTGGTACTGATATGAATGGCATTTATCAGGTTACTTCAGCTTCTGGAGGAGAGTGGAAAGATAATGATATTGATGCAGGAACTGCTGGAGGAACTTCTCCTGAAAGTCAAAACTCTAACTTCCAAAGAACATTTAAGCTTAATGTAAATGGAAAAGATACTCAAGTATCTCTAGTTGAAAAACCCATTGCATTGAGAGCTGGAAATACTTCTAATGTTCGTTGTGAAATTAGATATGGTAAGGATGATAGTTTGTTCCAATTAGTAGAAGTGCAGATTGATTATGTTAAGTGTCCTCAGTTTATTCGCTTAACCCAAGAGCAAATAGACTTAACAGAAGATACTTCTCAAATTATGGAGTTCCCAGATTATGTAAACCAAGAGATTATAAACGAGTTGGTACACTTAGTAATGGAGCGTGTAAATGACCCAAGACTAGGTAACAATATTTAGATGACTCAATCTATTGCTAGACCAACTGGGCAATAGCAACCAGCCCCTCAACAAGGCTAATTAAACTTTAATTAATTATGGCAACAGGTTTAAATTTTCAAACTTAGACAATTATCAATTCGAATCTGGATCCAGATTCAAGTAAATTGAACGGGAAAGGTACTGATAATACCTATCTTTTCAAGAGTGGCAAAACAAACATCGACGGAAAAGAAGTTGATGCTCTAAAGATTAAAAGAGATTTTGTATTCGTTAAGGGATGCGTAAAAGCTATTAGAAAGAGAGCTGGATATGAGGCAGTGCCTTGTAAAGCTACTATTGATTTCGGTGATACTACTCTTTTAGCTGCTTTAAAAGCAGGAGGAGCAAAAACATATTGCAGACTCGATATTTATTTGGGTGTTGAAGGCGCAGAACCTTACATTTATTCAACTCCCTGGGTTCAAAAAGGTATGCCATTCTGGATTGAATTTACCGTTAAAGAAGCTGACGAAGCTGCTACTATTGCCAAAAATGTAGCAGATATGCTTAAAAAGAATCATGTATTCTTATGTGATAAAGACCTAATTAATGTTTCTGTAACTGGTGGTAAACTTGTTCTCGAAGGAGCTACTGAATATCAGAGATTCCGCAAAATCGAAATTAGCACATTCGATGCTTATGATGATTATGCAGAAAAAGTTGCAGAGTTAGACCCAACGAAAACTTCTGCTACTGACATTAAGCTAGACGAAAGAGGAAAGAATAGCTTCGGTACTTACTCTCAAATTATTAAAGACTTGAGACTTCCGACTGCTGCAAACTACCAATGGACTCATATCCGTCAGGTAGAAACTCCTATCGTTGGAGCTATTTACAACCAATATATTGTAGAGTATGAAGCTCCAGCTACTAATGATGGTCTACACGCTGTAGGACAAAGAATGACTTCTTTTACTACTCATGTGTTCTGGGTAAAAAATGATTCTACACTAATTGCTGCTTGGGAAGCAGCATTAGCTACTATCGGAACAGTAGTAGACGTTGATACTGAATCTGCATCTTCTGTAAGCGAAGATGAAGAAGATGAATTAGGTGCTTAAATAAACTAAAGGCGGGACTACCCTGTTCCGCCTTTTCTTTTAATTAAGGTATGGAACAGTCAATTTTAGAATGGGCCTTAGCAGTAATAGGCAGTGGTGGTATAGGCGCAGTTATTACTTATATTTGCACTTTTAAGAGCAAAAAGAAACAAGTAGAAGCTGAAGCCGAATCTTCAATGGTCGATGTTGAGTAGAAAAAAACGGACCTCAAACAAGACTAGTATGATTATTTGTAGAAGACGTGTGATAAGTACATAAAGGATTACCATGAGCTTGAAGGCGATTTTAGAAAGTAGATATCGGAATTGAGAGAGCAAATGGATAAAATTATGTTAGAGAAATCCCAAGCCATATCTGCAAAATGTAATGAAATTGCCACTCTAAAATCTAAAGTTACTTATTTAAAAGGAATAAGATGTTATAACTTTACTTGCAAACATAGGATAATGACTAATCCTGATAAAACAGAAGAATAATGTATATAGAGAAACTTGCATCCCAAATTCGTAATGATGTTGTATCTGGACTAAGAGGTTATCATTAGAATTTATCTATGAATATGGACTAGCTATAGGATGAAATAGTAGCCTGTAGATTATCCATATTACATTAGTATTTTCTCAGAGGAATATTTCCTATCAAAGACCTGTTGATAGCGATTAACTGCATCGACGTAGACTGTGAGTCTCTTGAGAGATGTAAATGTGGAGTGAGAAGTGCGGATGATACTATAACAGCTCATTTCGAAATACCACAAGTTATTTCATAGTACGGAAAGCAAGCTATTGAGTATATAGGTTCTACTGATAGGCAAAATAAGTTTACGATAGTAACATCGTTATCTGAATTTAATAATAGAAAGTATAGAAAAAGAAGTTAGAAAAAACCCTACGTTTGGATTGATTTTGCACCAAATGCAAACGGAATGTTAGATTGTTTTCTATTTAATGCACCATTCTTGTAGCAGGTTTCCGTAGTTGCAGTATTCAAAGACCCAAGATAGCTAAAGTAGTACAGTTGCTGTAATACTGATGAACTTAATGGGCCTGATGTAAATACTAGCTTTATTGATTAGCTAGTTAAGGAAAAACTAACTAAGGAAAAATTATACTATTATAGATAGGTTGCAGCTTAGCCTCTACCTAATGATTAGTAGTATGTAACAGGAGGATGATATGGGATAGAATAATTTTCATTACGCTATAAGTTTAGCTTAGACGCTATACGATATTGAGGGAGATAATGATGATTTAGAGGAAATCGGTTTAGTGGCATACAATTTTATTGGAAATAAAAACACCAGACTGTATAGAGCACTATTAGATATAAATTGTTAGGATGGGTCAGTCGAATTACCTTGTAATGTAGACATTATAGAGGCTGTAACCTATTGTGGTCCAGAGGATTGGGACTACACTAGTAATACGAAAGAGTTTGGAGACATATAGTCTTTATACACTGAGAATTACATTGAAAGTAGAAAAGCTTTCCTAGATCCCTTTTATGTTAGCGGTAAGTTCGTTAAATATAAAAGAGTAGGAGATAAACTTTATGTTAATAAAGGTGCAGGAAAAGTAAATATTCTATATCATGGAATACTACTTGACGAGGAAGGTCTTCCCGAAATAAACGATAAAGAAGCTATCGCAATAGCTGAATATATTGCCTATGTATAGAAATACAAGGAAGCAATACGTACTAACAATTAGAATGTGTTGAAAATGGCTTAGGACTTGAAGCGCTAGTGGCTACAGCATTGCTTAGCGGCTAGAGTTCCAGAATATGTATCTCAAGAAGAGATGGATAAAATACTTAATGTATAGGCTTCTTGGGGACGTAAGTTTTATAACAAGAGCTATAAACCAACTATGTAAAATATATAGGGAGGCAATTTGTCTCCCTATTTTTGTTTATGATTATGAGTAATAAGAATTATGCAATGGGTCATGCTTTTTCTTTGCATGACATTTTTATGAATTTCCCAGTAGAAAAACTGAAAATGACTTCAGACTAGTGTAAGGAAACATACTCTGATGGAAATAAAAGAGATTTGGCGGCATCTATATTTGCCAAAAGTGTTCAGATGGTAGTAGATGATATTATAGATAACAATGTCCACTTTAAATTACCTGGAATGGCTAGGACATAGGCATATATGTATATGAAAAGAACAGAAGGTAAAAAATTTAAGAAGGCATTTAAGAATGGAAAATGGAATGACATAGACTTTGTAATGTCTAACTTTAGCGGATATTAGCTTACTCTAGAGATGTAGAGTGAAAAGAGGCTTCCAAGAGAGAAACCTATATACTTATCAGCAAAAGATAAGTAGAGAATCGTAGATAATACTAACAGAGGTAAATAGTATTAATTGTTATGGTACTAAAAACTATATAGGATTACTACGACCAAATTTGTGCAGAATATCCAAATATTCCTAAGTCGGATATTAAAAGAATTTTGCAATACGGATGGAAATCGTTATACTTACATAATAGTTATGGAGGAGATACTCTAATTAACAGAAATGGATTTTGGTTTTATTGTGGATAGTTAATGAATGATTCTCTAAAGTATTTTGAGTACTACAAAAATAAAATGAGAATTAAATTACGAATAATGTATAAACGCAAGCACATCCCTTGGGATGGATACTATTACTTTGCATTAACTTAGAATTAGTATAACGAATATTTGAGTTAGAAAAATAAAAGAGGACGACCAAAGAAAAGATTTACCTTTTCTAAGATCATCCTCTACAAAATATATGATGAGTGTAATATATCAGAAAGTAACCGAGTAGCAATATTCAGATTACCTATGCCAGTTGATTTCGGAATTAGTTTATATAAGAAAGAATTAACTACAGATAAAGCAGAACTAATCTTAGTTAGAGAACCTCTAAAATTTTAGGATATATTATTAACTAATTATAATTATCAATTTATTTCAGATAATTTAAGAAAATATAACAAAAACAAGAGAAACGATGATTAATACAATTATGACTGCGAAAAATACATTCGCAGAAGGATTAGTAATGGATTTCGCTCCAGATAATACATAGGCTACAACTCTTACATCTGCACTTAATGCTACCTTGTTAACATTTAATGGGAACGAGATGTCTCTTTAGAATGATATGGGTAATGGAAGAGTGGAGACAGCATATCTTCCGGAGGGGTATGTTCCAGTGGGAACTTGTGAATTTGGGGATATTATTTATATAGTATCTTATAACCCAATTACTAACAAATCTCAGATTGGTTGTTTCCCAAGCCCAGAAAGAAATATAAGTAGCTAGGAAATAGGCGAACTGTAGACAAATTTAAAGTCTTCAGACTTTTAGGAACTATCAGACAGTGGACCTACTGGAAGATTAGTAGCATCATCTTGTAAGAAAATTTTATATAAAAAAGAGTTAAATCCAGGAGACAAATATATAATAAGTAGCTCTAATTTAGAAGAAAACAAAAATAGTATTACTGATTACGGTAATACCTCTAATATATATGGAACATTTCCAAAATTATTGAAAATACACGTTGTTGCTATAGAAGATTCTGGAAAAATTAATTATTTAGATTCAACAGTTAGATGGTATGATAATTTTTTTATAGCTAATGGCACCAACGGTGAAGCTACTCCTGATTTAGATAAATATAGGTCGTTAGTTAGTTCTGGCTACTCTGTATTTTAGTCTAAAGTGTCAGGAAAATTAGCTTTATTAATAGAATTAGAGAAAATAAACTCTTTTAGCTGTACTTATGATATATATACTGCCTCTAGTAGCACTTACTCTGAGGATACTTAGACAATAGGAAAAAATTATAATGTCTATTGGAGTATAGGCTGGAACGCAGACAATTTCAATATTAATCCAAAATACATAGTTTTAACTAAATCTTAGTGGTCTGGTAAGAACGAAGCTGATGCAGGAAAATGGTTTCCCTATAAATAGGATACAGATACTAGCTATAGTATCGATTACAATAATGGAAAATCTATCAATGACTTTTGGAGTATTGAAGAGTAGCCAAAAGCATTTTATGATAAAAACGGAAACATATAGTAGAGTTATTGGTACAGTGAATTGGGGCGAGTATATTAGCCAGAAGATTATTCTGGAACCTTTGAAGAGTTTATAAATTCTGGAAGTTATGAAGCTAACGAACAAATCGCTATAGAACATTTGAAAGACTCTTAGCCTGCATATAAAGACTAGGTATTATCTAAGTTAACGGTATCTAGAGATATTAATGGATAGCCTATTAGCAAGTATTATGTAAATGCCCATCATTAGGAAGATGGATAGTATTATACTGCTGTGAGAAAAGGAGTTTACGAAAAAATATATTAGACAGATATGTCTGACGATATAGTAAATAATTATTTCAAAACTTCTATATACAAGTACTTTACTTCTTTTTACATACCTTTTATGTAGAAATTTACTTCATCTAATGGGGAGGAATTAATTTTTTATCCAGATATATCTAATTTAATATATCATTATAGTATAACCCCAGCTATGCCCTATGGTTTACTAGAGGAATTAACTTAGGACGGTTATATAGATTTCAGTAAAATAGGTACTGGAGAAATAAAGCTAACCAACTGGAAATATTATAATACTGAAAATATAGGAACTTTAACGCTTGGATTAGAAGTTTATCCAGAGTCTAATAAGGGAGTAGCTGAAGTAGCGATAGACTTTTATGATAATCAAGGGGTTGCTGCAACATACAGAATAATGAACAAAAACTCCTATTCTGGATAGTTTACTGAGTACATTCCGCTCAATGGGGAAGCAGGGAACTACAAATTAAGTAGTATAGATTCCACTGGGTCTCCTATATATCACGCCGGACTACAGTCAGATTTGACTGAATTGTCTAACTTAGTATATAAAGGAGACAATGGCACTTATAAGGTAATAAAACAAGATGATGATTTTTATTATTTGTAGGAAGATATTAAAACATTAATCACAGATACTTCTAGAATATTTAGTAACGATGCTGGAATATTATATTCTAATGTGTTATATTTAGCCAAAATTACTGTAAAGTATTGCTCAGTAGATGCATTAAATAATTTTAATGTTGATAATACTAATGACTTTAAATATTTTTACAGGTGGTATTGGACTAATACTATGTTTAATTAGTACTACTATACAACTTCTGATTTTGAGAAACTATAGGCAATACTAGATTTAGATATTGGGGTAGAGTATTCTAGTAATAAAAACTGGAAAAAAATCTAGGAAGTTTACGAGCCTTCCTCTCTAGCAAGTGAAGACGAATAGTTTAATAACTTATCAGCTACCGTTTAGGCAATAAATCAGAATGGAGAAGCGGACAGTTAGGGAAATATAGACGCCAAATTAACTATAGGCTTATAGAATACTTACAATACATTTTCAATAGCAGAACGAGTAGGAAGTATTAATTACATGGATAAGTTTGTAGTTAGTATTATATTAGGTAGGTCTAAAATAGAAAATAATCCAGAAACTCCAGAGATTTATTCAGTAAGTTCTTAGGAAAATGAATATGACGATTCAATATATCCTACATATGTTAAGTAGCCTGATATTAGCTATTAGAGTGTAGACACTTATGGATTGCTAGATCCTAGAGAAACTTCTACTACTTTATACAAGCTATTAGGTATAAGTAAGACCGGGTCCGGCAAAGAATTATGGGAAAAAGCTTATGATAAATATCTTAACAAATATTCGTTAAATTTTTCTAGTTCTTTAAGTGTAACTACAGAATCTGGAAAGTATGAATATTTAAATAGTTCTGGAGAATTAGATTTTATCGAAAATTATAGAGTGTTTAAAACAACATTAAATACGGCAAGCATTCCCTTAGTACTTACTGGGGTACATTTTAGTAAATATTATAAGGAATGCATTTCATAGTCTAAATACTTATAGGTATTAGTCCCATTAGTTAATACTTCTGAAGATTTAACAAAATTTGGAATGAAATTGTATGGGCAAAATGCTGTATTTGATTCCATGTTAACTATAGCAGGAGGATGGCACGATGCTAACATGTTTCATAAAGATGATATGAAGATTCATGTTGGTAAATACACCTCTGGGGAATCGGGAACATTCTCAGGCTCGCCAGGATTTAGCGGAACTTGGTCTAAAAATTACTATAATAGTAGTAAAGGATATGCGATTACCAAAAATTCTAATGGAAAGACTAAAATGTGGGACAATTAGGTAAACGGCACTTATATTAGAGACTTATTAACATCCGATATCGGAATAATACTATATTCTCACGGAGACGAACTTGACAGAACTGTATATTTCGTATATGATTCTGATACTACAACTGCACCAAATCCTAGTTATATGTATAAATATAAATTCGGTTCTATTTCTGGAGAAAAAAAAGCTCCTCCATATAACAACATATATGAAGACAGTTCTCGCCAATTTGTACTAGGATTAGTTATGAAAGATACAGATGGATAGATACACCTATTAAATAATCTTTGTCCTATGCAAACTTCTTCTGGTTCTTTAACACAAAAAATAAAGATAAGTGGAGGAACTAGATATCTAGGTAATATTATTCTATCTATTTTAAGTAACCTATTTGTTAAACTTCCAGAGAAATAGGCTATAGAAGTTTAGACTATTAGCAATGTAGTTTATCTATAGGACAATAAATCACAATTTACAAAGGATGTAGTTTATTAGGTATAGGCGGATTATGAAAACCACAATGATCTTATATTAATGTAGGGAATCTAGCTATCTGACTATATTAATAAAATTAAGTAGCATATAAATGATGTAGTAGACGACTCTAATGTTAACTTTATAATACAAAGTGTTTAGAAGAACATTCCTATACAGGTTGCCTTTGATTACATATAGCCTTCAAAGATTATTTCTAATTCATAGTCTAGTGTTATGGCTATTAGACTTGGGGAAAATGATTACTATACTGTAATTCCAGAAATAAACGATTCTAACAAGTTGTATACTATAGATAGAAGATATTCGAATATTACAGTAAGAGCCGCTACTACAGTTAATAGCTATGAAGTGACCTCTATAACTAATTCTACTACCTCTGGTAGATTAATTTATACTTATAGTGATTAGATATATCATAGTAACAGCAAGTTTTACTAGATATTCACATTATAGAATGACCATTTGGTACTATCTAAAACACAGCACAATTCATCTGATATGCTAGCATATTTCAATGGTGCTCATAATGTTACTATTGGAGGTATAGTTAATGACGAATATTTAACGGATTATTTAAAATATGTGGACTAAGTTAATTAAAAGCAGTATAAATTTGGAAACCTAGACTTAGGTATATCCAACTCAGGGATCTTTAGTATATGAGTATAATCCTCTTAGAAATTTTAGACTGTCGAAGAATATGTATTTATATAAAGGAGATTATTATTCTTTGGAAGAATTAAAAGATAAATTTAACATATATATAGAGGACAATTCCTGGGTAGGAGCAGATGAAAATCCAGAATTGTATGAAAAAGGATAGTTGGTAGATTTCATAACAGATTAGCTGTCTATTAGGCTAGATCATCCAGTACATATTATTCCTTAGTATAGTTACGACGGGTCAGTAAACCTTATATTGAATGACGGAATTAATATACCTAGATTAATAAATAGTAGGTTTAGTTCTACTGGCAAGAATACTTACGAAGTAGTCAACAGGAAGGGGGATAATGACACTAACATATATGATTAGGGAGAACAGTTTGATATAGATACTTCTCTATATAAAAGAATAACTAAAATACCTAAAGTTTAGTATATGGGAACATCTTCTGGAGGCAATATGAAGATTGGAAATTATCATTTTTATTTCAAATTGTCCGATGCAGATGGGAACGAGACAGATTTTGTGGCCGAGTCTGGATTAGTAAGTGTGTTTATAGGCTTTGGATCTCCTTCTAGTATTCATACTGGTTAGAAAAACGAAAGTAGCTACAAAAATGTCATGTTTTCTGTATCTAATATAGATGCTTCTTATAATTATATTACTGTATATTATTCAAGATATACAGCAGAAGCTAATGAAAACTTCGTAACCGAATATATAAAAATCAATAAGAAATATTTAGTAAATAATGCCGGGATAGCATCTATTATAGTAACAGGTTTTGAAGAAACTACATAGATATCAGGTTCTGATATTAATTTAAACTATAATGTAGTAGACGCTTCTAAAGCTTCTGCAGTTTGTCAAAATATGTTGTTTATGGCAAATGTCCATAAACCAAATATTCCCTACAAAGAGTTATCTGATTTGTCTTTAAGATTTTTACCATATCTAATCTAGACTCCGTATAAGTTAGACATAGATGAAGAGTATAATCCAACAACATCAGATTTAGGATACTATGATAGTAAATTTATATATGACTACACTGGATATTGGGGAGAGGAGATATACAGATTTGGAATAGTATATATAATGCCGAATAATGAATTAAGTCCTGTATTTAACATTAGAGGAGGTGCTGCTATTAAAGAATTCATAGATGGATAGTATAGCAATGATGGGCAGTTTTCAAATATTCCGGTATTTAAAACAAACGAGCTAAATGAAAGGGAGAGACAATATATTAACTATAACGAAGAAACCAATTATTTAATAGGGCTTGATGATATGTCTTCTGGGGATAACAGAACGAAAGGTACCGTTTCATTTGAAAATGTTAAGGGAGTAGTTACCTTCTCTCCTACCAAGGACACTAATACTATATATGGGATAGATATTAGAACTGATCAAGATACTATTAAGGAACTAGAGAAGTATGTTAAAGGGTACTTTTTTGTAAGATAGACAAGAATACCTACTATTCTAGCCCAGGGTATCACCATAGGGATAGACCAGAATTCTTATACCCCCTGTATCCCAACAGCTGGCGGGTTTTTGGAATAGTTATCAGAATCATTAGAAAAAACCCATGTTACTACAGAAGATATAAATGATATTAATTACATATCAGAAGGATTTCTAAGTAGATATTAGTTCAAATTTCAGAAGAAGTCCAGTAATCTGTGGGGGAAAATCGCTAAAGTGGCTGGTATAGCGGTAGGAGTAGTAGCATTAGCTGCCGCAACCGTTTTTACAGCAGGTGCTGCAGCTGCTGTAGTAGCAGGTACTGCTGTTACAGTAAGTGGAGCAGCAGCTGCTGGAGCAACTGCTTTAGGAACAGTTGCAGGGACAATAGCAGCTGCAACTGGTCTAGGTTCTTTAGGAGCTGCTTTAGGAACTACTGTTCTAGTTGGAGGAGCTGTTGCCCTACCAACAGCTGCGTTAGCAGTAGCTGGAACTATTCAGGAAACTAGGTATGCGTTATCCTCTATTTTTGTAAAGAAAAAGTTGGATGGGAGAAATACACAAGTTCCTTCTGGATATAAATTGGTAGAAACAGAAGAATCCAGAAAATTAAGTACAGATTTTCTTACACGTTTTATTCCTAAGGACTCCTCTAAGGTAAAAGTCTAGGGGATTCTGTGTCCAGATTATGAAGTAAATTAGTCTTACTATAATCAAATATTTACTGGCAATTTACATACTATTTCTCTTACAAGTTCTTAGAGTATAAACGGATTAGCTGGAAGAACTGGAAATTATTTTTCAAATAACGTGAATCATTTCTATATTCCAGACTATTATGATACCAATATACGAAATTTTTATGATTTTAAGGTTGTAGGAGTTCCCGACAATGTAAAATTGGTTGGAATTGATAACCTAAAATTCAGGAGTAGAGCAGGGGAGGCAGAAGAAGCTTGGAGATATGAATGTGTAGGGGACGATTATAAATCTGAATACTCAAAAAAGAATAACGAAGAGGATTCTGAAACATAGTCTAATAAGAAGATAAATACTGATATAATTAGAGGAAGTTTTGGGCCTTACTTGGCATTTAATGATGTAGAAAACAAATTCTCTTCAGCTGAAACTGTTAACATATATATACCAGAATACTCTATAGGTTAGCTTGAAAACTACTTTTCAATTAGAATGTAGGATTCTTCTGTTTTTTAGGCCATATCTGATAGATATAGTATCTCAGAAGTAGATTCTTAGTTAGTAAAATAGTTAAGTAATATAATTGGTGATGATGATAGAACTAAAGGGTATAAATGGGAGCTTTATAGAGGAGATTGTTATCTATGTCAATTTACTCATAGGGTAAATAGAAACTTTAACGATCCTTCAGCGCCCTATAATGATGAGATAGTTGACGAAAAAACATGGAGAGATAATTATGACACTGATAATGTAGAAAAATATGAAAGTATAAATTTGGGAGATGTTAATGCAGTATAGTTAGGAATGTGGGTAACATTTAAAATACGCTCCTCTAATAATTTAAATATAAGAACCTTAGATGGATCTAATGTAGATGAAACGGCTATGTGTGGACATCCGAGAGGATACTATCCATACCTTCCTATGAGTACTGAGGGAACATATAAACACCCAGAATCATAGGTATACAACAAAGGTTTTACTAAATCCTTAAGTGAAAGATGGAACTTTGAACTTCCTGATGTTCCCTATATAAAGAACTGGTTTGGAACTCGTATTATGTATTCTGATATTCACGTTAATGATGCCTATAAGAACGGATTTAGAGTTTTCCAAGGTACTCATTATAGAGATTATACTCGCGAATACGGAGAAATAGTAAAATTAATTTCTCTTGAGTCTAATCTTTTATGTGTATTTGAACATGGTATAGCATTGATACCTGTCAATGAAAGAGCAGTCGCAGGTGAGGGAACAGGTGGAAATGTCTATATAAACACATCTAATGTGCTTCCAGAGAACCCAAAAATTATCTCTGATATGTTTGGTAGTCAGTGGCCCGAAAGTGTCCTCAAAGTTCCAGGAAAGACTGGAGATTCTGCGCAATATGTTTATGGAGTTGATACTGTTGCCAAGAAGATTTGGCGCACTGACGGTAATACTCTTACTTGTATTTCTGACTTTAGAGTACAAGAATTTCTGAATAAGAATATTACTCTAGGGGAAAGAGAGCTTACTCCCAAAATAGGTATTAGAAATGTAAAGACAGTATATAACGCCTTCAAGCGAGACGTATTATTTACTTTCTATGACAATACTTATGGCTTTGAAGAAAAGGTTTGGAATCTATGCTGGAATGAGTTATTATAGAAATTTATAACATTCTATAGTTGGGTTCCTAGCTATATGGAAAATATAAATAATATTCCATTCTCATTCGATAGAAATACTTCTAAGTGGATTGCTAAACTGGGAACAAGTCATACTGAAAGTTCTTTTGCTGACGGTATTACACTATCTAATGTAATTATAGAGAACTCTGAAAATGAATAGGGAGAAGTAGTAACTAACTTTAAGGTTCCAGTTTCCTATGTGAATAAGAAAGGTGAGTGGGTAACTCAAAACTATACTGTAGCGAATGATGGAACTAGTAGGAAAAAATACATTGGAATATTATCCTTAAGTAATAGAATACTTCCAGATGCCTAGCTTCACTATTAGATTTCCTACTCCTTGTAGAGAGATTAGTATGGAAACTATAAGAAGTTTGACATAGTCCCTCTAAATTGTGGAGAAGCTAAGGGAGGTATATATCTTCCAGATGATGCTATGTTTGCAGGAGCTTTCATGCCTCTATATTGTCTAAAATTCAAGGAAGGAGGAGATGAATATAGTCCAGTCTACTATAAGGATGGATAGGAAATGACTGAAGTGTCTGACGGTGCTGGAGACACGTTCTATACTTACCAAGCTCTATATACTGCTAAATCCCTATTATCTGAATTATATTATAGGAATAGTGCGGGACATTAGTATGCAGACTACGAGGTTAATAAAGTTAAGGTGGGAGACTCTATCGAAGGGAATACATTAGAAATAACTGATGTGTTGGATTATCCTATATTCAAGGACATTACTGGAAAGCGTCCTACTCTTCCTAGAGAAGAGATGATAAATCCTGATAAAATAGTAACCTTACTTAATATTAAGGCTACAATATCTATCGTTGATAGTGATAATTAGTCTAAACTAAGTGATTCCTATTACAATATGAAAGCGGGATTTTAGTCAGGAACATCTCTAGTAGATGCTGGATATTATGAATCTGTTGTAGGAATAGCTCCTAGATGGAACTTATAGTTCTTATCTACAGATTTTTGGAAGCACGGCTAGGCTGGGCTAATTGACATAGCAGATGATATATATCCTACTTATTGGTACGGAAGACAGCATCCATTTGAATTTGAATGTGTAGTAGTGAACGACCCTTCTATACATAAGATATTTACTAATCTTGAAATTGTCGCTAATAAGGCAAAACCTGAATCTTTCCACTATGAAATAATTGGGGAGACCTACGACTTTGCAAAAGATAAGGTAAATATGTATTTTAGACAGGAAGCTATGAAAGCATTGTGGCAATACAATGGAGCTGATATTTCTTATGATAGGAACTTCTTGAAAGTTCAACCTAGATAGTAGCCAAAGTCTGCGGACTTCCCACATAAGTACTATACTAGACAAGATACTATCAATGAGATAGAGGATTATTATATTCATGTAACTTATCCAGATTCACACGATTATCGTCATTTATCTGGAGCGGAAGTAGTTTACTATCCAAATAGACAAGAATATCGAATCTGGAATCATGCTATGGCTGTAGATATAGACGATTTGAGTTAGGATGATTCAAGGTCAATTATCTCCGCTAATTGTTAGTATTTAGAGGACAGATGGAAAGTTACAATTAATCCTATTTTAGTATGCTATAAGAATGAATATCAAAGGAAATTCTCTGGTTCCTTAATATAGCCTCAGAACTCTACTTGGGCAAAAGCCAAGAATAGTTCACAAAGCTTACCAACTCTTCCTATTTATAATTCTCCTATACCGGATTAGGTTTTATCAGCTGGTGGTATAGATTTCCCAGGAAATGACCCAGTACATCCAGAGTGGGGAGAAGATAACGCTCTTTACAATTTATATGATTTATCTGGATACAATTCCGAAGGAAATTGGAAACCGTTGGATTTAACTAACTGGTTAGACGATGTTAGTATTTATAGATATAACTTTGGAGAAGCATAGAATAGAAAAGAGTTAGATGTTAAGGATAAATTCTTAAAGATAAGAATTAGATATTCCGGAGAAGAATTAGCTGTTATAGATTTCTTAAATACTGTATATAGAATTAGTTATGCTTAATAAGAATATAAATAAAGTCAGAAGAATAGCGAAAGCCTATTATGGGCTTTCCATTCCTTCTGGGAATCCATATATGACTACGAATGAATTAGCCATCCCTGGTAATGCTATTACTTAGTAGAATTTGCTGGGAACTGATTATAGCGCTGATTTCAGAAACAGAGCTGAATAGATAATGGCTCCTACTAATAGTCTTATAGATTTTAATGCTAGAATGGGAGACTTATTTAGCTTAAAGCTAAAAAACGATAGAGATTCCTCTAAAGCTATTACATAGATAAAGAGTATGTCTGTAGGTACTGCACCTTAGAAATCATAGGGAACTTTCTAGAAACTAGGAGGATGGAATACGGTAGGACAAGCCTCAGACTTCCTAAGCGGACTAATTGGAGGTGATAAAGATGGATACCTTGGTAAATATGGTTCATTATAGCAAGCAGGAGACTAGGCGTTTGACCAGGCTTCAAATGTAGTAATGGGCATAAATCCTCTAGTCGGAGGAATAATGAAGGCAGGAGGTTTAGTTAGTGACGTATTAACCAAATGGGGTGGAATGGGTACGGATTCTATGACTAAAACCGATGCTGTACTAGGTAGCAAATTATTATCTCTTACTCCAGTTGGTATGGTTAATGGTTTCTTCGGTAAGAAAACTAGGGATTTTTCTGCTAATAGAGATACTATAGAATAGGTAGGAGGTTCTTACGGCGGAACTGTTAGAAATATAGCATCAGCAGAAGAAAAAGCTGGAAAGAAATATGGATTATTCAGTGGAGGGGCAAGAAGGTCAGCCAACAGATTCATAAATAGAACAGAGTCCCAATAGGCGACTATGACTAATATAGCTAACTAGGCTTCTGATTTATCTTCTATAGCTACTAATATGTCGGATTTGAACCATATTTAGTATGGCTTCAACCTAAATGGCGGCTATGATTAGAGATATATGAGAGCTGCTAGACTTGGAACTAAATTACAGAGAATTAAAAAACTTAATATATAGTCTCATAAATTAGGAGGTTAGATATAGGGAGCGATAGATTTGAATGAGTGGCAACCCGTTATAACCGAAGCTGTAGAGTAGTTTGAATCTGGAGGAGAATTAGAATGGACTCCTATTATAACTCTATAGGAAGGAGGAAAAACTGAGAAAGTAGATGGAATAACAGGAGCAGCTCCGAAGATTACTTTCTAGTCTTGGTACGATACTGTTCCAAAAGATAGGTTGTCGAATAATTACGACCTTAAGAAAGCTTTTGAAGTACTACCATTTGAGGAGTTAGAAGCATGGAGAAAATCTTCTGATGAAGATTTAAGAATTGGAAAGAATCACCTACGAAGCATCTATCAGTTACCCAATGGAGATTATGAATTTTTAAAGCTAGGAAATGAATAGAGTAATCCAGAAGTTCATTTCGAAACTGATACTTATCATTCTGGGGAAAATGGATTAAAAGATTCTCATGATTTAGTCTTTGAGAAAGATAGATACTTCTATAGAAAGAAGCCTAAACAATTTAAAAATGGTGGTAAACCCGAACCTATAGACGCTCCAGAAATAGAAGAAACTAATTAGAAAAATATAATTCCAGAAGGTGCTCTTCATGCTCGCAAACATAACATGGAAAATGCTGATAACTTGACTAAGAAAGGTATTCCAGTTATAGATAATGAAGGAGAGCAATAGGCAGAGATAGAAAAAAATGAAATAATATTTACACTAGAAGTTACTAAAAAGCTGGAGGAGTTATACTCTAAATATACAGACTATGAATACTCTCAGAAAGAAAAGGATGAAGTAGCAATAGAAGCTGGAAAACTGTTAGTAAAAGAAATATTATTTAACACAGATGATAGAACAGGTTTAATTAACACATTAAAACAAGGAGGAATAATAGATGGCTCTAAATGATTTGTTAGTGTCTTATAAGCGCATTGAAACTCCCTCTAGAACCATCCCAGAGTTCAAATTTCCAGAATCCTATCAACTAGTTACTTCTGATGCCCCATAGAGTAAGCCTGATTAGGAAGACGTATAGACTCCTAAATATTATACTTCCACTGTTTAGAGACCCAAGTTTAGCTCAATCCAAAGATGGAATAGTCCTTACAGGGATAGGAATGCTTGGATAACTGACTTAGCGGCTGCTTATAGAAAAGCAGGAGTAACTAATGATAATGCAATAAAGATGTTAATTGCCCAAGATGCTCAGGAAAGCGGTTGGGGACGTTCTGCGCAAGGTAAATTCAACTTTGGAAACTTAACCACTGGAGCTAAATGGAAAGGTGACTATGTTATGGGAAATGACCATGACGCTAAAGGCAATCCCATCAAATAGAAATTCCGCTCTTATAATTCTATGGATGAATATGCAGCTGATAAGTTATAGTTCTTGAAACACTTATATGATTTTGATGAAAATGATGATATTAATACGTTTACCGCCAAACTTACTGGTAAGAATAAAGGTAAGAGAAGGTATGCAGAAGCTACTGACTATGCTGATAGAGTTGCAGCGGTATTCAGGAGTTTCAAGGACGGTGGTATTATAAAGTATTAGTAGGCAGGAAAAGTACTTAGTCCTCCAGAAAAGGCAAGATAGAATTTATCTAGTAAATTTCCAGTTAATTGGGAAAATTCTGATTGGCTACATAACTACTTCTCTAAGAACTTAGGTTATAATACTTCTTTAAGTATATTATCTTCTATTCTTCCTGAAAGCGGGGCAGACCCTCACAAAAAGTAGCTTAGAGGAGGGCCAGGAAGAGGGTTAGTCTAGTGGGGATTTGGTACCGACAGATATAACCATATGAAATCATATAAGATGAGAGGATCAGTACAAAAGGGAATAGACCCAGAACTTCAACGACAAGCAGAATATATAGTTAACACTGTTAAGAACGAACAAAAAACTGGAGAAGGCTTATGGCATCATGGAGGAACAGGGTCTGGATACAAAAGTGCTGAAGGTGCTAGAAAGGTATTTATTAATGCAAGAACTCCAGCATCCGGTAAGGCAAGAGCTTTTAGTCTCGGCTATGTAAGACCTAAAGGAGGAATAGAAGAAGCCACTAGAAGAGCTTCTTACGTAAGTTCTCTAGATTCAGTTTATAATTCTAAATATAAATAATGGATAGAGTAAAGGTAAATGTAGGCGATAAGACATATAATTGTCAAATTGCCAAGACAGAAGAAGATAGAAAGAAAGGTCTAATGGGAGTAGAAAATCTTCCTCCCGATGAAGGTATGCTATTTGTATGGGAGGATGAAGATACTAGAGAAATGTGGATGAAAGATACTAAAATACCTTTAGACTAGATAGCCATTAACGATAATGATGAAGTAGTCTTAGTATATAAGGCTTAGCCAGAAGATGAAACTTTAGTTCCGTTCATGAACGCTAAGTATATTCTAGAAGTTAATTAGGATTCTGGTATTGTAGAAGGAGATGATTTTGAAATAGACGACTCTGAAGATTATGACAAATATGTTATGAAGGTGCTTGCTCCAGATGGTACTACTTAGATGTATCTCTAGGGAGGTGAAAGAATCGTAAGTAGAAAAGAAACAAGAACTCTCATTAAGAAAGCTAAAAAGGCTTACGAAAATAAAGACAAAGATTATGATAAATATTGCAAATCTTTGGGCAAATATATATTTAAGGTATTAAAGGGTCAAAATACTCGTCCGCCAGAATATGTAGAAGTTCCGGAAGGAAAAGACAAAAATTCTAACGACGAAAATTAACAATATACACATCGTATCAAAAATTCTTGGTTATGAAGATCTTAATATGTAGTATTGAAGTACATAAGATAGATAGATAATTAGTGCATTAATTACATTTTAAATTTTTAATTTATGAAGTTAGGAAATAAGTTTTAGGCAGGAGGACCGATGCCTGCAGGAGCACCTGCTCCAGCGCCTCAAGGTGGTGAAGACCCAACAGCTATGTTACTTCAAGGAGCACAGCAAGCTGTTCAAGGACAAGATTGTGAAATAGCTATGCAAGTATGCCAAATGTTAATCGAAGCATTGGGAGGTGGAGGTAATCCACAGGAAGCTGCCCCACAGGAAGCTACCCCAGCTCCAGCAGAAGGGGAACCTGTTTACCGTAGAGGCGGTCGTTTAGTGAGACGTATAAACGCTTAACAAATTTAACACGTAGGGGTATATCTAAACTAGGTATATCCCTATTTTATTTTACAGGATAAATTATGGCAACACGAGTTAAATATAAATTTGGAGACGATGAGTTCGACTTAAAGGACTATATCCATAATTTAGAAACTAATTATCAATCCTATGTTGCAAGTAAGAATTGGAATGAAGGGTAGCAACAGGAGTTTAAAAACGCTTTTGATAAATATCTAACGGGATTGAAAGATTAGTTGTCTAATAACACTGGAAGATTTTATACAGATTATTCTGGAGCTATATTTGATAACAAAGGTGAGTTCAGTAACACTGATGATGATAATATAGACCCAGTTGGTTCTGAGTATTATTATAATAATAAGGGGTAGAGAATTACAACAGACGATTATAATTTACTTAGAAAAAGAAAATAGAAGAACTTTAATACTTTTTCTGCTAATAGGTAGGTAGCTACCTATCTTAATAAGGTAGGTATAGCACTAAGAGACTACTCTAAACAAAATCCGTCTAACAATTCTTCTAATGCTTTCAACTTATCTAAGCATGGCTTCGAAAAATACTGGATGGATTAGAATAATCCATCTGGAGGAGATTTTGATTTTGCTCCATATGTGGAAAAGGATTAGATAGGAGAGGGTGGGGTACGAGGAACATCTAACAGAGCAGCATATCTAAAAGAATAGCTAGAGAATTATATTAAAAACTTAGGTGACTATGACTTTTCTTCTACTACATTTAAGGACAAAGATACTTATTTAGCAAAATTAAGAGCAGCTATGGAAAATCTTGACAATGGATATAACCATGAGGATGCTATAGCGCTTAATTAGGCTGGTCTAAGTAGTAGTTTCTTAAACAACTTCTTTGGTACTGGAGAACAGTAGTAGAAATCTGAAGTAGAATAGGCAGCTGAATATATTGCAGCAGAATAGAAAAGACAATAGGATTAGGAAATTATAGACTAGGCTGCTAGAATGAAGGCTATGTCAGAGCTAGATTAGTGGGCTAAAGATAATTAGTTTCAACCTAAATACTCAGGAGTATTAGAAGGGGGTGATTACGATCCTGATGCTATATTAAGCATGTTAGAGAAAGACTATGCTGATATAGAGGGGGATGACAATAAAGTAAAAGCTTGGTTAAACTTTGAACAACTTCTTAAAGATATAAGAGAACCTATGATTGAAGCAGATGCTATCATTAATGGACAACCAGTATCTACAATAGAAGGTTCTAAAGCTGCAATGAGGAAATTAAGAGCTAATCTAGCTCAGAAGCTTAAATTTGCAGCACAAGAAGGATATATGAAAGCCTATGGAGATGAATATATTATTCCAGGCTCCGAGGATTATAGTAATTATTCTTTAATAACATATAACCCTGTTACTGGGGAATATAAAGACCAATCTGTTATACTTAATGAAAAACTACGAGAAGCTATGGCCTATGATTGGTATAAAAAGAATACATCTGTTCCAAGTAATAAAAATGGAGGAGCCCTTTATTATTTATAGCAAGGTGGCTTTATGTAGAGATAGAGAGAGGTACGAAAACAAAGAGAGGAATAGTAGAAGTAGGAACAGACATAGTAGAGTACAAAATCCAAAGATGAAGATACTAGAACCCCAGAGCAAAGAAAAGCAGGAGAAAGAGTACCAAAGTCTGGAGAGTTAAGCACCATTGATAAAGTGAGAATAGGTAGTGCTATTGCAGACATAGGGTCTATTTTAGCAGCATTTGTTCCTGGATATGGGACTGCTGCTTCTGCTATAGCTGGATTAGGTAGTACTGGAGCTAATCTTTATGCAGATATATCCGATGATAGCGTGTCTGGATGGTAGGCTGCTGGAAATGCAGGATTTGGCTTATTAATGGATGTAGCTGGATTAATTCCTGGATTAGGAGCTGTGGGGAAAGCTGGAAAGATAGCAAAGACTCTTAAATATGTACTACCTACAGCTTTAACTATATGGGGTGTATCTGAGAATGGAGGAGATGCTATAAAAGCCGCTAATAAATTAATGAACGGGCAGGACCTAACCGTAGATGATTGGAAAGCCTTATCGTTTGGACTGTAGACTATTGCAGGAGGAACTAGAGCAGTCAAAGGAAATAAGTCAGTAAATAGACAATTAAAGAATACTAAGGAAAAAGCTCCTTATAAAACAATTACTGCCGAATCTGGCAAAACCTATAAAGTAACTCCAGAACAATTTAAACAAATTACGTCTGCTACCACTTTAGAGGCACAAAATAAAGCCTTTAGAGAAGCTATAGGCTCTAGAAATTCGTCTGAACGGTTAGGAAGTAAGTTTAAAACTTCTAGGTGGGAGAGAGTAAGACATCCATTTACTGCGGAACCTAAAACTGGAGGAGGAGTTGATTATATTGACAGAAGCCTAGATATTTCTACAATGGAAAGAATCCCTTGGCAATTTAAGGTAAATAACGGCCAACTAACTCCTAGAAGACTATCTAATGAATGGTTATTACAAAAAACTGGTAGATGGACGTTTGGGGATCCAACCATTAATTGGTTTACGAGAAAAAACCCGCTATATAATAAATTAGTAGTTCCGTAGAGTTCTGCACCTACAGTAAGTACTCCTTAGATTAAATCTTCCATTCGCCCCGGTTCTGGGCCTAACATAAGATAGTTAAGGATGTGGAATAGGACACCAGGGTATGCTAGAGCACAAGGATACGGAAGGGATTTTGGAGTAGGAGACACAAGAAACAGTAGGGAAATAAGCTTAGGAATAGAATTTGATAAGTAGGGAGGTATTCTTAAGTACTAGGATGGCAATGTTCTTACCCCAACTGGTAGAGCAGGAGTAAGAAAAAAAGACACCTATACGTTTAATACAACTAATAGACTATAGTCCGTTCTTAATAAAATCAAAAAAGGCGAAATTACGGTTGATGACGCTAACGAGTTCCAAAGAAGACATTATACTATGTACTCTCAATGGACTTAGTAGCCAATGCAAGGATAGTCTGTAAGCTTATATTAGACTGATTATAATAATTAGGGATGGAATGATGAAATTATAGCTCCTGGATTTACTAATAACTATGATATCCAGTCTACCAATCCTACTAGTGGAGACTCTATAGTTGGAAATTGGACTATTGATGGAATCTACGACTAGATTACAGATGATAGAAGAGTTATGGCTAGAGATTCTGATTATAAGGACTAGGCATCTAGAGATGCAGATATTAAACTTGCAGAATAGGCTGGATTTGAGTATTATTTAGATCCAGAGACTAGATACTGGATGCTAAAAGAGAAGCCCAGAAAGGATGAAGGGTAGGTTTCTCCACCACGATAGGTGAGTGAGCCAGTTAAAAACGAACCAGTAGCAGAAGAAGAACCCATAGTAGAAAATTCTAAAGCCAACAATAATATTCTACGAACTATCTTAGGCAATCCTACTATTACATATGGACTTCCTAGGGCAGTATATGCCGACAGAATGAATAGAAGAATGACAGACTTGGCTAAAGAATCAGTAACTCCACTACTAAAAGACCCATTCTAGGTACATCGTTATACTAGGAGTGACTTAGATGCAGAAATGTAGGGAGAGAGAAATTACGCAGATCTTAGAAGGTTGGCTAGTAGACCTATTACTTCTGATGGAAGTCTGTAGACTGCTACACAATTACAAGCGGAAGTTTAGGGACAAGAAGCTAGAACAGCCGGAAAAGAAAAGAGTAATTAGACTTAGCGACAATATGATGAATTAGCTTGGCAACAAGAAAAAGAAAATGCTGCTAACCGACATGAAACAGCTATGTTTAATAGAGCATAGTAGTGGGGAGCTGACCAAGATAAGAGTAAATTTGAATAGGCCTACCTATCTAAAAAGTTTAATATCTGGGATACCTTTGGATAGCAGTTGGAATATGATGCTAGAACTAAACAACAGGAAAATAAAGCATTAGCTGATAATTTTGCAAGGTCAGATATTCATAATGCAGTTAATTATGCTCCTAACGATTATGGTGCTAATTTGACTCCTGAGGAGCTTACAGTATGGAATAAAGTACTATCTGGAACTAATCCTTCTAGCTTATCTACTTAGGAGTTTAACTCTTATAGGCTAGCAGCTTAGAAGGTTTCTAGAGTAGAAACTGATTAGCTAAGACAGCATTATAATATTCCTAATACAAGATGGTCTGGAAAAGCCGGAGTACCAAACACTCCATGGTCTGCCTCTATCTCATTTGTAAAGAAAGGAGGAATCATTTCGGCCAAGAATGGTTCTAAAATAGCTGTTGCAGGAATAGAAGCTAAAACTGCAGATGCTGAGAGATTTTAGAAACAAATCAAGGATTGTATTGACAGAAACGAAAAAACTCTAGATAGATTATCTAAAAGTTTATATGGACTTATAAAAGCTTCAATGATAAAATGATACTGAAACTATAGCAAGGGGGGAATGCCCTTCCCCCTCTTGTTTCTTATCAACCAGTAACGGTTACTGGTGGGGCAACCGCTGGAGCTTCTGTAGCTCCTAGCGATAATAATCAAGAGAGTGCCGACTTAACTGACAAGGATTTGCTAAAGATGTTAGAAAAATTAGATGGACTTCCAAGCGATATGGCTGTACTTACTTAGACTCTATAGAACTTCTATATAGACCAACAATATAGTCCATTCCCAAGTACTTCCAATATTGCGTCAAGATACCTCTAGGCACTGAATTAGATGAAAATAGCTAATTTCAATAGAAAAGAATATGATGACGCCTTCTCTACAGTGAACAAAAATGGAGGCATTAATGAATATGCTGTAACAGATAGAGGACAGCTATTCTGTATGAATAATGAAGGAGATTTTCAATTATTATCTTTAGAATAGTTAAAGGAAAATCCTGACTATTAGCCATTAACTAACTCAGAACTGCTCTATTATAGAGCGCAATCTCCTTAGTTAGCTAATAATAACGAATTGCTTAAAGTAGTAAAAAATGGTATAGGTATAGAATCAGTAACCAAAATGATTCAGGATAGTATAGGAAACCTTGGAACTACTTCAGAATCTAATGAAGGATTTGTTAGAACATAGGCGTCTCAACTAATTAACGGTCTACAAGAGTTTATGAACGCTCAGCAATAGTCTGGAAATTATACTGCTACTGTAGACAATTTGTATAAAGGAAAACTCTTAACTAAGAGTTAGGCTATGCAAGCATAGGCAGCTCTTAATTATATATATACAACTTTGCCAGCAAATGCTAAAACATTATTGAAAACTAAGACAAGAAATGGAACTGATGCAGAAGCTGTAGAACTGGTGCAAACACTAATTAATTCGAAACTAAGTTCAACTGCTGACTTTTCACTAGACCTTGATGAACCGACTTCTGGCTCTAATGGAAAAGGAGGAACTGGGGACAATTTAGACGCAGACCTAGTTACTATGATATAGGCTAGTCATGGAGGACATGATACTATTTACTAGCTAGATAATAAGTCTGGAATCGGAATGACTGTACAAGGGACTGCATACGAACAAGTCAAAGATACTAAAGGAAACCATATAGGCAGAACTTCTATGGAAAATCTTCTTAATGATTCAGGTTTACGCTCTATCATTAATGCAGATAGTGGAGTGTATTTTGGAGACTAGAAAGTAGATTTAGACTCTCTATTAAATATAACTTACGATGGCAAGGGATTGCTTAGAGTTAATCTTCCTGTGCGCTCTGATGGTTCTCCTAATTTTTCTTTATTAGAGGAGTATTCAAAAGCATAGGCAGAATTTCTACTTAGTTCCCAGACTAATGAAGACAGATTAAAGATTTTTGGTGATGCTGAAAAGTATCCTAACTTAAACTCTTTAATTACACCTACTGGTGAATTAGACTAGTCTAAATTTGCTCCATTTATAGTAGCTTCTGGTATGACTACAGACGGAATGGTAGAGATTGATAAGAAAAATAAATTCCTTACTGAAGTTAAATAGTCTCCAGAATTGGTTTAGCAATTGAAGACTAGCTTAGCAGTTGGCACTGGAGATAAAACACAATATCCAGATATTGATGAATATGATTGGACAGAATGGTTAATGCCAGAATTTATAAATGGTTATGACCACATCTTTAAGGGAAATATATACATCCCATTAAATATGAATAAGATGGCAGCAGCTTTGGGAGGAAATCAAAATATTGATACAACTACTGGACAGATATTAGAGAAAGAATACCAAAGAAGAGACGTGACTTTCTAGAAAGCCGACCCTTCATTACTATTAAATAATTAAGTATGTTTGAAAACGATTGGATATTATCAAGCTTAAGTAATCCTACCTTAGATATAGATGATTTAGTTTCAATTGGAGGTTTAAATACTAAAAATACTCAATTTCTAAGCAAGGATTAGTATTTAAAATCAAACTTTATTAAGGATAATTCAGCATTTAAGGATGCTAATGGACAATTCTCTAAAGAAAAGTTTGACAGATTTTATGAAATGCAAGCATCCAGATGGAGAGATTTTTAGAATAATGAATTTCCAACTGGAATAGAATTAGATGCCTTTGATACTGCTAGCAATAGAGCTAATGCTAAGGTCAAAGAAAATAACTTTACATTAGGACCAAACTATAACCCTGATAGAGTTTAGATTGGTGTAGAAGGTTGGAGAACTACAAGTAAAAGAACTAAGTCTGAATAGGAAATAGCTCAATCTTAGAGAATATTCAATCCAGAGACAGGAAAGTTTGAAGATTCTACTCCAGAGGATTACGCTTTATTTAGTAGTCCAGCAAAGTGGATAAAGAACCTATTCTCAGAACCTTTGGTACTTGCTCAATACGAAAAGGATGAAGTAGATGAGCAAGGAAATAAACATAAAAAGGGTGAATATAAATTAAATCCGGAAGGAACCTATTATTACGAGAAACTAAATGGTCGTTCTCCAATAGGCAAAACTGTTTTGTCCGCAGCTGATATTCTAACTAAAGAAGATTCAGCTCTTAACAAAATAGACTTCATGGATTCTGACGATTTGGAAAAAAGTGCGACTGGAGTAATTGCTAAAAATATCGCATTAATAGCGCCTATGTTTACTCCAGCAGCCCCTTACTATTATAAAGCTATAGTTGCTAAAGAACTTACTAAGACTCTTCCTATGCTTCATAGCGTTGCAACTAACCTATTTGGGTCTGGAGACCACGAAACTCCAGGATGGATGAACAAGCTGGCTGCAAAAGGAGAGACATTATCTACTTCTACCTCTACGTGGAGTAAAGAGCACACATTTTCTTTTGAGAATTTAGCAAATTTAATTTCTGATGTTGCACTACAATGGGGATAGCAGAAATAGATAGCTAAAGCTGTAAATTGGTTCGGAGATAAGAAAGCTCTGAAGAAAGCTGAAGATTAGGCATTCCAATTTTACAAGTCTAAAGTAGGAGGAAGTTTAAAAGGTTTAGAGGCTCCTACTGATGAACTATGGAAATAGTCTACTCTAGGATAGCTATGCATGAAAAAGTATTACGACCCAGTATTGGAAACAATGAAAAAGAAATAGAGGCTTGGAGCTGATTTAGCGCTAGCATATATGGCTTTAATCTCTAATACTGATGTTTATGCAGATATGCTTGAAAGAGGTGCTACTAAAAAAGAAGCTGCTTGGGTAGCTTTAGGAAGTACTGCGGCTATGTTTAGTGTAGACAAATTCGCACACTTAGGAGAAGTGTTCTATGATGACCTTACGGCAGAATCTATTAAACAAGGACGTTAGGCTGTTAAGAAAGAGCTTAAAGAAGCTTTTGATGAAATATATAAAGCCGGAACTAAAGAAAGTCCAGGTAATTGGTTTAGAAAAGGTGCTACATTTGGAAAGCGAGCTGCTGAGACATTTGTTGAAAATTTAAAAGACCACAATTTGGGAGGAGTTGGTAAAGCTCTTGGAGAGGGTCTTGAAGAGGTTAGTGAGGAATTAGTAACTGACCTTACTAAGGCTACCTATTCTCTACTTGGAGACTTAGGTCTATATGATAAGAGCGTTAAAGATACTGGAGCATTTGAGAATATGCTTGAAAGATACTCTATGTCTCTTATTGGAGGTGCTGTCGGTGGAGGTTTGTTTTACGGAGTTGAGAAGTACAAGGGCTTCAATAAAACTAGAGACAAAGATTTAGTAGCTCTTATTAATGATGGCAGAGCTTAGGAATTAAGAAATCTTGTTAAGAGTTATGTGTCTAAAGGTCGCGCAGGAAATACTAAGATTTCTGGATTACAGTATTCTTAGGATGAAGCTGGAAACATAACATGGTTGAGCACTGATAAAAGTGAAGAATCTCAAAACCAATAGGTAGGTAACAGAGTTCTAGAAAAAATTAATTCTCTAGAAGCTGCTATAGTAGGAAGTGGAACTAAGCTTAACTAGGACTAGCTATTTGACAAAATGGTTTTATAGGAAGCTAGATATTAGGGATACAAAAATGCTTCTCATGTAACTGGATACTATTAGGAGTTTTCTAAGCTTCAGAACTAGTTATTACAAGCTAAGGAAGCATACAATAAAGCGGCTGACACGGCTGATGGAACCCTAGAAGGTAGAATAACTGACTCTCCTACGGATGCAGAGAAGTAGGCTAAGGTTACAAACCTACAGAATTTCTAGAATGCTGTAGATAATGCCTAGAAGAGAATAAATGACTTTTTATCCGGAGATACCTCGTTAGATTATACTAGAAAGTTAAATTTTGCGTTAGACCCTGTTCTTAACTCAGCATTTCTTGGATTAAATAGGACTTAGTGGTTACTTAATAAGATAGACCCCAATAAGGAGTTCACCATTAAGGAATAGATGGAATTAAACGATTAGTGGAATGACCATGTTAAGGATGTTATGCTTAAAGACTTAGACAAAGCATTCTTAGCATATAAGGCTTTAGAGAAGGCAGTATCTCCTCAGATGCTGGCTTAGTAGGATTATGCTAACTAGTATAAAGGAATATTTAACTCTTTAAAATAGCTTTATGACAAGGAGGATTTATCTCTAGACAAATACTTAAACGCTAAGCCCTTCTACACTATGGATTCTAGACTTATGGACTAGAATGGAATAGAAGAATCTGAAGAAGAGTATAACGCTAGAAATAATACAACTACTCCAGACGAGGTTTAGAAATATTACTAGAGACAACAAAGAGTATTTGATTTAAATAATTAGATACTAGCTGATTATATACAACAATTCGACGATATACTTAGACCTATCAATTACTCTATAGATAGCTCTACTAACAGAACTATAATGTAGAATATTCGCTATAGACTTAAGGATATTATTAGAAGAGAGATGTAGTATCCATTTATTGATTAGGGCAGTAAATTTGATTCCTCTCCTTATAGAACAATATTACAGGATTTAAAAGAGGACCTATCTAACATTGATGATATACAAGAGAGACTACAAGATAAGCATTATTCTCTAGTTAAAGAGTAGGCAAATAGTTTAGTTACTTTGTTGAGTGATACTATTCCGAGTCTCCAAACTTTAATGTCTGTAGATTCTGCTGTTTCTTCCAAATCTATAAAGGAAATAGTTAATAAAATTAATGCTACTAATCTAGAAAATAAAGAAGACTTGGTAAATAATATACTAAGTGCTAAAGAAAAATATGATAATGCTGAAACAGATGAAGAAACCGAAGCAGCTAAGCTAGAACTGTATAATATTATTCCATTAGAATTTAAAACTAAATCTCAGACAATTAAAGATATTTTAAATAATTTTAGCGGTTATGCTGGATAGGAATTTGCGTTAAAGGAAGGACAGGCTGTAGGTGATATACTAACTATAGACGATTTAACTAAAGGTCTTAGTGATCCAGAATCTGCAATCTATTAGTACTTTGCTGCAAAATCTTCTGCTCTACCAGAAGTACTGAGTGCGGCATTGTAGGCAACTCCTATAAAATTTGGAAGAGATTCTAAACTTAAATTACTTACTAATAACGCTAGTGATCCAAGAGAAACTTCTGGAGAAGTAGTGAAGAGATAGATAGCCACCCTGACTAGATATACTAATACTCTAGCTAGTAGGATATAGAAAAATCCAGTCTATTCCTTCTATAATAAACTGAAAGTCAATTCTCATAGTCCTTTAGAAACTATCTTATCTTCTATAACAAAAGAAATGTCTGATAGTCAGGAAGAAATATTTAACATGAATTATATACTAGATTAGGTATATAAGGATTATGTGTCAGCTGACAAGGTAGATGCATTTGAGTTAAATGATACTTAGGCTAAATAGTTAAAGAATGCGCAAAAGGCTTTGGAATTACTTCAAGCATATATTTATTCTGCTTCCACTTCTCCAACTGGGGTTAATTATTTTGGACAGAATAAATAGATAAACGAATTTGCAAATTCTCATAGAGCAGAATTGACTAGGGAATGGGAACCTCTTCCAGAGATAAGTTAGGAGTATGCTTAGGTATTATAGGATGAAGTTAATAATCTTAATACTGAAATAGAGTTATGGAAACGAATCTCTGAAAATAACAGTATGAACAAACTTAGAAGGTTGGTTGATACTGAGAGTATTGTGAATAATCTACGATATGACATAGGAAAAGGTCTTTCATTTCAATTTACTGTAGGAGATAAACAATATGATTTAACTGAGGGTATAGATGCGCTCCCTCCATTTGATAATGACCCTGAAAATTAGTTAAGCCAGCTATTTAGTTTTGAACAAACTCTTCATAATAACTTTAGCAAGATATTGAAGGATACTGGTTGGACTCCAGAGCAATTTTTCCAGAACTCAGACTTTTGGAAGAAATATTTAGGAAATTATACAGACTTAGAAAAGCAATCAACGAGTAAATTAAATGAATCTTTATCTGGATTTACTAAGTATGATTAGGCTTTATATATACTATCTGTATTATCTGATAATCCTTCCAACTATTATAGATCTGTTTAGAATTCTGTTAAAGATAATGAAGATATAGCTCCACTTACTGTATAGCAAAACATTTCCAGACTAGGAGAAGCTGCACATACTAGGGCTTATAAAGCAGGATTTAAAGCGTTAGCTAGCTTAGTTAATCCCGACAGAACTATAACTCCTAACGTTGTATATATTAATGGAGTAGCAGGTGCCGGTAAAACGGAGGTGGTACTAAAAAACATAAGGCAAAGATTCTATGAATAGGCTGCATTAGTGATTGGTCCTACTACTTCTTAGGCTGTTAAATTACAGAACTCTCTGAATGAAGGAACTTCTTATACTATTGAAGGAGATTCTAATATCTTTGATAAGATACTTCCCAACTGGGACAAAATAAACGAAGCCTTTGAGAAAGCTACGTCAGAAATAAATAAGTCTGAGAATCCTGACCACTCTGTAGAGACCGACTACTTTATTATGAAACGGTATAAAAAACCTGGATTCTCTGGGGTGAAAATTGATTTAAAGCCCGACAAAATAAAGTTTAATCCTGATATAAAAGCTCCTTTAGTGTTTGTAGATGAGGCTGCTCATATGAATACCTTATAGATAGCTTTACTTGATGAGTACGCTGATAGAGTTGGGGGAACAGTATTCTTAGCTAGTGACTCTAATCAATCTGGTTATTAGAATGGATAGGTTGGAAATCTTGCACCTACTGATATTTTTGCCACTAGAACTTCTAAGTTATAGGAATCTTTAAGAACTGCTAACATATAGAAACAAAGTAATAATAACAAGGTATCATCATTATTAGATACTATAAATGATATTTAGGAATCTGGAGATAATCAGCTCTGGCATGATTTAGAAGCTAAGCTTCCTAATCTCATTAGAAAACTAAATCTCAGAGTATATAATAAAGAAGATGATATAAATGGAGACTTACTAGGAGCTAGACTAGAAGATATTATCAAGCCATTATCGAATCATAAAGATGCTAGTATTGGATTCATAGGAGACGTTAATTCTCCAGTTTATTAGAGATTAAAGTCTGAAGGATTTACTAACTTGGGAGAACCTCTTACTGAAAAGATTATTCCTGGAAAGAAATTTATGCAGGGGCAAGAATTTGACTATGTTATAATAGATAATATGGACTTGTCTGTCGATTTAAATAATCCTAGGGAATCTATTCCATTCTTGAAGAGATTTTATACCTTAATGTCTAGAGGTAAAACTGCTTCTATCTTTTTAGACCCAGAGCTTCCAAGGATAATTGGAGCAAATGTCTAGGATGATATGAAATCTGCCGGATTTAGTTTAGCAGGACAAGTAGAGTTATTCAGAAATAACTATGCTAAGGCTCTAGACAAATTAGACCTATCTTAGACAACTTCGGAAGAAGTACCTTAGGTAAAAGAAGAACCCGAAGTTAAAGAAGAAGGAGAGGAATTGGTTATATCTCCAGTAGTAGAGAAAACTCCTGAGTTCAACCCAGAAGCTACAGAATAGCAGGTTGAACAACAGTTAGAAGATGCTAAATAGGAAGTCTACGAGGATTTTGTGGAGTAGAACTCTGCAGAAAGATAGGATATAGAAGTATCAGAACTATCTGACCTTCTAATAGAAGCTAACACGGTAGTACCTATTACAGGATTACGTGAGACAATGATTAATCCAGATGGTTCTTAGAGAGTATATCCTGCGTGGCTTCCAGGAGAAAGAACTTCAGTGAGAAGAAATATCAACGCCATATATGATGGTACTGAGCCTATTACTAAAAGAGTAGATAAACAAAGATACTAGGATATTATAACTAAAATACAAAGTTCAGTTATATTTGGAGGTAATGTAACTGACCCAGCATTAACCTCCTTATTAGGATTTAGTGAAGCTTGGAAAAATAGAAAACTTCAATTGGAGGTAAGAAAAGCTACAGATGCAGACAACTTCGGAATAGGTACTGACCTTAAGCCTACTTATATAGACATAGATGGAACTCCATATATAGTTTCTGTTACTTGTAGACTAGACGGACTAAGTAAGACTATTTAGGATAACCCTTTCTCTGCTGTATTTGATATATGTCTACTTTCTGATTTTAATAATTTAAGAAAGCCTAACGTATAGTAGGCAATTAAGGATAAGATAAATTAGAAAATAAAGAACGGGAAAATAACTGGTGCTGATAAGATTAAGGCAGAGAGATTTAGAGATAACCTTAGCGAATCAGTAAAACAGTATGAACAATTTATAAGAAGGATAGTACAAGAACATCCAGAGGGACATTCTATAGAACTTACTTCGGATATGTATGAATCTCACTAGACTACTAGATTAGTTAAAAGAAAAACTCCAAGACGACTTGGAGGAACTTTAAGTATAGCTACTGTTGAAAATAATAGAGTAGACTAGGATGGTAACTATATTTCAGACTATAATAATTTCTTAGATACTGATAAACGTAAAGTGGTGTCTCCAGTATATATATTAGGAAATAAATCAGATATATTGAAAGGAAAAGTTTCTGAATCTATCTTCGGTAAGGCTGTAGTGTTTGTATCGGCTAATACAAATCTTACACCAGAAGAACTTCCTGATAGATATATAGAATAGAAGAGAAATCCTGATACTCATACTCCAGAAGTTAGAATGGTAGTCTTAAATAATCATGGACTAAGCTTCACTGAGCTTATAACTCATAGAATACAAAGTTAGCTGACTGGAGAAGGGGAGAAATCTAAGAAACCTTGGAGAATGGATACACTAGGAGTAAGAATGTTTACTGCCATGTGGAACTTCAGAGCAGGGTTGGAAAACTTTATATCTTAGCTAGATAAGTGGAAGTCTGAAAATGGATATGATAGTAGTAAAGTATTAGATATAAGCAAGGTAGAATCTGAACTCTTTAATCTGTTTGGAAAGAATTGGGAAACTAAACTAAGTGCTAAAAGTCCTTAGGTGGAACAGCTCTTAAATAGATATAAGGTTACTGCTGCGGACTTAGAAAACTTAATAAAGTTTAACTAGGAATATTGTAAGGATATACCTACTTTTAGGCTAGGAATTGACTTAACTAGTAAAAACGTCGGAGGGTATGTAAGGTCATTCGATGCTAGCAATTCTAGTGTATACGGAAAGAGAGAAGCTAATATGTTAGCTATCGAAGAAGAATATGCGCATAAATATCATGCCATATTATCTTCTATATTAGAATAGTTAACTGCTAACGAGCCTCCTGAATTATTCAAGAGAGCTGGATTGGAATTTAAACCTATGGCTACAAGATTAGCTAAGGCTGACGGTTCTAATTATGCAACTAATGAATATATCGGAAAAAGTGAATAGAGAAGAAACTTATCTGGGCTTATTCATACTAATAACAAGAATATAGTTATTGGAGAAACAGATGAAAGTGGTAATATAATCTCTACTTCTACTATCCCTGCAGAGTCTATGTTTAGCTTCTTCCCTAAAGCTATTTCTGCTATAGCTTCTAAATCTAGAATATATTAGACTAACAATAGAGCTAGCGGATTAATCAGCATTAGCACTATTGATACCAAAAATAACACCGATAAATTTGATTTTGATGTTGCGTCTTTATTCAAAGACGGTATGTTGGAAAAGAGAGGAAATGATAATACATTATTTAATATGTTCAATCTAATTTTCCATGGTACTGTAGAGAGTATAGAAAAACCTCATGCTTATACAGAAGAAGCTCCATTCAAATATGGAATCTTTGTAGACCCAGATTTGGAAACTAGTTAGGACTACAAACAAATTAACGTAAGAGGTCAGAATGGAAAAGATTACGCGTTCTTAAGATGCGGAACTAATCCTGTGTATTTCGATGTTGATGTTGATGTAATTTCTGGCGGTATTGCTCTAAATTTATCTAAGCTATTGGATGGAGGAAAGAGACAATTGAAAGAGGAAACTAAAGTGGAGAATCCTATACAGGAGCAATTAGGCTACTCTTCATAGATAATAGACGAAGAGGATAGAATGAGATTCCAAAACTGGGTAATGAATAACGGTAAGGAAGATAATGAACAAAGTTACTCGGAGTACGTTACTATATAGAACAACAGAAAGCTTATAAACTTCTTTAAGAATGGGGCTTCTGTAGATAATATAGTAGAACTTGTGAATATGTAGATTGGAGAATCTACTATTAAAGATGTTAAATACGAGAGTGGAAAAGTAACATATACTGATGTTAACGGTAATACAGGAGAATTAAGTTTAGACACTGGAGATATGTATATTACTATGACTCCTAATAAGACTAATTCTATAGAGGAATTAACTGGATAGTCATTTAATTCTATGGTAGTAGACCCAATGGGAAATGATATAATGACTCACTCAGACTTCTTGAACTAGCTAGAAGAAACCTTCTAGGAGGATATGGAAGTGCAAACATTAGCAAATTCTTCTAATGTCGAAAGTTACCTTGAACTATTAGTAAGTATGAAAGATACTCTTAACGATAAGATAGAACAGCTAGAAGATTCAGATTTAAAATGGAGTTTATCTGACTATCTATTATATGTAGATACTACTTGTTTTTAATAAATAAATGACTATGGCAGCTTGTAATGTTAAATATGACAAAAAGAGTTATTAGCAATTAGCCTCAGATTTAAAGTTATTATACAGTCAAATTAATAGACCTGGGATAGAAGACAGAATCATAAAAACTTTGGAATTTAAATATAAATCTAAGGATGGAGAGGATAAGAGATTACTCTTGACTGATTCAGAAAATCTTGACGAGACTTCCAGAGATTTCATTGACGATGTTAATAACATAGTTTGTGGTTTAGCTAACGCTTCTTTAGACAGATTACCAGAGAAAGCCATGAAGTTTAGAAACATTGTGTTGTCAACTTTCTTCGACATGAATAGTGTCGGAGAGGTGACAACTCAGGTTTCTGAGACTGAAAAGGAAATGGAAACTGATGAAAATAAGGAAGCGAGAAAATTACAGAAAGTAGAAGACGCTCTACTTGAGATATATGGACCAATTAATACAGGTCTCATTTAGGAAGTAACTGATAGCTTTGGAAGAGAATTAAAACAAAAGTTAATCTATAATAACTACCTAAAAACTAAATATGAGTTAACTTCTGAAGAAGTTAATAAAAGAATTGTGGATTATAAGGAGAGTAAGTTTGAGAGTATTCTTAGTCATCTAAAAGAACAATTTCCAAATGATTCTACTTTGCAGTCTATTACTAGTATGTATAGTAACGGAATGTTAAATTCCAGCTAGTACTATTATGTCATAGATACTTTTAGGAAGTATGTATTACAAGACCCGAATAGAAACACAAAGTTTAATCAACAACTAGAAGATAAAATCTTATAGAAGAATAAGGTACAATAGGAATATTTATATAGATAGCTAATTAAGACTATACTAAATAATCCTAAACTCAATACATGGTTTAATAATAAGTATAGCACTAACTATACTAATTCGGAAGCCAAAACTCAACTATTTCTAGCAAATAGATTCTCTAACTATTATCTTGAAATTAAAGATAAGTTGTTAAAGGAGATAGAAAGAGGAGCTGATTTCAAAGATGAAGTCCTTCCGATTATCCAAGAAATAGAAAATCCAAAGGATGACTTATTAAACTATGTAAATGATTATATTACTTTAACTCAGTTTGATGATTTATTAGCATAGAAACTAGGAGGTAGTATAGGGATAGAACGAGGATTTTTGAACAATGTAGAGCCTCAAAGATAGGCTGCTTAGAAGTACAAATTAAGAGAATCTCACTCGCATTAGAAGGCTGGATGGGAAACTGCAAACAATGAAGGAAGTGAAGCTCATACTAGTACTAACGTAAAAGATATGCTAGACACTATTTTCATTTATAAATATAATGAATCACATTAGCCACTTCCGCAAACTTTAGATATGACCTCTCTTATGTAGGCATGGCAGTCTTTATTATCAGATATATTGAATAATAATATTAACTTCGAAACTAGCAACAGCGAAGCAGTTATAGGAGTGTTAAAGGACCTTATAAACACTCAAAATGTTAATGTGTTAGATAATATTATTGATATATTAGAGATTTTATTTAAGCCTTAGGCTATATAGAACTCTAGAGGTAGAATGATAGATTTCATGAGAAATGAAAATCTACTATCAGAACAACATAAAAATATTCTCTATTCGTTCTATAATGAGGTACTAAATAAAGACAATCCTAACTCTAACATTTCTATAGAATTAGGAAGGGTAAACGATAGCTTGAAATTTGGAACCAAGTTCCTAGAAACAGTTTCAGATTTATGTGCTATTATTTATAGAAATGTTAATAATAATTATATAGATTGCAATTTACAATACTCTAAAGCAGCTTTTTAGGTAAAGCAAAAATTCAATTGGGATTCTGACTTATTTGACTCTGTAGAAAGAATTACATTCAAGAGTAAGATGAGACAGATAAATAAACTCGGAGAAGATAGACTTACTAAATATAACTATACCTCCGTTCCTGATTAGTCAGGCAAGTTTATTTCTAAAGTAGAACTTCCAGGAAAGGAAGGAGCTATGTATACCTTTGGTTTTAAATATAATCAAGGTGCTTCTAATATAGAGGGTTTATTTTCTACTATGGATAACCTAGAGTTAGAGAACTCAACCGTTACTATAAATGGTAAAGAAGTTCCTATTTTAGATGTTTTAGCAGATATTAATATCAGAGAGTTTAGCAATAAAGTTCTTACTAACAAGGCTTTATTAAACGAATACGAAACAGTATTTAACAATCTGTTGGAAATGTTTGACTATTATCTGGATACTAACTTCTTATCCGACAAGGGACTAGAAACTCTGTAGGGGTATAAAGATAAATACAAATACGACCCAAAGAATAATTTATTCTCTAAAAATTATCTGAATCATTTTCTTAAGCTAGCAATTAGAACTGCTGACATTGATAATCAAATCAAACTTGCCGGAGATCAGGATATGAAGGAGTATTTGATGGAGAACTCTAAGTATACTAGCTTATTCAATAGAGAATCTAAGAAGCCATCCTCAGATATATTTGATATACAAGCAAATAGAGTTTACTTTAAACCAGCTACAACTAGAGACAAGGCTCTAAGCGATTTAGCTAGAAGTAGTGTAGAAGCTTCTGGTAGGTCAGTAAGGTCAACCTCTCTCAATAAGGCAGGAGCTAGCGTATCAAATTATAGTATATCGAGATTAGGATCTGAATTAAATAGACGTCTTCATAAACAACGTCAACAAGGAGGTGCAGCGTCTTCTCTACTATTCGTTTAGAATATAGATGCTATAGATATAGACCCAGTAATTGATGGTGAAATAACTACACCCATAGGTGATGTTAAATCGGTTAGGGATATGTCTTCTTCTGAGCTATTCTAGCACGCTATCTTGGATAAATTCTATAATTCCTTCTTAAGAACTGGCAAGATATGCTTCTAGCCTACAGTATATTCTGATAAGACTAACTTCCTAAATTATATGTCTACCTTATCAATGTTTAGCGATAATATTATGAATCTGATGTCAGACAATTCTTAGGAGTTTGTTGATTTATACAAAAATACCTTCTTCTCTGCACACAATTAGATTCAGGCAAACGTAGTAGCTAAAATGGAGAAGCTAATAAATTTCCTATCTACTCAGTAGGGAGCGAAATTCAAGAAAGCAGAAGACATATTTTAGTCTAATAGATTAGATAATGTTAGAACTTTCTTAAGAAATAGAACTGAATCAGAATTAACTAATTTAGCATATTGGTATAACTAGTATAATCTTGATAAGATAGAACTAGAGAAAGATAAAGATTACAGGTCTAGAAAGAAATTCTGTGACCTTAACGAGGTTACTGATTTTTATGCAAAACTATATAATGACCCAGTTAGACTAAGAAAGTTCCTAAGACAACAATAGGAATTGTTTTTAGACAATCTTAGAGAATATGGAGTAAACTTCCGACTATTTGACTCTACTTCTGAGTTAAATTCTTGGATTTCTAATACTCTCCAAGAAAAGAATGCTACTTAGACAGTAAGGCTGTTATCAGATAGCAAAATACTTTAGGTTAAAGATAGAAAGGAGTTTGCTGATAAGTGGATTAATAAAGATACTGGAGAGCTTTTACTAGAGAGAGATGGAATATTGAACCCATTCCTATAGAAATTCTTTTATATAGAAGGATTGTTTAGTAATAATCTAAGACTTAGTTTATCTGGAACAGAAATCAATCATCCTGACAAAGCAAAAGGAACATTATTTAATAGAATTGTTTCGGCTATAGGCAATATTAAATAGGCTGATAATCCTATAAAACTCAATGTTGCTAACAAGGAATTAGAAAATTTACTTGTTGGAAATAAAATAAAGTTTGAATCCTTAGACCGCTTCATAGAGGAGTTTTCTAAAGCTAGAGCTATAAATGACTTAGATGGTAATCCAAATATGTAGGATATTTACGACAAGACTATCATTGAAATCATTAATACAGCGCAAGGAACTTAGTTCAAACGTAACGTTATTATTCCTGCTACATTGTAGCATCCACTTACGGGATTAATTAATGGAGTTGCAACTAAAGTTAATGCTGCTGTTGTATACGATATGGCAGCTCCGGTAAATAATCTTAGAGAATCTGATTCTATAGATTCTTAGGATGGAAGTGCTTAGATGTCTCCTATTCAAGTTATCCTAGAAAATAACTCACTTGGAGACTAGAGAGTAGGTACTAACAGAAAGCCTATTTGGGACGATTAGACAGAAGACCTAACATCGTTCTTAGCTAAATTTGCAGCATTTGGACAAACTAATGCTATGATGCTATAGTCATTACAATCTAATTCTGCATAGTACAATATGTTTAAGAAGATGCATAATATTCGTTGGAATGGTACTATCGACCTAACTAAGAATATTAATCAGTTTCAACAAACTATGTACGACCAAGAAGAGGTCTCTAGATGGTTTAGAGAAGCTATCTTAGGAGGAGAAAAATTATTCTATAAGAATCAATTTGGGGAAGTAGTACAGATAACTGATTTCGGAAAAGATGGGTCTGGGTATTTTACAGTAGAAACTGTATTAGGGAAAGGTTCTAATAAAGTGTATCACTACTTTAATGATTAGTCAGAACATTTCACTGAATACGCAGAAGGACTGCATACAATAGACAGCTTGTATGAATTATTTGTTTCATTAGGAGGAATTAACTGTACTAATGCTAAGGGAGTAACATCCGAATTTAGCAACTAGGTATTAACTAATTTTGTGATTAATGTAGGTCATAAGGTTAATGCTAAGGTTACATCTGTTAAAGATGTGGTCCAGCCTCTCAAAGATAAGTTTATTGGATATGTATTTAATAACTCCGCTGTAAAGAACGGAGCAAAAAACATAAACAGCTCGGATGCGTGGTTGGATAATAATCCTTTAAATACATTCTAGGTTAACATCTAGGGATTGGGCATTTAGCTAAATGCCGACCACGATGTAGTAGATTCTGAATTAACTGAGTTCTCTCAGGTAGTAGCTGCCTGTGCAGCTTATGGTAAAGACTTCAAGTCAGTAAATGAGATTTACTATGGTCTTGCAGAATCTGCATTCTAGGCTTCAGAATAGGAATTAACTAATATCCAAAGATACTTTAAAGATTACGCAGTAGACCCAAGTAAAGCTAAGTATTAGCTTTATAAGATAGTAGGAAAGTTGATAGTCCAATCTAAGAGTAATAGTGATATGGACTTAACTGAGAAGCTTAAGCAAGAAATAAACAAAGAGTTTAAGATTAATAAGGATAACTCATCTATGGGATTAAAGATTCCATTTAGTGATCCTAGTATCTATACTTAGTTTATTACTAACATCACTTCTGTAATCAATTCTAAGTCTATTAAGCGTAAACATCCAGGTTCTGGTTATGTTATGGCACCAGGATATAATGTTGTCCAATACTTTCAAATGTTTGACCCTAAAACGAAAACCTATAGAAAATATCTTTTTGAGGACGTATTAAAGAGAGCCAGAAACGATTTCAAGGGAAAACTGAGAAATGGATTAGAAGCATGGTGTGCCTAGAACGGAGTAGACCCTAATAAGTACGGAGAGCGTAAAAGAAGAATTGCTAGCTTCGATTTAGCTACTTTGATAAGAGAATCTGCTGATAAGATAGATACTTCTGCTATTCCATATATGAACATTACTTCTTAGGATACTACTGAGTACAATAGACAACTTGTTAACCTATTTCTAGATGCCAAGTAGTAGGCAGAATAGGTACGAGATAAGTCTTGGTTTATGCCCACAGATATAGTCCAAGTAATTAATCCTACAGGAGAACTAGGGTAGATTATTGATTTAAGTGATATGGAAACATATTACAATTTCAAGAATAGGACTGAACTAGAAGGAACTCAATTTAAGTTATGTGTCACTAAGCCTAATAACCTAAAACCCTCTTTGATTAGATGGCAGTATGTAGACCCAGTTGACAATACTCCTAAGTTTATGACTATATATGACCATCCGATTATTAGAGGTTCTTGGAATTTACCGAAATCTGAGAGACCTAAACAAACTGAGATTTAGGCAGTTCTTGACTTATTAGACCAAGGAAAGTTTGAATTGAACGGACAGGTTATAGACATTATTCCTGGAAGTTTGGAAAATACAGAAGCTGAGATAGTATTAGGTAATATGTATAAGGATATATTCCAAACTGGCGATGCTTCTCTTGCTGATATTATGGACCAAGGAGAAAACTTCTTCAGAAGACAAACTGAAGTTCCTAAAATACCGGCGGGATTCTATAATTTAGCTTTTGTAAAGAATAATGGTCAACATACCTTGGTGTCTTTCAGTAATCTTGTTGAAACTCTAAACATTTATGAAGACCCATTCGATTATACTTAGGAATATATAAACGATAATAACGAGATATATACTCACCAAGATGGAATAAAGATTGGTAAATATATACAATCTTCTTGGAAGTATGTAGATGGAAAAGTCTTAGATTAGAGTAATCAAGAGATTGATAAGTCTAGATATAGACTTGTTTAGGATAAGAATGGAAACGTAGAGAATATTCTTCAGAGAATAGACTATGTTAAAAGATACAAGTATACTAAGGCAGAATTAGTTAATGGAGAACATTAGCTGATTAACTACACCTTATATAAAATAGCTCCGATTTAGGATATAAGAAGAGCATTAGACAAAAAAAGTAGCGATTAGGATGTCCTTAATTCAGATGCATACCATTAGATTTCTTCAATATTAAATAATATATACTCTCAAGATAAGTTTATTGATATATAGGTAAATACAGGAGTGGAATTAAATCCTGGACTACAGAGAACTATAGCAAACAGTCTAGTAGATTTTGGTAACGATACGAGATATGATGAAGAGTCTAAGAAACGAGTATTAATGACTCCAGAAGAAATTAGAAAGCTTCCTAGATTCTAGCAACACATGATAGAATTAAGAAATGCTTTGATAGGAAATAATTTCTCTGAGCAATATAAACAAATACGGGATAGATATTACGAGTATCTACAATAGTATAGAAAATAGTATTCGTCATTCTTAACCTCCTTACACTTTATTTCTTCTCGTATTCCAGCCCAGTCACTTCAGTCATTTATGCCTATGGTTTGTGTAGGTTGGACTGCTGATACTTCTAACACAGCTTATGTAAGCTATATTTAGACCTATCTGCAAGGTTCTGACTATGATATTGATAAAGCATACGTAATGGGACAATCATTTAGTGATGATGGTATGTACATAGGATGGAGTCCATTGTTTGATTATTCATCTGAATAGATGGTAGATGCAAGTAAAACTTTACCACTTCCTAGAGGAAATAAATTGATTGTTGTTGAGGGAGAGTAGTACTCTATAGAGAACGAACTAAATAGTATATTGGCATCATCTGGACCAGAAAGATTAAGAAAAGTTGCTAATCTAATTTATAAAATAGATAATAACAACGGTAGATATAATTATATTGCTGGAGCTAATGCTGATGAAAAAAGAAGACTAATTAGACAAATCTAGAAGCATGAGGATTATAAGGTAAGTTATAGATAGAGAGAGTAGGCATATAAGAATGTAGCTAGTGCTAATATTAGAAACGTAGTTCATAATATACGTAATCGAGATTAGGCATATTCTCCTATCACAATGAGAGATTTACAAAAAGAAGCTGATAAATCACCTAAGGGTGCAAAGACTAAATAGCTAAATATGATGAATCCTCTTACCAAATATGTAATGCAGAATCAAAACTTGGTTGGTAAGAATGTTATTGGTATTGCGGCTAATGGTGAAAAGGACTGGTTCAATTTAACATATTATTATCATAATGTATTAAGAAACGGAAATCAAAAAGATAAATTCTTCTTGAAGATGAATCATTCTTATAGTAGACTATCGGGAAGAGCAACTGATTAGCTGATGAATGTAGTGGTTAAACACATTCCCGATTTATGGAATGCCTCTCCAGAACTTTCTTAGAAAATTAAAGAGGAGTTCTACTCTACTTACGATGGACAAATAGATATGGATGACAAGTATGTCGACTAGCTAATTTCTCAGATTCTTTCTGCGGCAACAGATAATGCTAAGGAATTGATTCTTGCTAAGATTAACGCTGGGACCAACTTAGCTAAATATCACTTACATCTTGTTATGATGGGCTTCAATCTTAAAGATATTGTGGCGTTTATGACAAGTCCAGTAGTAGAGCTAATTGACAAGTATAGTAGAAATGATTTATATAAAAATCAATCTAGTTCGGTAACTAATGCTATTAAGATACTAAATGGAGATATAGACCTCTCTAAACTAATTGTAAAGCCCCAAGATAATTTATCTCCAGAGGAAAGATTAGAAGCTATGGAATCTTAGTTTGAAGCTATGGAAGCTGAAGCTGAGATGATGTCTGAGATGATGGCGGAAGGTCGTACTCCAAGAAGGACTAATAATGAATATATGTGGATAATTAGTAAGCTAGGAAACATATATAAAGATTCAGAGTCTAAATCCTTGAAAGATTTTGTTCAAAAATTCATTAAGGCTAAAACTGAACCACTAACTGCAAATAGTCCTAAATATATGGAAGCATTATCACAGTATGAACTTCCTAAGACTGATAATATGAACACTAATTATGTATTTGAATACATTAATTAGATTATTAGCGATATTAAATCCCAGATAGCAGACTATAATAGATTACATCCTAATAGCAATTACTCAATGCTAGATTTTAAACTAGACTTGAATGAGTTTTAGAGAATTACTGATGAAGCCAATGAAACTTCTACTTTAGCTTCAGTATGGCTGAAATTAAATCAAGGTATTCCTCAGACTGATATGGATTTAATTAAACTTATTAAGAGAATGTATGCTACTGTTTCTACCAGAGAGCGCAGAATGGGAATAAAGAAACCTTCTGATTCTTACAAGACTAAGTTTGTTAATCTATCTGATGAAGAGGATTCTGCTACAAGTAGTTCTGGAAAGAAGGCTGAATTGCTTTAGTATTTAGAAGAGTTTCAATCTATAGCTCCAGAGATATTTGCTACGATGCAAACCAAGACAAAAACTGAAAAGGATTTAGTAAAGGTTATCAAGAATATTCAAGGAAATAATCCAGAACTATCGCTTGTAGAAATAGTATCTATCTTATAGGATGCAGTGAATACAGATTTGTACGGAAATTTTGATTTGTACAAGTTCTTAAATGATGAAAAGGTTATAGTACCTCAAAGCTCTAGAACTATATACAATACCAGACAAGGTGACTTAGTATCTTATAGGGAATTAGCTGCGACATATTACAATTTAATTAAATCAAGTTGGAATATACTAGACTTAGTTAATAGAATACCACACTATAAGATGAATCTAGATTTGCTAAACTATACATTATAGTAGAGACATTTATTTGCGAATAAATCAAAGATAGTAGACTAGTTAATTTCTTTAGGAGAATTGTCCTATAGTGCATTATCAGATAAAGATTACAAGAACATAATATCTTATGCAGACAAGATATTAATTACTTCATATTTCTTATCTAAGGATGAGCCTATAGATATATCTAAAGTAGATAATACTAAAGTATATGATTCTAATTATAATTTAGTAAGGTCTGATGAATTGTATATAAATTCTCTTAACGGTATAGATTCTCTTAAGAACTTCGTAGAAAATGATTTCTATGAATGGCTTAAAAATACTTACCCAGATAACTTCTTAGTTAAAGAGCTTGTATAGAGTTCTAATAGAGGAAAGAGTATGCTGAGAACAGCTCTTAACCTATTTGAAATAGACTAGAGTCTTCCAAACAAGTAGACCTATAATAGATACCTAATAGGTATACAGGAGTTAGCTACTGAATCCTTCGACAAAAATCATACTGTTGCAGATATATTAATGCTTTATAACTTAGCTGTCAATGGAACTAGATTAGGAGGTAAGTATATGACTGGTATATTTAGAGACTAGGTTCGTGAGGGTAATGTTTTGTACGATTACTATAAATTCATGTCAGAGTAGGATTACAATGATGATTTTAAGTATATCATGCCAACTAAGAGAGACTTTTTAATAGCTATGGCTCCAACTGTGTATTCTACATATGCGTTGAATTATAGAACAGAACCATACGTAAAAGTTCTAAATCCAGCTCACGGTTATGATGTCTATAAAAGATACTATGATAGGTCTGATTATACTTGGAAATATGATATGAGTAAGCCAGAATCCCTACTACAATTAGACCACTTGGGTCTTACTTAGGGAGAAATAGATGAAAGAATATATAACTATTCACAGAACTCATTAGTAATGTTTCCAGAACTTCATAAGAGACTTAGAGAAAATTCTATATTCTCTGGAACCGGAGAAGCTAATATGAAAGATAGAGTATTGTAGTTAGCACAATATATAAGATAGAACAGGTTGCTTATTTACAAATTATGTTAATATGGAATGTGATGTAATTCTTGAGATAGGAGGGAAAAATAATTTCAAAATTGATAGAGAGTCTAGTGAAAAGGAGCTAGACTCTCTTCAAGATATTGTAGAATATCTAGACACCCTTCCTGAACATAAAATAAAGTAGTTGATTTACGACTTGCAGACTTCATCTACAAGAGTAAAAAACTCTCAAAAATACTTCTTGGATAAACAGCTAATAGGGAACTGTTCTTTCGAGAATTTAAAACTTCGTTACCCAGAGGAAACGGAATTAATTAAAGATATTGATAAACCCTACATAATCACTCTTGTAGACAAAGCATACTCTAACGGAGATATGTTAAAGGGAAGAGTAGTAGTGAATGGAGTAGTAAGCTATGTATTTAGAAACAAATTTGATGTATAGAACTTCGCCGAAACTGAACACAAAAAATATTTAACCGAATAGGTTATAAATGATAATGAAATTCTTGATGAATACTTATCTGAGAAGTATAAGGATAAGTTAGACATTATTAGAAATAATTACAAAAAGAATTTAGAGCGTATTACTAAAGAGGTAGATTCTACCCCTTCAGAATCTTTTACAATTAAACATCTTATTTTAGATTACCTAAATAACAGTAGTGACTATAATAAGCTTATTAAGAGCGGTGACCAGATTATAGATTCTGGTTCTGTGCTAAATGATTTCTGCCGAGAACTTAATAAGTAGTAGGTAATTAATGAAGACTCAGAGTCTGACCTGGCCCGATATTTAAGGAGATTACATTGGAAAAGAGAATAGTTTGGTAAGTCTGAGTTATACAAGGGCCTTGCCACCTATATCCCTCAATTTTCTTAGGAAGTCAGTGAATAGCAATTTATAAATCTTAACTCTGAGGAGATGGAAGAATTACTATAGAAATACTTCAAAAACGACATAATACTATCCAACTACCACGTTGAATCTGTAGGTAGATCTGTACCATAGAGCATAAGACTTACTAAATCTCAAGTTAAGAAATTATTCGATAATGTTCTATCTAGGAAGAATGAAGAAAGAAGAGCTTTAGGAGAACTAGAATTATCTAGTAGTTATGATGATAATATAGTAACATTAGAAGATGCTTAGCAATTCTTTTCTGGATATTAGAATGTGGAGATTGATGGCTAGTTATATGCTTTAGATATATCTCAAGATAAAGACTAGATAGTTTACAGCTATATGGGAAAGAAGCTTACTAACGATGATAAGATTAAATTAAGGAGAATAGGTAGAGTATTAAAGGATGAGTTTAACTTTGGGTATGATACTATGAACATTTTTACTCCAGTAAACGAAGATGGTGTTGATAATGGACAATATTAGGGTTACTATATATACAATCATCTTAATGAAAGTGGAGAGAATATCTTCATTGTTAGTAATAGCGTTATTAGTCCTAACTTATATGACCCTCCTAAATTTAGATCTCTCAAAGATGCTAAATTAGTAGTTGAAGGTTTTAACCGTTCTGCCAACGTTAGTAAATAGACCAAGATAGAATTGAAGCAGATGTTAGGAAGTTCTGACGGAAAGAGATATGTTCATTTAGAGTTTCCAACAAATCCTGGATAGACTATTAGTTCTATAGCTTATCCCATAGGTCCTAAAACTAAGCTGCTTGCTTAGGAGCATAACCTTATTACTAATAAGAAGCCGTCAGAAATATAGGCATTTTATAAACAAAAGGGAATCGATATTTCCTCCCTAGACTTGCCAGAGAAAATTGGAATATTTTTATACGCAATGACAGAAAACGGCTACTCTATTAATGCCATGTAGGGAAGAACTATGGAGGATGCAGATTATGAGGCTATAAGGAAAATTATTTTTGATATTAATAATGCTCCAGTTAAGCAATATTTGATAGAAAGAAGTACTAAAAACAACGATGGCAATTATACTGCCTACATAAAATCTCTAACAGATTCTGGAATAACTATTAATTCTACTGGAGTAGATGTGCAAGGCAATCCCCCAACTCAAAGTTTAACTAGTACATTATTCAATCTTAAAGAATCATTAGAGAATACCTTATTCAAGGACACTCCTATTAAAATCAACATTACAGATAATAACCAACTATCGCAATTGTAGGACCAAAACGGTAACAGAATATTTCCAAATGGTACAGATGATGTCAAAGCCTTTATTTATGATAACTAGCTTTACATAAATTAGAGCAATGCTAGTGTTAACGACCTTTTGCATGAAACATTCCATATAGTATTAGGAGCTATTAAGGCTTAGGATATGAAGGATGGAACTAAAAATTATGAAGACATTTTGAATTTCTATGATAAGAAAGTATCTTAGATGACTAAGAGTAGAGTCAACGACCTCTACAAAAACTTAGCATATATAGATAGAATAGAAGAAGGTGTCGTAAGATACTTAGCTAGATAGATTGAGAATGGCGATGTATTCTATTATAGCGACAGAACTAATGAAGCTATAGATTTGTTCAGACAGCAATTCCTAAACATAAGACAAAATATTAGAAAAAATATTAAACTGGATTTAGACACAGACTTAGGCTTTTAGTCTAGTGTAAATGCTTTAGTTTCGTCTTAGATAGGATAGATGTAGAAAAATCGTATCATTTCTAATCTTATAGAGAAGGGGATTGAAAAAGGATTAATATTAGAAAACTGTAAATGAAAGATTGTAAGTACACGTTAGTAGGTAAAAGACAATACAACCACTCTTATGATGAATTAATAAAAATATTGAAAAAGAGTCCATAGCTTGCTTATGATATTCTTTATTCAAAGGATTATAATCGTCAGACTAGAGTGGTTGATAAGTTGTCTGAATTAAAGGAAGCAGGGAAACGAAAATTTAAAAAAGAGTTCTCTGATAGAGTAGATGTATTGAATGGATGTGCAGAAGTTAATGCTTCTGGATACACAACACAGTCATTTATTGACTCAGGTCTGTATATAGACCAATTAGGAAAATAGATAATGCCAGTTCTGTAGGTAGAAGACTATATTGATAGAATGGCATCACTATATGAATAGAAGGGGCTGTCAAAGGATGAAATAGAGAAGCATATTTCTATATTAAGAAATAGTTGGAAGAGAATAGCAGAAGATGGTAGGGATTTACATAAAATTATTCTTAAGCAAGGTAAGGAAACTTCTTATTCTCAGACCGAAGATAATACTAAAGGTACGTCTTTTGAACATCTTAGCGATGCTATACATGATTAGGTTTACGACGATATATTTCGCTAGGTGTACTTAGGCAACGGTAAGGAATCTAAGGAATTTGGTGATGATTCCTCTCCAGTTATAATGAAGAATCTAAATCTATCAGCAAAACTAATAGGAAGAGACGATACAATTACTGGACATATTGACTATATTGTAGTGAAACCTAATGGTTCAGTAGAGGTCTTTAATATTAAAAGTTCGCACGAATCTCCAGCATTTTGGGATTAGGCAAAGAAGGAAAAATATAGAAATGAATTTGCCTTATTATCTAGAATATTATAGTATAATGGAATAAATACTAATGATATTAGATTTAATATTATTCCAGTTACATTAGAATATGATGATTAGTTTCAAAATATTAAGGATATAGTAGTAAATAGAGCAGAATGCTATAGTCATAATAGAGGTGCATTTGTGATGCAAGAATCTATGAAACTAGCACAGAGATTTATAACATCTAATGCTGAAACAATAACTATAAACGACTCTTCTATTGACAAGGTAAACCAGCAATTAAAAGCTGTGTTTCCCAAAAAGGACATTAAAGCAGATGGAATTACTTCTACTATAGAAGAATTTATTGATAAGAATTGGACATACTGGACGTAGGGGGAATAGCCTGATACAGGATGGAACCTTACTATAGATGGAGTTGTCTATAATGTAAAGAGTTCCGAACTTAAGAGTAAGAATAAGGAAGTAGTAGATATAATTAAACAGAATCAAGACAAGCTTCTAAACGTAGATAATGGTAAACTCAGCGCTAGGGGTATAGTTAATCAGATTGGAGAATTTAGACGATTCGGATTTCCTAAATTTGACAATGATTACCTAGATTAGCTATTTAGTCCATATTTTGAACATTCTGTAGTAAAAGTTAATGGAAAAGATAAGTACAATTATTTGTGGGAAGTTGTTAAGAATGATACCTTAGATAATTGCAATATTATTATGTTTAAAAATACCTTAACTGGATAGATAAATCTAGTAACTCTATCTGGTCTAAACCTAGATTAGATACATTCCTTCGAGGGAAGAACGAATATATTAGGATTTCATTTAAATGACCTTTAGGGAACAGATAACTAGGGTAGAGAATTAATGAAAGCTACCTATGGAAACATAGAAACTATGAGGACTATGTTTCTATTAAATGAAATAATTCCATAGTTGGGAAGCGATATAAAACTTGGAGACCTTACAGTAGTTGGAGGACTTGGTGGAAGAATACAAAGTCAATAGTATCCTATTTAGTTAATTGTTTCTAATTTCGTCAAGGCTTAGGAAGTACTAAATTAGAAAGACCCAGGATTGAAGATAAGTAATAACTTTGCTACAGTAGAACATATCTCGCCTGTGCAACTTTTGATAAACGAATTTTGGGATATCCTACATGAATCTCCAAATCTTGGTAAGACGGATTTCAACTCTTTAAAAGAATTGATATCTGGTTCAGATATTGACGGTTTGCAACATATGCTAAATGGAACTACAATAGATTCCTTATCTTCTGCAGAAACTAATGAAGTTTAGATACAGAGATTAGAAGAACTTATTTAGAAACTAAATAAAATACTGGTAGGACAGCATATGTCCTTGTCTCCAGATACGATTATAAAGTATGCAACTGGAAAAGCTACTCTAGCTAATCCTGAGAGAAATGAATTAGTAACTGGATGCTGTAAACTATTACTAAACGCGTCGATAACTTTAGATAGACTCTCTGGAATTATAAGAATATCAGAAGATGATTTATCAGAAGTAGAGCGCCTGTTAGCAAGACCTCAGAACATTTCTAACACGTAGGTAAGAATTATAAGTAAATTACTTTAGGACGCAATTCACAGAATTTCTAATAAACTAGAGCCTTAGATTTCGGACTTTAATTTAGCCTGCTTGGACTATTACGAAGCAAAAGGATATGGCAAGGCTAGAAATGCTATAATTGGGGATTAGGCTAGAGTATTTAAGCATCTATATTAGGAAAAGGATGGAGAATTATTCTTTAAGAATCCATATGATTCAACCTCAGACTTAGATGCTGACGATAGAAAATTTTTGAAAAAAGCCTTGTTTGAAATAAATAAGTTGAGATTTAAAGATAATAACTTCTCCTATAAGTCAGAAGATGATAAGGGCATACTAACCTTTATTAAGAATAATCCATAGTATCTCTGGGTGCCTTTAGAAAAGGCTTCATCATCTACTAGATGGAGTAATCCAGGTAAATACTTTGAGGATTTCTAGAGAAGAGTTAAAGGATACTGTAAGAATCCTACTATGTTCTTTAAAGAAATGTATGAAGATATTTTAACCGATTAGGAAGAGTCTTAGATTAATTCCGATATCGAAAATATGCAAGCATACAATAGATTTAGAGCCTCCGAGACTACTAAAGGTAGACAAAGATTACTATCAAAGTATGGTAAGGACTATTTTGAGACTAATCTACAGAACTTAGTTATAGACTACTCTTACAAAAATCTTTAGGAAGAGGAAATGAATAAGATGCTGACTAGGGCTAAGGGTATTCTTCTTTAGTTAAAATTAACTGGAGTTAGAGAAGATAACTCAGAAAAATTTGCCAAGACTATCAAACACATTGACGATTATTTAAAGACTGCTGTTTTTAACAGAAGTATTATGGAGGAAAGCTCTAAAAAAATAATCGCAAGATTGCAGCCCTTAAGAAAAGCGGTTTCTACGGCTTACATTGCGGCAAGTCCTGTAGCAGCTATTAGAGATACGTTCGGAGGATTCCTATCCAATGTAGTCAGAACTATGACTAAATATAGAACTGACGTAGATGCTAAGGATGTAATGTGGGCATATCAGTTTGTACTTAGACAGGGAGTACATTCGGCAATGAGCATTGATTTATTAGATAAGTTGAATAGTAAATATTTGATTTCTAATATCAATATAGAATAGCAATAGGAGGGTTATAAAACTAACAGAGGAGGTATAACCAATGCAGGCAACTGGGCATATGCTACGTTAAGAAAGCCAGACTTTCTTAATAGAATGGTACTATTTATGGGGAAATTAAAGCATGATGGCTCCCATAAAGCATACTCGATTGTAGATGGAAAGCTGGTATATAATTGGAGAATGGACGAAAGATTTAAACTTCTGGCATCTAATGATAAAAGCAACATGGAAGCTTATAATAAGCAAAAATCATTGTATCTAAGTTAGATTATGAAGTTTAATGAAGAGAATCCAGATGCTAACTTACCTGTAAGTTTAGACACTAATCTTCCAGACGGATATACACAAAATCAGATTGATGAAATCAAAAACTTAGGGGATACTATATATGGTTCATATAACCGAAGCACAAAAGCTATGTATGAAAACTTAGCTATTGGTTCATAGTTTGGAGTATTTTCTACTTGGATGAACGGTATATATGATGTATACTTAGGCAAGAGGAGGGAATCCTCTTATGAAACCTAGAAAGTTTAGAAGGAAGACGAAAACGGGAACAAGCTCTGGATAGATGATAATGGTAACATTACTACTGAAGACACGGGAGTACCTTATTTGACTGATATTCCTCTAGTAGTTCAAGGAGTTTTTAGAACTTTACAAGATACTGTTGCTGAATTATATCATGGTAGGGGATGGGAAGGAATAAAGCAAAACATTCTTAGTAGTCCTATGCAAATGAGAAATTGGAGAAGATTGATATCTGATGCCTTAGTAGCACTACTTCTATATTGGCTATTTGAAGAACTAGTAAATCCTGCATATAAAGAGCATAAAAAATCTGGAGATGGCTAGGCTATACTAACTAATGCTGTTATAGAATTATTATACAAGGGTAGTTCAAGTAGCTTTGAAGAATTTAAAGGACCTCTCCCTATATTTGATTATGTTATGAATAATACAAGTCCCGCCGCCGTGAAATGGGGAGCAAAAACTTGGCATGATATTGGAGGATTCTTATTCGGAGATACTACGATGGGTGAATTAATTACCAAATCTCAAGCATTACCACGTTCTCTGCAAGACACATATAAAATGTATAAGAGAGATACTATAAATGGTATTGGAGAAGAATAAAAAAATAGGGAGAAACATAGACTTTATTGTCTACGCTTCTCCCTTTATTATTTACCAAGTATTGTAATCAGTTATGTTCTTACTCTCCTTACATACATTACATTTAACAGATTTACCTACACCTATTCCACTATGTGTAAATGTTACTGAACATCCACACGCCTTTATTCCCTTATGTAGTTCATAATGTTGTTTTTGAAATTCGGCATATGCATTTGCCTCCTTCTCATTTAAACTATAAGAGATAGCACTAGGTTTAAATATATTAGATATACAAGCAGTACCATCAGTACTAATAACAAATCCAGAAGAAGTTCCTTCTTCCTTTTTGTCCTCGTTAATCTGCCGAATCCTTTCTTTGCAAATATGGATAATCTTCTCGTAATCCATTATTCTAGCATCCTCTTTAGACTTACCAGGTTCTTCCTTAGTTCTCAGTATCCTCTTTACGATATCTGCATCCCATGGATTCAAATTATATTCTCTCCAAATATCCCAAGGTTGTATTTTATGCTTGCTGTAATTAGAATTCCCTACATTATAGCTTCTAATGTTTTCATTCGTCTCCATCAACTATTTCGATTTTATATTCAAGTTCCATAGAATCTCTCAAAGTGTCTAAATCATCTACGAACATAATTACGTCTCCAGAATCCACAAAGCCTCTTAAGACCTCTATAAAATCAAACTCATCGAGTTCGTCATCACATTCCTTAGCATAGGCTACTCCTGTTCTGCTCAATAATACTCTATACATATTAATTACCGTTTATAATTGATATAATAGTGCCTAAAGAAATAGCACCTACTGTTCTCTTAACTTCCTCATCTTGCTCGTTATAGTATATCAAAACTGGAACATTTCGTATACCTCTTGCATTCGCAAGTTCTTCCTCTTCGTCTACATCATGCTTGACAATTTCTATTCCAGTAAGCTGTTCTAACGTTCTATCTAGTACTTTGCATGGTCCACACCATGATGCTCCAAACTTTTCAATTCTTGTAATCATTTTAATCAAATAGGCTTAGTTCTTGACTTATCTGTACTCTGTTATTTACGTACTTAATTGGTTCCGTTATTTCTCCAGAAATAAGTTCAGAGTTAGGATTTTCTGGTATTCTTTTAGCCAGATTATGATCTATAGTAGCATAACAATATTTACATCCCATCTTACAAGTATCGTATTCTCCTATTCCGTAGGTCTGAACGCTACAAGTACATCCACTAGTAATAGAAGCTTTAGTCGGCTTTATGTTAAGCCCAAATATCTTAGGACTCATACATCCTTCAACATATACCCCAGGATATTCCTTTCCTAATCTACATATCTGTAAATGTAGATTATTCTCGGATATAGCAATAACTCCCATTCTCATAGTAATACAGTCCTTTTCCTCTTCAGTGAAAGGAATTATTTCTGGCATATTAGCTAATGTGTGGGAATATGGAGTAATAAAACTAAATATACATCTACTTACATACTTGGACAATTCTTTAGCCATTTTCTCGAAAGAATCTACTAACCATTCGCAAGATATTTTGTTAGTCTTAAGTAAAGGGTCAAACCTCCACAAAACATTTTCTTTGCCTACTATCTTACTCAACTCCTTTAAAGTCTTTATACTTTCATCTACCGATGGAACATTTGGCTCTATGTCAGTTCCATATGGAGTAATAGTATAATAGTATATACACTTATACTTGGAATTGATTTCTTGAATATATGGTAATATTTTAGAATAGTCCTTAGAACAGAAGGCTATACAGTCTACATCCTTTAAGGAGTATGCCGTAGTAACCTTAGTTCTAGGATTCTGGGAATAAATAAAGTCCTTATGTAACAATTTGTCTACCAGCCAATCAGTATAACAAGCTACTATGTCAGTTCTTAAGCTGATGTTTAGAATCATTTATTTTTTCATTATCCTCGCTTAAAATAACTAATCTGTCTGCTAGTAAATTAGCTACCTGATGGCGTACAGAGTCTGTAGTCCAATATCTCATTTGCGTTTCGATATGTCTACGTACAAAAGTATCCATATCGAAGTCGTCAAAAGTTTTCTTTAACATAAGCTCGGCTTGAGACTGTACTGCCTCTTTAAGCCAAGCTCTTATATCATCCTTGGTGATGCCCAATTCATTATGAATGTAATTCTTGAACATCGTCCATTTATCATTCTTTTCTGACATTAGATATGAAAGTCTATTACTGAAATTTCAACATCATCTCCTACACTGTCTAGATACTCTTTAAACTCCTTGTTCCAAACATCTTCGTCTTTGTCATTTGTAGTCATAGCCCACCAACCCATACTAGCAGACTCATGCCAATCTCCGTCCTCTGTTACAAAACAGAATGGAATTCTATCTTTTTCCAACATAGCATCCCAGTCTACTTCTTCTTTGGTAGCAAAGATGGCATTGAGGGGTTCTCCGTCTTCTCCTTTTTCCTTAAGAAGTAACCATGCTCCCCATCTACCTCCTTCACAATACCAATCCCACTTAGAGTCAGGATTATATGTAGACATCAAGTTCTCTTCGTCATCAATTTCATATCCCCAGTTCTTAGCTTCTTCCCAGGCATCTTCATATGAGATAAACAACCCTTTCTCTATGATTTTATTAGCTCTTTCAAGCTGTTCCTTTTCCCATTCGGTGGTAGGATTCTTATACTTATCTGCTAGCTTAATGGCATACTCATAGTTATCAGCGTGTCTGGTTTTAACCTCATCAATGGCTTCATCCTTTGTATATCTAACATATTGTTCTACCTCCATGTTTTCATCATAGGGTTCTAACAATGTTTCAACATTACTTCCGAATACTAGTCCTACAAAATGGCTCATACTATATATTTTTTAACAATTTCTGAAATCATCTTACCGTCTGCTTGAGGAAATTCTGATTTCAAATATTTAATCGCATTTCCCATTTCTTTCTTTGGAATTTGGAAACTAACCATATCTATTGAATTTTCTTCATTATAGAAATCTTCAATAAAGCCTTTTCCCTCACACCATATTTGTAATGCAGAATGTATGTCTGGCTCATTTACAGGCTCAGGAAGCAACTTTTTTAGTACTTCCAATTCATCCCTATATTCAGTTGCCAAGTCCTCTCTACCAGCCTCTATAAAGCTAGAAATACTGTCCTCTAATTTCTTACACATTTTAGAAATAAGCTGTATCTCAGCTGCTTCATCATAAGGTTTAGCATTTTTAGCAGTTTGTAGAATCTGAATTTCTGCCTTCAGATTCTTATATGCACGAAGTTCTACTTGATTTTTAGACTTCATTGCTTTAGCTATACATTCGTTTATATTTATCATTTTAAATTATTTAATCCTTCTTCTAAAACTTCATTTAACCAAGTGCCTCCATTGTAAAATTGGACAATGTACTTGTAAGTTCCATCTCCATTACTTCTAACGTCAACCAAATAGGAAGTGTCTTCTGGATATTGAGTATCATCACATTTATACAGTTCTCCGTTTAACACTTTATAAGTATCATCCACATCCATTAAGGTTTCAGCATATGTATCTCCTTCATAAGCAATCTCATAACCATATTTCTTACAAAGATACTCACAATATTCTTCTACTGTAAGTCCTTTTGTATTAATTTTAGTTAAAGTTCCTGTATGTAATTCAACACAACTCATATTTCTAGAGTATAATTAGAAATCCAATCTCCACAACATTCACAATGTCCTAAGTCTTTATATTCTCCTAGATGCTCAATAAGAGACATCCATACATCCTGAAGAGTAGCTATATCGGTTTCCCTATCTAGCATGGCTCGTATAGATACTTTTATCTCTTCCGGAGTCATGTATGCAGTCTCTTTTCCATCAACGGTAAGGGATGTGCAAATACATCCGTCAGTATATTCTATTTTCATAATTAATTTATTACCTATTATAATCCAAAGTCTTAACCAAATACTTGATTGCTTCTAACTGTCCATATGTTAAGGATATCAGTTTGTCATTTAAACAAATATCCCAACCTTCTCCATTTGCCCATTCTGTTACTTCTATAAAGTCTGAATCCTTCGCCAGATGGTCATACTTTTTTAATTCGTCGCTTACAGCTTTTCTTTCATGAATTTCCATATCAAATAATTATTTTAAAATATACAGAAGTCTTCCAGGTTCTCCAACCTAGAAATTTAGTAGGAACCCAGTTAGGTTTTCCTATTAAATCTCTAAGTTCTAATGGAGTCAAATCAAATTCCATCCCTTGAACATCATCTGGAGACAGTCCTATCCAAACTTTCATTCTTCTGAGATTCTATTTTTTCTTTAACTTCCCTATATGATATTGGGGTAAAATTATTATTATCAACTCCGACATCATACTGAGTCGGTAATAATACCCTAAGTCTAGAAATATCCAAACCATCAGCTTGTGGTCCGGAGTGAACATGGCCAAACAGTTGCCATACTCCTCTATATGACCCTCCATAACACAGAAATGGATAATGGTTTAAGTAGATAGAATTATCCTCAATTTCTATCTGCAGCTGAGGTACTACCATATCAAAATATAACATATATCCCTGTCTAAGATTCTTTCTGTCATGATTGCCTATAATGAGGTTTATATGACCATTTAGACGAGGGATGATGCTATTCCATACACTACTTCCACCAAAGGCAAAATCTCCCAGATGGAAGACCGTATCGTCCTTAGAAACCACCTTATTCCAATTTTCTATCAGAACTTCGTTCATTTCTTCTACATTTTGAAAAGGTCTATTACAAAACCTAATTATATTGGCGTGTCCGAAATGAGTATCTGAGGTAAAAAATGTATGGTCTGGACTATACTTAATCTTCTTTTCGCTCATTCTCTTCTAGTTTTTCAGCAGTTATATTATACCCAGTTTTCATCCAACAATAAAACTTAGATGAAACCATTTTTCTAAATTCAAAGTAAAACATCTCTTCTCTAGCTAATATAGGAAATAGGGTATGCGTTACTGCCAAGATTGAAACATTAAATTTCTTATGCAAGTTCCTGTACATATTAGACATTCCTACTTGGCGAGATAGATCGAATCCCTTGTCAACTTCATCAAACACTAATAGAGTTTTCTCATCCCAATGTTCCTTGTTTTCTTCTAACCATTTACTTAACATCGCTAGACCTCTCTGACCTGTAGACATACGTTTGGTTTGGAATCCTCCGTTCTCAAGTAAGGCTTCTGCTGAAGCACTATTATTAAGACTCGTTGGGTCATCAAATTCGGCACTAATGAAATAAAACCTAGTAAAGTCAGTACTTATTTCAACCTTATTTTTGAATCCTCTAATATCACAATATCCAAGCTTAGTCTGATACACAGCGTTTGGGTCATCTTTGCTGTTATCACATTGATAATCTCTTATAACATTAACAAGAGTTGATTTTCCACACCCGTTATCTCCAGCAATCAGAATCTCTGGATGTTTACTAAAATCGAAATTAAATTCATCACCTTGCTTGAGGGTTCGGAAATCCTCAAGCATTTTTATATTAAGGTACATATTAAGAAATTAAATCTTTAAGTTTAGAGATATACTTACTATTATCCTCAGCTACTTGCTGGTTAAACTCAATTTGAGTTTGGATAGAAACAATCTCATTTTGTTTAACTTTAATGTCTTCAGCTATAGCTGCATTTAGAGCCATAGCCTGGTCATAAGAGGTCTTGAAAATATTCTTTACTTCTGCTAACTGTTCAGCAAATGATTTTATTTGTTTTTTGTTACCGAAAATACTTGAAATGTTCATAATATTAATTTTTACTTATTTATAAAATTGGTTTCTACTTCCCATTCGAAAAAGCTAGAGTCTAAATTCTCATAACTTTTTCTTGGACTATTCGCGTAAATGCCTTTTAACTGTTTAGTCATCATATTTATCATTTCAGCATAGTCCATTTGTCTTCTTATTTTGGCAGCTTTACGAGTCCATTTAGAATTTCTTCCTACAGTATATACCGCTCCATACCTAAGATATCTTCCACATACTCTTGGATATAGGAAGGTATACTTAAGAGCCTTCTTTATTTTTCTGGTATCCTTTTATTCTCCATGATACGTGAAGCCATAAGCTGCTCCATATAAATCCCACAAAGTTTCTTCCTCCAAGTCTCTAGAACTCCACTCTAAATCTGGAAGAGAATATTTTACTATAGCAAAATACAAGTCTACAAATTCCTCTTCAGCATAGTCAAATTCATAACACCCAGCTGGTGCACCCCATTCAGCATCTAATTCCCTGACATACTTCTCGTCTATTATTCCTAGTTTTAATAGCTCTTTAGTAAATCTTTCTGGTATCCAATAGTTTGACTGAAAATCTACTCCAACCTCCTTGATAAAATCAAAACCTAGGAGTTTAGTAGTTTCTTTGTATGCTTTGGATATTTCATCTGCTGAATGATTAGCAACTATATGATAGTCTGTTGTACAGGCATGACCATCCCCTCTTGGGTCTCCAAGCGTAAATCCAATATTATACTTCATAATTAACAAGTTCCATATTCTGTTTCTTTATAAAACTCAATCTTTTGTCCATATAGTTTCTGTAATTCCTGATTTATTTCAGTAAACACACTATAAGGCATCTTTTTATTCTGTCTAGCAAAATAGGCAGGATGATACACTTCTATAATTTTGGGACTATTTACAATATACTTCTTAAATGATGATGCTTGATTACCAAATAAGACATATATTATGCCTCCATCCTTGGTGCTTAGGTTGTGAATCAATTTAGCAGTAAATGGCTTCCATATATCAAAATGGTAACCTACTCTACCAACCTCACAAGTAAAGGCAGTATTAATCATTAAAATACCTTGCTTAGCCCACGATTCTAGAGTGTTATCAAAATCTATTCTATTATGAGGAATCTCATAATTTATTGCAGCTTCTTTGACTACCTGTAATGAAGGCGATAGTTTATCTTCTGGAGTGTCCTTTGAGTTGCCAAACAATATTCCAGTAGCCACACCTTGTTGTGGGTACGGGTCTTGTCCCAGAAAGACTACTTTACAGTCTTTCAAAGGACAAGCCCTAAAGGCTTTAAATATATTTGGAGAGGAGGGACATAAAGTTGTTTTATCTATAGTACTTATCCAAGACAGTATCTTGCGAAGTTCTGCAGTATCTATTACATCCATCCAATCTCCAAAGTATTCACTAGCTTTCATTCACACCATCCTTTTTTCCTAAATTCTGCATGTAGAGGTTCTGCCAATTCTCTAGCCTGTGGATGTGCACTTTCTGCATCACGCAATTTAAAGAATCCGTCCCACTGTGTAAGAGTACCAGTCATAATTAATTCAGTCTTAAGACTATTAGGTAGTACAGCTCTTGCTTGCTGAGGTTTCCAACCCTGATTTAGTAATTCCAAATATAATTGTTCGGATATTTGTAAATTAGCTATAAAATTCCTTTCTGGAGTAATCTCCCAAGGTTTAAACCAGGGGTTCCCTTTTCCAGTTAAATGATAGTAGTATTCTCCAATTAAATTTCCATACTCATCATGATTAATGATAGTTCCTTTAACTTCTTGGAGAGCTAGGCTGTCTGCCCAACATGGAATAATAAAGGTAAGCTCATTACCAAATTTGTCCTTGGAATAATTGCAATAACGGGTACTCTCCTGAGCAAAACTAAACACTCTATGCCTTACAAATTCGTGGCTTACTCCTCTATCACATACAAATCGAACCGTAATTCTTTTCTCATGTTCCTTACCAGGATTACAGATATATTCCAAATCCTCAAGCCAACCATTTTCTACTAATACTCTATAATTAGTAGTAACAAATCCGTTCCAAGTTCCCTTTTCGGCTTCTCCAGTACTATTAGCTACAGAATAAGGATTGCTGCAATACTTAAAATACTGTTGTCTAGAAGACATCGTTAGAAATAGATATACGGTACCATGCTCTAACATAGCTCCATGTCCAGACTTTACCATTCTCTCAACAAATTTTGCAGCAGAATCTAGAGTAATCTTGTCCTCTGATTTGTAACAGGTTCTTCCAGCTATTTCAATCTGTCTATATACAGTGTCAATAAGCTCTTGCCTAGCCATTTTAGGTCCTATTTCCATATCAGATGGAATGATTATGTTTCTAGGTTTCTGTTCTAAGATTTCAAAATATGGTTTAATTAGCTTCATTGTAATCCTTTGTTAGTTCATCATTAGTGTATTCATCTGCTTCATAGTCACTCATTGCCTGGTCATACCATGTCCAATTATCAACACCTGCCATTTCTAGACAACGCAACTTCCATCTATCCCTTAATAACTCTGCTAACTCGTCTTTTCTAATTAACTTCATTTCCATAGTCCTAGTTCTATACCTAATGCTTTATCCATGAAGCAATACGTTGTTCCGTCCTTTAATGTCCTGGTATTCGGCTTTATGTGTAATGCTAAAGGACAATCTTTATTAATTCCTGTAATATCTCCAGTTCTCCAAGGTTCTTTCTCAGATTTTTCTGCGTCGATGCCTATTATGAATAAGGCTTCATCCTTATACTTTGCACATTCCTTGCAAGCATGATCAGAATAACCTACAGTTTTTCCATGTAGACTCTTTACCTCTTTTGCAGCTTCTTCAGAAAGAAGGGAATTCATTATGATTCCCTCCTCTGCTATATTCCCACAAACTGGGCATAGGTAGTTTACTAAAGAGACCTCTAGTTCTTTCGACATCTCTTGCAAGCTTTATATCCTTGTTTACGAGCATCTGATAAAGATATTTTCTTAACTTCAGGATTGCGGGCCTTCAAAGAAGGACAATCCTTACTAGTATGATAAACACTGCCAGTCTTTGTTACATATACATCAGTATCTTCATAGTCAATACAACCACCAGTCGGATTTCCATTTTCGTCGCAATAAGCTCCACTATTAGCTAGAATTAACTTTCCATTATCAGCCTCTATTACTTCGTCACCATTTTCTAAATACATATCCTCTACCTTTCTTAATGTTAAACTTTTTATTGAATGATAATCATGTCTTATATTTTGTTCTGCTTCATATTCATCTTCAGCAGTAGTCCAAACATTTTGATCATCCCCATAAGTATGTTCTATATGATATATAAATCTTTTCATTTTATTCCTCCGAAATAAGCTCTACCAGAGTGAGATTTCTAAAGGTCTCATTTAGAGACTTTCTAGCTTCCTCCTCACTTGGAGCTTCTATAGTAACTGTTTCTGCACATCTTTTCTTAAATTCTATATAATACGTATAGGTTTTCATCTTCTTAGTTTATTAAAAATTTTACTTAATATAATTATAAGCGCCATACATATCATAGCGGTGATATAATATAGCGTCAATGTAAAGAAACACAATCCTGCGGCTATAATAGCTATCCAGATTGGGCTAGTTATAATTAGTATGAGAATTACGATAAATTCTAACATAAAGTTTTATAATATAATAGGGTAGGATTATTATCGTGTATATCAATCTGGTCTAGTTGATATAATGCCAACTTCTGAGAAAATTGTTGTCTATCAAATCCATTAGATATAAGGTGATAACCATTAACAGTGGGAATTATATGCTTAATCCTATCTCCCTCTGCTCCTCTACATTCATTAATTAGAGATATTATCCTATTCCTATATTCGTCGTCTTTAGAATCTATATCAACAATCCACAACTTTTTATAATTAGAACTTCTACTGGCACCAGTAGCCCTGTCATATACAGCTATGCCCTGCCTAGTATTTCCATTCTTAATCAAGTCTGCAAATTGTTTAATAGACTCGCAAGCTATATCAAGAGTATTTCGAGGATTAATCCAAAAGTAAGCTCTAGCATTATTACTATTACACAAGTCCTTTATATATGACTCTTGTCTCAGAAATTCTTCCTTTGTAAAAAAGTAGAAACTTCTAATAGTTCTAGCACCAGATGTATAGGATGGGAGTTCTACCCCATCCTTCTTTCTTTGAATTATTTGAACGAAATAAAAATCATCTTTATCTACTAATCCATCAAATAGATTAGCTAAATATTCAAAATTGTCTACCATAAAATAAGTCGTTAAATATATTAGCACCTCCGAAGTAGTCAGGAACACATCTAGTTATAATAAGCTGTCTGAATGAATCTCCATGCTTCCTTTTAAGGTAATCTTCAAGTGAGCATTTAGCTATCAACTCATTGCTTTTATTTTTAACTATAATCTCTTTATCATAGAGTGTCTCACTATACAAGACTACATTATAATTGATCCTGTAATTCATTTTCTATATGTTTTTTAGCCTCACGCCTTGCTTTTTTCTTATCTACCACATCCATCATTATTTCTCCGTATTTTTTGAAATAGATTTCACCTCCCCATCCTTTCCATCCTTGAGAACCATAAGCTCTTCTTTTTCTTCTACGTTCTACCTTTCCCTCTTTATCAAGGTATGGAGTAGGGATTCTATTCTTCGGATTGTGTGCGGTAGGATGATGCTCCTTGTAAGTTCTACTCATGCTATAAGTTTTTCAATATATTCTCTATCCTCTCCTTTAAAGATTGGAATCTCATTATCAATAAACCAATAACTTCTTAAAGTTTGATTCATAGTCTGATGATATTTCTTTATACAGCAGCTTCCTCTTTTAAACTTAGTAGGATAATCATTCCAGTTAATTCCTTTCTCCTGAAATAGTAACTCTTGAATTTGATTAGAGTTTAGACCTTCCAACTGTTTGTGAGAGAAATGTGCCTGCCCAGCTGAAGAAATGCTGTTCCTCGTAGCATCCTGCTGTCTCCATAGGATACAATTAGTTACTTCCTCTTTTGGAATGTTAAAGCATCTGGCATCAAACATTGCTCCAGTCTTAAGAGAACGCTTATATGAGCTAGTTAACTCATCATCGTCTAACTTTCCATTATAAGAAAGCTCTACGATTTGCTCTTGAAATCTTCTGTTAAAAATAAGAGTTGCCATAGATGCTGCCACACTACATATCTTCTGAACATTATAATCAAACCAGGCGTCAGTAGTAAGTTTCTGATAGTCGATAAGTACTAAAGTAATTTCATCAGACTGTGTGTATCCTAAAACACATCCCTGAATATTCTCACATAAGTACTTCATTGTTTCCTGCATAGCATTACACATAGCCTCATCAAAGGGTTTATTAAAACCTCTTGTGAATGTGTGAAATGCTTTTCCATCTAGTCTTATAATAACTGGTGTGCGTCTAGCTAAAAATGTTTTAGAACGATTCTCATAATAAGATTTCATTCTATCTCCTAATTCATCTTTCATAGCTTTTCTTTAGATATACTTATACTTCCTTCGTAGGCATTTCCAAAAATCTTATATTTAAAATCTTTATCTGGTTTTGTACAAATTATACAATAGTATGCATCTTGTCCTAGAGTCGCTTTTCCAGCATAAGAACATTTCCAACCTAGCATTTCCATCACTCTTCTTGCTGTAGAAAATGCTATATCTCCACCTCTAAACGATTCTGGTTCACCTTCCATAATTAGTGATAAATTCTCGGAAATACTTCTTATACCCTGAGTAATAATTTCTCCCCTATTAACTAGTTCGGCATTATGCCACATAAGTTCATCCTTATCATTATAAATCTCTCTAGTAGGACTTCCATTATTATCTACTGGATCTAACTCATCAATAACTTCATAGATTTGTTCGGAATCATAACAATCAACCTCTTCATACCTAACTTTCTCAACCGCCTCCTCTATAGTATTAGCTTCTACATCATAGAAGTACCTGTTCCAAGAGCGGGACAATATATCCTCATATAGTTTAAATTTTGTCATAGCTCACTGATTAAAATTTCAGAATCCAGGTCTTTTCCACTATAGTCAACAATCTTAAGTTTCCAGTTGCCGAGGAATCTGGCTTTACATACTTCCTTAGCTATGGCTATTACATCTTCAGGAGAATAGAAAGCGTTAGTCTTATCACCAACCTTATATCCGTTCCATCGTGAACTATCTTTTTCAATTTCCTCGGAAGTAACAGGCCTTACTAATTCTATTCTATAGAATCCAGCAGCTAGAGGATTTTTCTCTTCAGCCTCATATGTTTCCGTACACATAGTGTAAGTATTTGGGCTGTCCTCTGGACTGAAACTTACTCCATCAATGATAATATTACCATAATAATGAACTGCATTCCAACTTACTCCACGATAAGTAGTTACATCTAGTGTAACAGTTCTTGGAGAATTATTTCTAATCCAAGAACCTCTAGTGATGAATCCAGGAATAGAAATATCCAATCCTGCATCATCTCTAAATACTTCTGGGTAGTCTTTTCTGTCCCAACAATGTTCAATAGCTTCTTTTATATTCATATCACCTAGGAACTACGTCCAAATCAGTTATATAAAACGAATTATCATCTATATCCTTTTGCACAAAGTAGCCTCTAACCTCTACAGTCTCTCCGCTTAAGGTGTGTATCATAACCTCTCTGTCTTGGTCAAATTGCTCCAATATTTTAATTAATTGTCCTACTAACATTCCCATATAGGATAATATTCATTATAGTGTAAACAAAACCTATATAATCTATTAGCTGCTTCAACTGGAGTATGACCATCCCATTCATCTGCTTTCCATCTTTCAGGAATATTAAACAGATTCCAATCCTCTATTCTGTAATGATTACTTACTTGACCAGTAGGAAGATAAGCCATAACTATGAACCATCCTCCTCCAAAGCATAGCTCTCCATCTGCGTGCCTATAAGATTTGTGGACTTCATATTTACCTTCTAAACTGTTAAAGAATGCTGCATTATACAGCATTCTATAATGATAAAGTTCGTCAAAGCTATGAAATCCATCGGAGATCTTGCCTTCTGGAAGAAATAGATTCTTTAACCTTTGTAGAAGTTTCATATTAGAACTTTCCTTCGTTAGGTTGTAGACATATAAGTCCCTGTTCTCTCCACATCTTTACACACTTAGAACTATCATCAAGGACAAATTGTACGTTATACTTTCCCTTGATGTTTTCCTCGTAGATTCTTCTCTTACAGTCTGGACCTGGACTATAGTCTCCTACTGGTCTAAAGAACATAGCATCAGACGGAATCTCATTCTTCTTTAACCATTCCTTTGTAGCATCTACAACCTCAGCAGTTCCTTCTCTACCAGTAACTATGAAAACTAAGCAATGTTCTCCCATTTGTCTTACTAGACGACAAATCTCTTCTACTGGAGTATCCTCTAGCATACCATTGGCACTATTTTCTCCATAGAACGGTCTTCCAGAAGTATTTAGGCAAAGAGTGGCATCCATATCTACTAATATCACTGGTCTTCCTCCATCAACGTGTTCAGCCTTATTCTTAAGCATTTCCTTAATATCGGAACTAATGATAAAGTTTCGGTAACGTCTCCAAGTTTCTTTGATAATCTTTTCTCCAATAGGATTAGGACGGGCAGCATCTCTTCGAATACATTCCTCGACTGGAGTCCAGAAGTCTTTATATTCTATGTTTACATGAATTCCAGTATCCTTTTCTATATTCTCACATAAAGTACGAATCCATGCATCCTCCTTAGGATTTAGGTTCATATTATCAACTACTACATCGTAACCCTTAATAAGAGCAAATGTAATCATATTAGCTTTAGCCTCTGTTACTAACTTTTCTCTACTTGGAACCCAATAATCGCCTAACATATTGCGAATGTCATCATTATTGAATCTCACACGATGTTCTGGGCTTTCATGACACCATTGTTTGGCCCAAGTTGATTTACCACTTCCTTGAATACCCCTACAAATAATAAGTTTTCTCTCTTTCATTTAATCAGTATATTTTGATAAACGTTCTTTTAATCTTTCTAGCTTTCTTTCTTTTTCCAGTTCAACTTTTTCCTTTCCAAAATAATTAGAAAGCTGCTCGCACATAATCATAACATCAGCAATTTCAGTTATAATATCATCCTCTCCAACTCTACCTCTTCTAAACTTACATATAGCATTAGTTAACTCGCTACATTCTTCTACTACCATAGCGGCTTGAGCCGGAAACCCATAGATTTCCATAGCTCTTCTACATAAATTTTCTGAATCAACCATTAACAATTACTTTCATTATATCGTGATACAATTTAACTGCCTCTTCCACACTTTCTTTCCTCTCGGCCAACATCTTACAGATATACATTCCTCTACCTGTACTATATCTAACCTGCTTTATCTTTTCCATATCTACAGTATATTGTGCTGGAATTGATTCTAAAGCCTCTCTTAGATTACGTTCTGTTATAATATTGTACATTTATTTTTCACTAGTTGGCTTAAGCCATAAATTAGTATTCTTAAAAATGTAATCTCTTAAATCAGTGAGTTCAGATAACCACCCTAGAGTTAAAGATGAGTTACACTTAAAGCACTTTGTCAGTTCTTCCCTTATTCTCTCCTCAGATACTACTGGCATTTTGTCTAAATAGTCATAAGCCTTCATAGCCTGCCACATATCTTCAGATACCCGTAGTCCCTTGGTAATAGAAAATCTTATGCCTCTGAGAATCCTTAAAGGGTCATCATCAAAGGTTACAATGGGAGGTAATGGAGTCCTAAGAAGTTTCTCCTTAATATCTTTAAGACCTCCAAAATAATCAATGATTTCTCCAGTATCAGGGTCTTTAGCTAAAGCATTAACAGTAAAATCCCTACGTAATAAATCATCATAGAGATTTCCTGGCTCAACTATTGGAGTTCTAGTACCTGGAATGTACCCTACCTCCTTACGAGCCATTACAAAATCAGCCACTCCTTGATACTTATAGCCCTCCGGAAACCTAGCTCGAATTGTATAGCAGTCTGGAGTTACTAAGAAGATTTCAAACTTTTCTGCTATTAAATGTTCCCATAATAACTGAAACATATCACAGGTAGTCAAGTTTTCCTTTAAAGCTTCCTCGCATGGAACTGCTACATAATCAATATCCTTATTAGTAAGGCCGAGAAGTTCATCCCGTACCTTACCTCCTACTTCGTAAAACTTAAACATCTCCATTTTCAAATAATTCTCTAATATCATAGCAGTCAATATAGGGAGTTCCACTTGCAGTTTCTTTTTCACTTGTGAAGAAGTCTACAAAGTCCTCCCATGCTCCATCATCCTTTAGAATAAAATCAGCAAGAGGGTATATTGCCATCTCTTCTAACTGCCAGGAGAGATGATACTCTTCAGCAGGAACCCATTGGGTAAGATACTCCCCACAGTGGTCAACTACATACTGAATACAATGGTCTAGCCAGTCATTGCCTGCAACCTTACAATGATAATCGTAAAGTATTGGATACTTCTCTGCTAAGAATAGTAAGAAGTTTTTATCGGCTTCTCGCGAGAAGTTACAATAGTCAGTAAAAGACTCTCCAGCTTCTCCTTCCCATATGCTAATAAGACGTGCTACATCTTTAGCCTTCAAATCCTCTCTATTGTAAAACCTTGTCTTCTCCATAGATTTCTCCGCTATATTCATTCCATTCTTCGTCATCTTCACATTCTTCTATGGAAAAACTATAGTAGGTACTCTCGTCTACTCTACTCCATAATTCATCCCAGTCACTTTCTTCCATTTCATCTGGGTCATAGCCTTCTTCCTCAGCTATATCGTTCTCACAGCTGTAGCTTTGAAAGTTATCATAAGCTAGTTGTTCGGCTAAATCCCATAACTCCATCTCTGATTCAGCGACTGCTCTAAATGTATCATCCATTCCACACCAATATGTAGAAACATGAATTAAAAACCTTTTCATAATTTCTTAACAGTTATTTGGTCGTAAGTTATACCTTCTATAACTCCATCTAGATAATTATATACCACGTCCATCAGAGTATCTTCTGGTACATCTTCTAAACTAGTATATTCTTCAGATCTACCATCGTTAGCGTCTATCAATAACGAGCTATCGGAGATATCAAATGTAAATTCTAATTTAAATTTCATGTTAACCTACGTTACAACAAATTTGACTGAAGTCAGAAAAGCCTAAAGATGTCCACGATATGATATACCGTAGAAACTCACAATAATTTTTACTAGTAGTAAGCTCCTCTAGATACTCCTTTAAGAGTATAATCTCCTCAATATAATCTGGATTATTGGCAGCATATTTTTCATATAGAGTTAATCTCTCAGCAGAAGACTTTATATCCTCTTCAATACTATGAATAACTCCATCTAAGTCTGAAGTATTCAAGTTGGTATATACTTCACTTTCTCCAGCCCATGCCACATTAACTTCATCGCAAATTGCGCTATATATACAGTGGGACCGACTGAAGCTAACAATGTCTATAGGTTTACCTTCATTTTTAGGAACACCATATATAGTTAAGTAACTGCTCATAATTTTTCTATTATTTTAGTTAACTAAATTCCTTTAAAAAGGCTTCTATTATTTTGGAGGAATTTTCTCCGAGTATATTCTGTAGAACCTTAATAGCATCCTCCTTCTTTATATAATCTCCAGTGCCATTAGCACAGATAATCATAGCTCTTACTGGTGTATAAGTATCCATGATTATTTAGTACTAGGTTCTGTGTAGGATACTGGTTCGTATAACTCCCATCCAGTTAACCATACTGGAATGACTACAGTTTCTACAGCAATAACATCCCAAACAATGTTGCCAATACACGCTTCATAGGTTACTCCCTCAATTTTCTTAGTTTGATAGTTTGCCCAACCGTAAGGTTCAGCTACAAACTTAGTTCCATCAGCTCTCTCAAAGGTCTTGCTGTCTGCACAAGAACTTAAAGCAATAATTGCTATTAACAATAAACCAAATAATTTTTTCATACACTACTATATTTAATTAAAAATGATGCCCTAACTGCGCTCTCAGCATTACACCTTGGACTGTAGGCACTGTTAGTAGGCCAAGGGGGCTCAGGTTTGGCATCACTACTATAGCCCCTTATTCGTTAATGAATCCAATGATCTGATACAGTAACATCTGCACCTAAAAATACATTAGGACAGAATGGTTTCCCTCCATCTATCATACACTTAACTAATACCTTAGATACTTCATCGGCAATAGATTCTGGGCATTCTAGATTAAACTCGTCATGGACTGGAACACACATCTTAACAATGTTAAGAAGCTTATGCTCCTTAATCCAATTAAATAGTTTAATAGAGGAAAGTTTAAAACACATTGCTCCCCTGTTCTGAATACGATAATTGATAGACTGCTTTTCAGATGCTGCTTTTCTCTGAAAATATCTCTTAACGTCTTGGACGGTATCACAGCCAGGAGAATCTCTCTTCATTTCTCTGTAATAATTCCAGAACTCTGGGTCGTTAAACTTCTTAGAAATCCGCCAGAGGTCATCAATATCATATATATGTGCTCTATGCTTAGTTATAGGATTTAACAAAATATAACCATCCCTCATTACTGCCATTCTACAATAATCTTGATACTGTTTTACTCCAGGGAAACCCTTCATAAAGTTATCATAGATCTCTTGAGCTTCTGACAACGGTAGACCCTTGTTATTAGCTATAGTATTTGCATCGCCTCCATAATTGATGGCAAATTCAATACCTTTAGCATCCTGTCTTTGGGCATGGTATAATTTAGCTATATCCTCTATAGGGCAGTCTCTAGGGATAATATTCGGATAAGACATTTTAGCTACTAGACTATGAACATCCCCACAGCCATGTTCAAATAGTTCAATCATAGCCTCGTCCTTAGATACAGAAGCAATGATTCTACTTTCTTGAGACTGATAATCCGCAGAAATCCACTTATTACCTTTCTCTGCAGTAAAACATGCTCTAGTTTCCTTGTCATGAGGTAAATTCTGTAGATTAAGTTTATATACTCCCCCTCCAGAACTTACTCTAGCTGTATCAGCTCCTAGTGAGTGAAAATCTACATGGATTCTTCCAGTCTTAGGGTTAATTGCCTTCAACCAGTTTTCCCCATAAGTAGAAACCACTTTTGCAGCTTCCTGATATTTTAGATAGATAGGAATAATTGGGAAATCTTTAGCCTGTGGAGCTAGAAGCTTAGCTTCAACAGATTTCTTTTCCTTCTTAGTTTGCTTATCAAATGTCTTGACTTTAATTCCTAATAATTCAAATAACTTGATAACTTGTTGAGAGCTACTCCAGTTAATTGTACACTTAGGCTTGGTATCAAAGCCATTAAATAAATCACCTTGATTATCTACCTTAGTAAATTGACTTATTACTCTTTTTCTATAAGCTTTAACCTTTCCGTCTGGTGTTTCAAGGTCTTCCTGAGGGCATCGGACATATTTCTCTTTTAGTAGTCTAGCTACTTCATCCTCTATTTCCATAAGGTTATAAAATTCCAGTTCTGGATATTTAATATCCCATCCATCATGCTCATGTCTCTTTTCAGAATCCCATTGAACTACCCAATCGTTCAGTTCTTGCTCAGCATCCTTCAGCTTAACAAGGTCTTTAGCCATCTTATTTCTCCATTTTACGACATCTAGATGAACGCCGCAATGCTTGAAATAAGCAAGACTCTTGATAAACTCACACTCAAGTTTCATAGCAAGATTTAATTCTTGCTTAGCAAGCTCTATTTCTTGTTTTTCTTTAATGTCTTCTAGCCACATTACGTCTCCTGCAGCATAGACTACTACATCTTCAGTAAGACCATCATTTATAATCTTACCTCGAACAGATTTATCTAAGTCATAGTTTAGATAATTCCATGCAGCTGCTTTCAAACTCATTTCTCTTATATTAGCTGGATAGCCTAACCAAAGTAATTTCTCGGCAATCATACCATCCCAGATATAATTTGGCCAAATATCCTGCACATATAAAAACCCTAAGTCAAACATTAAATTCCATCCAAGAAATACTCTATCAGACTCAAAATAATTCTTTATCTCAGCTTTCTCTTCTGCTGACATAGTTGTCCAGTCAAAGACAACTTGATTTTCTTTGCAACCTAGTTGCACAGTTAGTAACTCCTTAGTATGCGCATCTAATCCCTTAGTTTCAGTATCAAATTGAACTAAAGAAAGAGGCAACAATATTTTCATTGCCTCCTCGAAACTTACTTCTTTGTATTTTGTAGACACAAATAAAGTTTTATTCCGACTTACTAAATAAATCATGTTGATAGATTTCGATGTTATTTATTTCAACATCTTTGGATTTGAACCTATTATAAATAGCTTCTTCAACTGCACCTTTAATATCATCTTCATCTATTACTTCTACATCTACGAATAACCCTAATTCAACTCCTACTTCTACCTTAACCTTAGTAGGTAGTGGTTCATTGTAAGGTGCTCTAGGGTCATTAGCTGCACCCATTGGATAGTTATCTAAAGTCGTCATATGGGTCATAAGTTAAAGGATCAACTACTTCCCAATCATCTGCGTTTATATCTTCACCATCAAAAGGATAGTAAGTACAAGTCCTATCAGAAAAGTCATACATGATAAACTGGTCATGGTATGTAATACCTACACCGTAACTACACATAAGAGCTTTCATATCATCAGGGATAGAACGCATAGCAGGTATTCCATCTCCAGAAATCATTGCAGGTATCTGCATAAATATTACCAGATTGCTCTGAAATACTTTCCTTCTTACTACTTTTCCCTCTTGTAACTTAGACAATATTTCTCCGAATTTCATTACATTAAATTTTTAAGTTGATTAGAAAATCTACGTCTTAATTTAGCTAAAGCTCCCTCTTTCATCTGTCTTATTCTTTCTCCTCCAACACCGTACATATCAGCTATAATTTTAGGATTGACTGGAGCCATTCCTATACCAAATAACATACAGATTAAATCATGCTCTCTAATTGTTAATTTGGAAAGTAGATTCTCTAGCTCTTTAGTTACATAGCTTTTATTTACTTGTTCATCAAGGGGGTCTTCACCATCTGGAATAATATCACAGACTTGACTGTTTTCTTCATCTCCTCCTATGAAATCGTCCACAGAAACTAACTTATTAGAAAACTGTGCTAGATAGTCAATTTGCTCCCTAGGAATATCGGTCATTTCTGATATTTCTTCGGAACTTGGATTTCTATCATGCGATTGCAGGAATTTATTAGTTGCATCGAGTATACTTATTACCAATAATTGCTGAGACATTGGAAGACGAATTTCTCGTGCTTGCCAATATATAGAATTATAGATACTTTGTCTAATCCACCATACAGCATATGACAAGAATGTCACTCCTCTCTCTGGGTCAAACTTATCAATAGCTTTCATTAATCCTTCATTTCCACTAGAGATTAAATCCATTAAAGGGATACCTCTATTCTGAAATTGCTTGGCGATAGTCACAACAAACCTAAGATTTGATTTTATGACTTGTTCTCTAGCAACATCATCTCCTTTTTGAGCCTCACAAATGAGACGAGTTACCTCAGTACTATCTAAGATCTTATATTTAGATATATCCCTGAGATAACTCGTCAACAGTGAGTCAGAACGGTCTGTGAAAATGATTTTTTTACTCACCTTCTTTTACAACCTGGGCTTCTGAAATTTCATCTTTAGGAGCATTAAGACCAATACGAATAGATAGTACTGATATATATGCTTCCATTGCTTTTAGTTGGGCGACTAGTAAGTCTTTATTAAGGTTGTCAACCTCCTTGAACTTATCCCCTAGGATAAAATCTCTGAGCTTAACAGCACGTTCATTAACTTCGTTAAATTCTCCCAACATTCTTTGAAATACAGCTTGTTCCATTTGATTAATTTTTAATATTTACAAATGAATCTAGACCCGTAGGTTTCAAGGAAGTCCTTTTCTTCCTGTATTATCTCATAAATTCCAACTGTTACTAATGACAATACTAATCCTCCAAATATATAGACCAGAATAGTATTAAATATCCAAATATAAAGGTTCATAATTAATATCGTAAGAGTCATCGAGAATAGATACATTGGCGGTCTTTGTCTCGCCTGCATCTAGTAGCCAATGATTTCCTTCGTGGATATGTCCACAAAAAGCATACTTTGGTTTCTTATCTATAATAGCCTTAGCCAAGACCTCATTTCCTGCATTTATAGGAGTAGAACTCCACCTACCAGGCGGAATCATACCACAATCATTTAATGCGGGAGCATCATGACTAATCAATATATCGCAATTTCCTGGGATATGTGAATAGATTTCTTCCAGTTTCTCATCAGAATACATGAAAGCCCAATTACCAAATTCATGGCAGGCCGGAGTTCCATAAATTCTATATACCTTTCCTTCATCACTTAGATAGTCTAGATGAGAATTATCAAGAAATTCAGCTTTTCCTTCTGTAGGAAATTTAATCACAGAGTTATTCCAAAGAAAATCCCTATTTTCAAAAACAAAATCATGGTTTCCAGCTGTAAATACTACCTTCTTACACGGCAATGATTTAATCCAATCTGCAAATACAGTCTTCAACCACTTCTCACACTGTGGCTTGTTTCTCTGCATATAAAGAGGAACAATATCTCCACATATTAAAACAAGTTCACATGGCTCTATATAATCAATTAGAAATCCATGTAAATCACTTATTGCACATATTTTCATATCTTGTGAGCTAATCCGTAAACATTTTTAGTCCATCCATTCATATGCCCTTTGTTATTTCCAATAAGGCATCCTTTGTTTGAGTCTATCGCGTATACTTTGTGAGTAACGCAAGCGCCTCTAACTTTACAAAATACTACATCTCCAACATTACATTCTTGCCACCTTATAGGAGTGACAAGATGCTTTTCATTGCTCTTATACAGAGGGAGCATTGAATTTCCCGGCTCGCTTGTTATAAACGATTCACCAGCCTCCAATCTCTGTATCTTTCTCAGTGTGTTTGGATTCATCAGAATATTTATTTAGTCCTTCTCTAGTCATATTAGGTACTATACTAATATAAACCTTTTCACCATCACGGTCATACAACCATATATGATTGTCTACTACATAGCTTAGAGATTTATCATATCTAGTATAGTCTAGAATAGCTTCCCAAGTAGCCATGCTGCCAGTAATACTATCCTTTTTATGTTTAGTAGCCCAGTTAAATATCCATAATAAATGCCAAGTTCTGAAAAATGTTATACAAATCATCGGGTCCCATTCGTGTCTGGGACTATCCCATTTATCCTTCCATCCTAATGCATGAAATCCTATATCTATCACCGGACTATAGTAGTCTCTTCTTATGGGAAGTCCAAATGTCCAAAAGTTCTTTCTAAATAGAAAGTGGGCCTTGGGGCGTTTAAAGTATTTTCTGGCTTTCCACCAGTGATACCATGGATTACGATACTCGTTCCAGCCAGGAGAAAGGAAAGGAATTTTACTATGAAAAAAGTACGACAGCTTGTAACGCAAACTGCCATACTTTTTACTAGTTAAGTACTCTTTAACATTCATATCCTTGTTTTACTAGCTCTTTCTCCATTTCGTCTAAAATATCATCAATGACATAGTCAGTTAGATAATCAGAGTCAGGAAAGCCTAAGTTCCGCAGATGATAATCTATGTTATCTCCCGCTTCATTAAGTATCATCCAGCCTTCAACTTCTCCCTCTTCATCTTCCTTAAGTGTTTTCACCACTTGGTCGATTAACTTAGGGATATTCACATCGTAGTTCTTAACTACCTCTACATTATAACTTATTATCATGCTTCGTCTTCAATATTAGTTTCACCTTTGTCAAGTTCCTTTCCTTCCTTATCTAGGAATTTAAAACATTTAAGCTTAAATGCCTCAGATTTCATATTCTCAATCTTAATAACTATTCCCTCATGAGGTACTTTGTTATCGCAAGATGGCGAAGTTCGCTCCATATAGAATCTAGCGTCGTTAGCTAATTTCTCCATGAAATTTTCGTTCCAGTGCTCAGCTTCGTTAAGTTCTGGATATAAGCTATTGGCGGTACCATAATACCACTCTTCTACTGGGATAAGACCTACCTTAGCACACCATTGTTGAACTTCCCTAGCACTAAATTCGTGAACTACACCGTCAACATTAGTTAATGTTACACGATATATTCGCACTTTAAAGTGCTTTTCGTGAGTATAATGTTCTCCTTCTTTAGGAGGCATACAGCCATAGTCATAATTCTTTTGGATATAGCCACCATTAGGTAAGAAACCAACGATTTCATAATATGCAGTCATACCTTTAGACAAGCAGGGTTTAACTATTTTATCAGCTTCCGCCCAAACGTCACACCCATAGAATCCAGGAGTAACATTCTTATTATAGAACTGATTCTTTATTACCGTTCTAGAAGCATACAAATAGTCATACTTATTGAACTCTTCTCCAGTAAGCCATTTAGCGATTTTCTGTTTCCAGTTCAGGTCTTGTTTACAAAGCACATAAGCTGATATACCAGAAGTTCCGTGAATTTTCTCAGTAATACTGATTAAATCATTTGGATGAATTACATTAGGACATTTCTTAATAAGAGTTGTGTCGTAGTGGAATCTAAATTGTTCATCAATGACCTTGCTGATTCCTTTGACCTTCTTCGTTTGGTTGTTACGTGGCGCACCACCTTGCCCTTGCTGTCTCTTAGGGATGTACTTCTTGTTAATCCAAAATTCTTTGCCTTCATGTTCTACAATATCAAATTCAGTTCCTACTTCAATTTCTATCTCTTTATTAGTTACGGACATTATATAGTTTTGGAACTGTATAATGGGCATAATAAAACCTTCCGACAGTTCATTTTTAAGTCTAATAGCTTTGACTCTACCATTGTCTTCAAACATACCAGTTTGTTCTGGGTCGTTGTTCAACTCCTTATGTCTGTACAAGTTGCAATACCTTAGAAAATCAGGATTAATGCAACAAGCAGTTGGGAAATAAACATACAATCCTGGCTGGGAATCAATACCAGTAATGATGTTAAATCCATCAATAGTGCAGCACTTAAGTCTAGTTACTTCTGGGTTACTGTGTTGTCTAAAATTCTTAATTTCTACAATCTTTGCCAAATAATTGACATTGGCTTTCTTACTTTTTGATAACTTCATTTCTTATATTTTTAAAATGGTTCTTCAGTAGTTTCTATAAATTCACACATAAAGTTAGCATATACTTGAGCCTGAATCTCATTAAATTCATTATTGTAATAGAACTGGAAAACATGAAACAGCTCATGATAGAATGTATTCCTAAGCTGTTCATCACTCATAGAGACGTTTCCTTCATATTCAGACTTTACTGTTCTCGCTAATTTAATAGTGTTAGTAGCATCACAAAAATAACCGTAACCGTTATTTGGAAGAGAATCTTCTATGATTACGGTTATTTCTTGATTAGCTATTTTAAACTTGTCTGGGAGCTTTCCTCCATTATTCAATTTCATCATAATACAGTCTGTACAGACTATTTAAATAATCCACAAACTCCCGTTTGTCTTCAAAAAGATTATCTACATCAGGAAGCTCTACCTTATTCTTTCTTCCATCGTTGTCATAATATTCTATACGTATCTGAGATACGCTATGGCACATGGTATCACACATTCCAGCGAATATCAGAATATCATTTTCAGATAGATACTCCGACAACCAAGGAAAATCTTTGTTTTCGTCTACATGGTGCCCATATCCTGCAGAGTTCCATCCTTTCTCAGAAAATCTTCCTGAATACTTACTAACATATGATAAAACCAATAGGAGAAGTTCGTCTTCTTCAAACGATTCCTTATCAAATTCAATAGTATCTCTCATGTAATCACCATCGTTTGCGTCACATTCTACATAGACTACATACAGCTCTCTATTATTCGGAACGATAGAATATTTAGCTTTCTTTAGAATATCAAATTTTTCGTATTTCATCGTGTATCAAGTACAATAAAATTATCACACATTTTTATAACATTCACTTTAAGCCCTCCTTTCAAGGCGCGAGTATCGCACACTTCATATTTTTCTTCAAGAAGAGCTGCATTCTCTTTGGTTATCTTTACCCAATAAACCCCGTTTTTCTGCTTAGAGCCATTCCAGATTAGATGATTAACTAGCCAAATGTAGCGTTTTTCTACATCACTCATTTTCAAAGAAGTTTTTTAACGTCTCATATAGCGGCCTAAGCTCATCTGCATAATACTCCAACTCTAGACCTTCTATGTACGAGGCTGTATGATACACAAAATTTTCCGTATCCTGTTCCAGATAATTCCACATATCTTCGATGTCAGACTGCATTAGTTCAACACTGTCATCGTCTAATCGAATACTTAAATACATAATTAATAATTTATTATAGAATTATAGATTTTATCTGCTTCTTCCTTAAACTTAGCAACTATATCATTGGAATTAGAGAACTCCTCAAACCATATACGTCCATACGGTAATTCACTAACAGCCATAGAAGCAACTTCTGTTCCATCTATCCAGTTCTTGAAATACACACTACCTATCTCTATACCTTTATAAGTAATACGTCTAAGCTTAGATATTTCGGATACACCCTTGGATTCCTTGTATAATACTTGTAAGTCACTCCTATCCTGTTCAGAAGCTTCACTGAGCTTTCCTATTTTACTCAGGATAGCTGATATTTTGTTTTCTGCCACAGCATCTTTGTAGTATCTTACCATATACGCGTTTTCAAATCTAGGAGCCTCCCCCACATTCTGTATAGGTATTTCTGAGTTTTCTATAAAAACATCGTCTAGGTAAGATAGATAAACATTACAAAGCAGTTTAGAATCCTCGATTTCTGAAGGACAAAGAAAAACATAAGCTTTAGTCTCGCCTTCTTCAATCTTGTGGGATATATTCATAAAGCCTACCTCATAGATACGGCATTCGTCAGGAACTTCTAACTCTAGGTTAGAAAAGTTCCCATCGTAGTAATATTGCCTATACTTAATCTTCTTCATAAAAATTGATTTTAAAAGTATTTCCAGCTACATAGTATTTGCCTTGATGATAGCAGTTGTCCCACTTATCATGTACTTCTGACTCTAGAGACTTTGGAAGATACAGCTCGTGTGATTGCCCGAATCTATTTGAGCTGTTGCCAACTATATTAGCGATAACTAAAATAATTATATCTTCAGCGCTCATTCTTTAATCGCCTCCATTCTTCCAAAAATCCTTTTGGGTAACGCCAGTCTGATTCGCAAGTATATACTCTAGAGAACTTGATATGCTTGCGAAGTGTACCACACAATGTGTCGTTAACTTCATCAAACAACTCATCTTCATCCTCACAATATAGATAGTCACTAGGCTGCAGTTCGAATACCCCTTCACTAAGACCAGATGTAACAAGCGACACATCAAATTTGTACTTACTCATAATCGCGAATACATTTTAGTACAGGTTGCAATGGAGTACCTTCATCAGACAGATAGAAATACTTAACAGTAGCCATCTTTCCTATCAGCTCCTTAAGTCTTTCCCTATATTGTTGTTTAAGTTCTCTAGAACCCATTGGTTTAGCTTTAAATTCTATACCATCTTCTGTTATTAGCGTAAAACACATATCTTCTTCCCGAAGACCTTCTGATAAACCAGTAATTTCAAACTCTGCATCTTTGTAGAATTTAAATTTTAGCATATCATTAGTACGCTTGCCGAAGCCATACTCTTTATCTGGATTTCTACATACTACTCCTTCCCAACCTTCTGAAACATATTGGTTGTGCAGTTTCATAATATTCTCGTACCCAGAGACCTTTTCCTGCGGGACTATTTGTAATTGTAACTCCCCTTCTTCCCAATCTTTATCTGGATTAAATCCAAGATTAAGTTCTTTCTGAAGCTGCTTAAGAATTTCAAGCCTATCAGAGAACTTCATACTAGGAATCATTATATCGTAAACATAATATTCAAGCCAGTCGCAGTCAACTGCGTTTTTCTCAAGACGAGCTGCTCCACTGATTTGTTGGAGACTTTTACCATGTCTATACAACTCTCCATCAAGAATGTAAGTGGGATGATTCCTGAAGAACTCAAGCAATCTCTCATTGTTTCGGATATGGCTTGTTGAATAGTCATAATTTCCCCCACCTCTGGAAGCAGATAGAATCTCACCGTCCTTATAGTAGAAGGAACACCTAACTCCATCAATTTTTCTGCTAGCATACCAATACTTAACCTTATTGATTGAGGATTCCTTAACTTTATCTGCAGATTTTGCAAGCATGTGCTTTGCAAATCCATTCTGGTCGGTTTTAATGTCTCCATAAAATTCTTCCAATTGAGTTTCGCTATAAGTTTCGGGATCGTTCTCTAGCTCCTTGTAACCCTTATCTAAATATTTCTTAAGCTCAGACTTAAACTGCAACTCAAGTTGTTCTCTATGCGTTCTACCAGCTTTTCCTTTAGTAATGACTATTTCTGGTTGCTCTGTCATCTTTCCATGTAGCTGTCCTGTAACTCTATTAATTACAAATCCAGCTTTTTCTTCATCCCACTGTTCTGTAGTAGATAAATATACAACTCTAAATTTGCCAGTTGAGGCTTTGCTTAACAAATATTTAATCATGAATAGTTACCTTATAATCATCATAGTCTAATACATCATCTAGTCCACTGTAGTCATATTCATTCTCGATTAAGGTTTTCAAAAGCTCTTCATCGCTAACGAACTCTTCCTCTATATATTTCTTTAGCCATTCTTCCTGTAAATCTTCTCCTAATACAATATTTTTGTGCACTGTAATAGTGACTACTTTCTTTTTAAGTTCTTCTAGTGTCATTTCTGATAGTCCTTAACTAAGTTCCACAAATCATCTATAGTATCAGTAGGAATTATATTTCCGTCTTCATCATAAGCTTCATTAGGAAGACTATTTTTGAATAGTCCAGGCTTCTCAAATAACCACCAATTAACCCAGTCCACTCCTTCATCAGAGAACAATTCCGGAAGTACCGTATTTAAGAATCCCCAACCTAGTTCGGATATAGGAAGTTCAAACAAATCAATTCCAAAATCAGACCATCTATCCAATTCCTTAGAATAGTTCTGAGCATTTTCAATAAGCTTTACAAATCCTTCTTTAGTCATAGTAGTAATTATTTTAATATTCTTTTTGTAATATCTGTCTTCCAACCGCAATCGCACTCCTCGGCTGCTATCTTAAATGATTCCTCTAGGTCTCCACTTTCCATATACTCTGCAATTAATATATCAGTGTCTACATCGTATTTATCAACAATTCTTTCAGTGACTATTTTAACTGCAACACCTTCGAGTTCGTCATAGATAACATCTTCCAACTTACTCATTAATTCATCCCATTCATCACTTAGTTTAGCTGTGGTAGACTTGCTGTCTTCTTCTCTCATAGCTTCTTCGAGTTCTAATATTTTAGACCTCAATTCCCCTTTAGTCATGGTACTTTTAATACATTTTTAACAACAATTTCCTTTTTCATCTTACCAAATTGCTTCTCGATTTCTTCTGGAATATTCACTCGTATATCCATTAGAGAAGTTAGATACTTGACTTTGTCTCTTATATCATCAATAAAGTGATAATTAGTTTTGATTTGATTACTAATGTCCTCAACTCTCCGCATGAGACAAAGTATTAGGGCTAAGTTACATAACCCTAACACCATTAATACCCATATCATACTCCAGTATGTCCAAATCCTCCTTCTCCTCGTTCAGTAGAAGGTAATTCTTCAACAACTTCCCATTCTATAGTTTCATGCTTAGCAATGACTACTTGGGCAATTCTTTCTCCATCAGTAATTCTAACTGGGACATTGGAAGTGTTCACTAATACAACTCCAATCTCTCCTCTGTAGTCAGCGTCAATGGTTCCAGGTGAATTAAGAACAGTAAGCCCCAATTTTAGTGCAAGACCGCTTCGTGGTCGAACTTGCGCCTCGTAACCCTTAGGTAAAGCTATAAACAATCCAGTCGGAATCAAACATCTACCTCCTGGCTTTATTTCAATAGTAGAAGCAACGGGAATACTGGGAACTCTTCTATCAGTAGGATTTCCTTCCTTGTCTACCACAAATGGACCATTTGGATCTTCAATTTTACTAATAGCTACAACATCAGCATCGAAAAAGAATTTCTCAGGCTTATTGTCTACTAACTTAATTCTACTAAAGTCTCCTCTAATATCCATACCTGCTGATAAGGGAGTTTCATACTGAGGAAGTTGATGTCTTGATTTATTAATTATGAGTACTTTCATGTAATAAAATAAATTCAGTTAAATAAAATCTTGCATCTATAACACACTTAGGAACTAGTCCTTCTAGGCTTAAATTAGATCTTAGGGCATCTCTTACAACAGTAGCCGATATACCTTCTTCTACCTGTTCTCTTGCCATGAGAGTCATTGATATATAACCCTTCAGCATAAACTTTGGAAACCATGTTGTAATAATTTCGTATCCATCGCTATAGTAGATATTAAAATGGGACTCTTTTATAATACTAACTATGTTAGCATATAAATAGAATCCCCAATCCTGAGAGTTATCAGACTCATCAGTCAAATCATTAAGAGGGTGAATGATGCATCTACTAAGTAAACCTTCGTCCTCTAAGGCAGTTTCTAGTAATTTTATCCTAACCTTTATAGGAATAGGATTACGCTTGTTTACTTTATCAGCACTACCAACTAACAAAAGAACCTTATCGTTCTCTGAACAAGCTTTTTTAATTAAAGCTAGGTGCCCATTGTGAATGGGCTGAAACCTAGCTAAAATAACTCCATATTTCATTTCTGATCTTTTGGTTTTATCTCTGTTGTTTTAATTATTTCCCTAAAGTCGAGCAATTTCCAGTTCTGCCTCTTATACTTCTTATGGTCTTGTGAAAAATCTTTTAAATCAGATTTGTTACAGAACAAAGCAAAGGCATAATCAACAATAATCTCAGAAATCTTTTCATAATTCTGTTCCTTGTTTGTAGTCAGGTTGAGAATTACATCATCAATCTCTAAGTCTGGACAATTATACTTAGCTGGAATATAATTTTTGTCGTTGTAATATACACAAACGATGTTAGTAAATTTTCTTATCATACACTTAATTCGTAGAGTCTTATTGGAGTAAATTCAAATATAAACCACTCTCCATCTGCATCCTGGAACATACTAGAGTCCCAATCTATCATGGTAATTCTCTGTATTATCTTAGTCGGCTCACTATCAATAATTAGAGGAAGCCCAACCTTAAACGCTCCAGTTATCCCTTCGTACACTTTACCAGCGCCTGACCTATGACTAACTTTAATCATTCCGTGCTTGGAGTGCAAGAGATTTTCTTCTTCTTCAGTAAAGTCCTTGAAGATATTCTCTTCAAGTCCTTTTATCAGAAGTTTCTTCCTTTCAATAATATCTTTAACCTTCAATTCTACCATACACTACAGGATTATTTAATGCTTTCATTATCTCTTCTATGGTACAAGTATTAGCTTCACTGTAGAATGCCATTACTGGAGCTGCATCATTATCAATTAATACAGCAAATGGAGTATGTCTAGCGCTAAAACCTCCCTTAAGCTTGAAGGCGTTTTTACGTTCCTTAAACAAGCCTTCATGGTAAGTTTGTAATTCTACTAAAGGATATTTAGAAAGAACCTTTTTTAATTCGTCAACCAGATGTTGACTGTTATCATCATATGCAACCTTAAGAATCATTTCCAAAAACGTGATGTTATGTCTTTAACTATGGGTTTTCCACAGCTATTATCTATATGAAGCATAACTTGATTAGTTGTCTTACTATTTAAAGGTCCGTTTTCTTCAATATATGGACCTAGCTTGATATAATCGAAATGCTTCATATTCACGTGCTCAGATAGTTCTTGTCTACCTGAGTACCATGCCACTTTTAAATTCGGATAATAATCTTTAACAAAACTAGCTAACACATTTACTAGGTGAGGATCAGAATCCCCTCCCATAAATGCTATACACGAAATACCATCTGTAATTAGTTCGTCTAGATGAATAATGTAATCATCGGAGAACCCCTGCGGATATTCAATTAATGGTTTACCTATATCTTCGGCTAGGTATTGACTATGACATCCTTTACAATGACAAGGACAGTTAGATATATTTATAGCTAATGTGATCTCATCCGGAATTTCCTGAAAGACTACTCTGGCATCAACATATTTAAGCATACTCCTCAATCTTTTTAGTTTCTGTATCTAATATAAAAGGTCTTCTTACATCTAAGCAAGCAAACTTGTCAGTAATAATGGGTTCTGATTCCAATTGAGTATGTCCAAATATTTGATAATATGTAGACTCTCTATCTCCTTCTCTGACATCGCTCCATACCATACTGCCTGTATTAGACCATCCTCCTCTCATACGAGATACTTCCCATAGGAAGCCAACTAGAAAGTCCTCAGGCTTAGTAATTAGGTCAGTAATAGTAAAATCCATACTCTTTAACCAATCATTAGTAACTCCAGCATGAGTATATAGAATACCTTCCGAGAAGTATTTGAGTTGGAATAGAGACTTGAAATTCTCAAACATTTCCTTAATTAGCTCTGCATTAGCGTAATCATACCTAGAAGCACTTCCGAAATCATAGCAATAAGCACAGTCGTGATTTCCAAGGAGTAGTATTACCTTATCGGGATTATCAACCTTGAATTGGATAATCTCTTTAAACTCCTCTATAGCATTCTCTCTAGTAATACCTTCATAACCATATGGGTCGAGGTAGTCCCCTAAAAAGACTACCTTATCCACACTATTAATCTTCTCTTTTGCTTTTCTCCAGAATGGTCTTCCGTGAACATCTGGAATAATTAAAATTTTACTCATTTTTAATTTACTTCTTTAGAATATGTTCTTTTCTCGGCTTCTATTCTTCTATCCTTACCAAAAGCAGTGATAGGTCTTAGATAGCCAATAATTCTGGTATATTGAGTAATATGTTCACTTCCACATTTAGGACATACCTTAATGGGGGCTTTCACAATATGTTTGCAATCCTCGCACTTACTATTAGGAATATTGAACGTGAAGTAATTAGTTCCTTGCTGAATAGCAAAGTCTATAAGCTTCAAGTATTGCTCCTTAGACAGATGTTCCTCCAAGTTAATGTGAGCTGCACTACCTCCATCTGTATACTGATAAGTCTGCCTTCCATGAAGTATAAACTTATCCAACACTGATGTATCATCATGGGCATTATAGAAGTAACTATTGTACAGATTCCTATCTTCAGGAACCCAATAGCCATCTGCTTTATCCCATTTATAATTCTTACCACCAAGTCCCTCTGCTGGAACGACTTCAGAATTAAATAAGAAGGGACGCTTTTTGTCATGGATAGAATGAAGTTTATTCTGCTCTTTTATTGTTCCAAGTATGAGCTGTAAAAACTCAAAATATTCTGGATTATTAGATACCTTCATTCCTAAGAACTCAGCAGCTTCATTCAGACCATTTAGCCCAATAGTACTATATAGGTCTTTGATGTTTATGTAACCTCCATTTGAAGAAGCAAACATCTTCTTATCCTCCCACTCATAGAGCATGGTCTTATAGGTAATGTGATACTTGTATACTCTCTCTAGAATATCTATTAGATATTTTTTGAGTAGGGCAACATTATCTTTACAATGCAAGAGATTTTTGTCTCCGTCTTCACTCCACCAAGTAGTTTCTTGTCTAGCCCAATCTTGGACAATTCTGTTAATATTCAGAGTAATAACATTACAAGAACCTGTCTTTACACCAGTCATACCAGAGGTAGGACTAAATGTATTTTCAGCTAATTCATTACGAAGACGACAACAAGATGCAAGACTATCTGCACTGTCTGAGATATAGGTAAAGAAACTATGACCTTGAGAATACATTTCTGCACATAAGTCTTTATAGTTCTTATCTATAATGTCTTTACCGTCATGCACCATAGCAAAGGTTTCTACTGGAAATGTTAGAACTTGTTTCAAGCGAAGTTTATTAAACCAAGACATGAACAATCTCTGTAAAGTATCAATTGCTACCCATTCCGGCTTAGTTCCGTCTGGATAGTAAAATTCTCCAAATAGAGATTCAAAATAGGTCTTATCATAGTACGAAACATTAGTAAAGGGAGATTGATAACTTCTGTTTCCAGCAGGTTGATTAATTCCCCAAACAAACTGTTTAAAAGCTTTAAGGATGGAATCTTCGATAGTTCTCTTAATAAGAGAATGTTCCGAAGTACATATACAGTCGAGCTTCTCGTACCACTTTTCTCCGTATTCAGCAATAATATAATAGTTAAGTGCAATAAAATAGCTACCTACAGCAACTGCTCCTTTACATTGAGAAGACAATAGAAATACTAAGTTAGTAACCTGTCCACTAAATGACTGCAAATCGTTAGGAGGGCCAGGAGTAACTCCATCAATATTACCTACTCCCTCTAACATTAGAGGATATAGCGAGACTGCCATACAATACTGTTTAAGTACTGACGTAGAAGCCTCATCGTGAGTATAAATAATATGACTGTCTAGGTCTCTAGAATATTGAGAAGAGAGTTCGGGATAAAGAAGTTTTAATTTCTTCTTCATACGATAGCGCTGAATTTCTCTGTTCTCGCGCTTTCTATCCTCACTCTCTAATGTAGCAACGTTCTTAGATACAACGTTAGCATTTCCATCTGTTTCAGATGAAGTAGCTGCATTTTCGGAACTATTAATATAGTTATCTTGATAACTAATCTTAGCTATGATTTCTCTAAGTCTAGATTGTTCACTTCTATACTGAGAATATGCTGAGGCTACATCATCGTAACCATAGTCCCTCAAGGTTTCTATTACTACGTCCTGAATCTCTTCTATAGTAATGCCGTCCCATAAATGCATATCAGCCACCATAGCTGTAATGACTTCTTTATTTTCTTCAGGACAGCAAGCATTAAATGCTTTAGATATTGCTTCTACTATCTTATTACCGTCAAATTCCTGTAAACTTCCGTCTCTCTTTACTACTTGCATATCAAATACCCATTACGTCCTTAATTAACAATGTCTTCTCGAATTTATTTACTAAGTCTCTCTTATCCTGGGTAATCAAGTCAGTAAATGCGTTATACACGGTAAATCCATCTACAACATTGTCTGTTGTATAATACTTAGATTTTTCATCATAAAACAAATCTTTATAAACATCAATCGGAGCAGATTCAGCTAATTTTACAGAACCAAATCCCATGTTGATTTTAGAATTGATGCAGTTGTCAACCCAGTGACCTAGGTCAGCATATATATCATCTTTCTTATACTCCATCTCTGAAAGTTTCTTAAGCATTAAGTTGGTTTCATCTGTCATCGACATAGCATTTCTTAAGAAGCTATAGTTAATAGCAGATTCTGGCTCTAGCTCAGAAACATTTAACATTTCTGGATTAAATACACACAAGTTTAGACAAGCCATATTTAAAGCTCCTACATAGAACTTAACTAATGGTTTACGAGTGTCAAGGGCATAAATCATACTAATTACTCTTTTATGATTATCCCAAGCATATTCGTCCGGCAAAACACCTTGAATCCAAACTCTATTGTATATTACATCATCAAAATTAATCTCCCCATCTTTAGTAAGCGATATTTGGTCAGCAGGCTTAGCATTAATGATAAAATTATCAGTCATTTTAGATACTCTGTCTATAAACGGAGTTACATAGGCTTCAGTAGTAAAATACTCTTTATCCTTAATTCTAGTTGCTTTCCCTTGCATCAATTGTTCAATCGTCAATTCCATATTTAAACATTATTATAGTAAATCTCCTTTAATAGGAGGTCTAATCTAAAGTGTTCATCCAATGCTTTAACTCTATGCCTTAGAGAATACATAGCTAATTCTGCAAAACTCTCTAATTCTGGTTCTTTGTATGCTTTGGAAGGTGAAACTCGAAAATATTTGCGCCATAAAGGTTCAAATTTTTCCATTAGAGTATCTATTTCTCTTCTCGGAATGTAGCAAAAATACCTTGCCGAATCGAGAAATACTCCATTGAAATTATCTACTCCTAAATGAGTACTAGTATCATAATACACGTTTCCTAAATACATCATAGCCTGTAATAAAGACCTATGTACGAAAACAGAGTTAATACCTATATCTCTTTTAGTTTCTTGAAGAATCCAGAACTTGACATTCCGGTTTTCATCATAGAACCTAACTATTCCATCTGTAGGTTTTCCCGCGATGGATTCTTTTCTTCCGATTATTAGAGGATTAACTAAGCTAAAATAGTTATAGAAATGATTTTCTATTACATCTTCAAGCACACAACCTCTGTTTGTATAGAAATTAATTCTAATCTGAAGTCCTGTTATAGGAGTAAATTCCATTTAATTGTTAATTAGTTGTTACACTTCCATAATTAAATTACGTTTAATATCTATTAAATATTGCTTATCTCAAAATAAAAAAGGAAGACCACCCTTAGGCAATCTTCCTTTTAAACGTATATCTTTCAAGAAATTAGGCTTCGATACCGAAAGCTAACCAAGTACCATTCTTGGTATTCTTAGAAGGAGTATATTGTGCAGTTGCTACTACTGCCTGTCCTTCAACAACATCCTTAGTTTTCACCAACTCAGCATTTCCTTTATACTTACCGCTCTTATACAATTCTTTGATTGCGTTCTTAGCGTCAGCTTTGTTAGTATCAACTTGGCAAACAACAGTCTTAGTTTCTTTGTCAATCCACTTGTAGAAAGTCTTAAACTTACGCTTTCCATCACCTTTAACATCGTCAATCTTGTACGGACGCTCACGAGTGTCTGCAACAGACGATTCAATAGTAATCAGATAACCAGCACCGGGGCAGTTCTTGCCTTTCTTAGCGAGATATTCAAGCATAAACTCTTTTACATCACGCTCAGTAATACCCTTAGTCTGTTTAGCTTTCCAATTTTTGTAAGCCTGAGTTGCATCACCATTTACATGGAATAATGTACTTTCAACTTGTGCGATTGCTGCTTCTTTGCTTTCTGCTACTACTTCTACTTTCTTAAAATTCAAAATCGTTGTACTCATAATAAATAAAATTTTTAAACATAAATCATTAACATATAATCTGAAATTATTTTTCCGTATCTAATCAGTATTGTTTCCCCTTACTGATGTAATCAATTATACTACATCATACATAGAAACCCTAATCTTCAAATGTTAATTTTATGTTAAAGGACGTTAAAATCCTCTTAACTAAAAATCTCTTAAAATGGTACATAATTGTCGAGCAAAATCTGGAGCTGTTTGGGCATATCTTTCGGCTTAATACCAAAGTCAAGAAAAGTGGTACACCCATACATTAAATCCTCACAGATAGCCCCTAAAGACTTCAGAAAGGTATTTTTTTCTCCCTCCCTAAAATCTTTTCCGACTTTCAATAAAACATCATAACACGTTACCTTTTGACCTTTTTTCTTTAACTCATTAGTTATATAACAAGTAAGAGCAATACAGGCTAGTTTATCACCCATATTGCTCCCTAGGTAGTTTAAGGTAAAGTATTTTGAGTAAATTGATGACAATTGTTCAAAGCTGATATTTTGAAGGTCGTTCATCAAGAGAATAGTCTCTATAACCTATCTGATAGGCTACATACTTCAAAAGAGTCTTGAACTCATGAAATCCTTGTCGCAATTCCAAATAAGTAACTGGCCTAACCTTACTATAAAAGTTCGGAATGGTAGAAACTACTAAGTAATTAGCTTGCAATTTTGGATTCTCCAAGTTATAGAACTTTTCAGCACACAACTTCAGAAGGTATAAATACATCGCAAACTCCCTACTATAGTGATACTTATTGATATTGGTATCAATTTCACTAACGATTTTTCCAATCGTCTTAATATCATTCACTACAATAGTGTTAGTTTCTGTATCTATTGTATAATTATCTAGTTTGGACTTCAGGTGTAAGATAAACTTTTTTCCATTAGGGCAGGTCGCCTCCACGTCCAATAAAATAGCTTGCTCATTTTCAGAAATAGGTGTTTTAGTTATCCCTTCAGGATGTAAAAGTTTCTGCACTTGCTTATTGCTATTTAATGCTGATACACAAGACTTTACGATTTCTAGTGATTTGTTGTCAAGATATATAATTTCCTTATCTTGTGTTAAATCAAATTCTTTTAGCTGTCTATTCTTCCAATAGTTAGTAGAAGCTTCAATCACAGATTTAGCTAGTTCCTTGGTAAGCTTTCCCTTGTAATATTCGACCTTGTCTGATGCTTTCTTTACATCGTCAAATGTTACTTCTCCTTTCAGAAAAACGGGATAGAGTTCATTAGCCATTGCTCCTAACTTTGCAGTAGGTTTACCAATGTCTTCTGACAGTTCAAAACTATCTGGCTGTAGCACTAACTCGTGTACAGCGCTTCCAAGTTCCAGAGCGGAAGAGAAAGTATTTTTAAACCCAGTAAAGAATTTATCTGGATTACCATCCTGCCGAGGATTAATTAATCCTAAACGGGAATTACTAACGTATCCACTGTACTGTTCAGAAAAATATACCTTATCACTTATCTTCTCCAATCTTAGTGTGTCTAGCAGCGGCCTAAGCTTGATATCTTTTAATTCCATCCTAAAGTTGCTAATTCTAATTCATATGCAAATCTAATTTCGTCAATATCTAAACTATAAATGCGGAATAAAGGATCTCCATTCTGGTTATGTGGCCTATCTATTAGCAATGCTGGAAGTCCAGAGTTTATTGCCATAGTCACATTACTAATACTGTCGTCGATTAATACATCGCATTTGCCTTTTATCAAGTCAGCCTTGTTTCCGTGCTGATAATACATTTGATAAATAGGTCTTATGGGTAAATTGTATTTAGCTAGACAATTTCGAGTATAAGTTTTACTGTTAATTCTTTTAGTCGCATAAATATGCGGCTCGAAATTCGGCTTTTCTAGCAAGGGTAAATTTTCCCAAAACTCCTTGTTGTAGCGAAGACTTACTACGTTTCGTGTAATTACGTGCTCGACTAAATCTGATTCTCTAGGGAATAGTGTTTTATATGCTCCCCAGAAATCGAAGATTGTGTCATCCAAGTCTAACGCTATCCTTAATGGATTACATAAATTCATTTATCTCAGATACGTCTCCTAAATATATTCCATGTTTTTCAGCAAGTTCTATACAGAAATCATCATAATCCAGAAGATCATCTAAATCGTCGTATTTATTTATATACATACTCTTTATCTTCTCTTCGCAATCCTCATAGCTTCTTGCTACTACTTTGCTAATAGTACAGACTTCGTCTGTATGCCATGGAAATAAATATATGTTCATAACTCGATTACTTCAATAACGTTCAATCGCTTCTTTATTAATAGCTCTAGGTCTTCTCTATCTACGTAGATGAAATGACTTTTCTTCAAATCAGATAAAGTGGAATCAAACTCAAGAGAGAATGCTTCCATTGTTCTCCAATTCTTTTTAGCTGTCCTTAAATAAAGAGCATATTCATCATCAAAGTCATTAACTATACAATTTTTAATCGTAGGAACCGGACCTTTAACTACTAACTTTTTCATTTTCTAAGCAATTCATAAAAATATTCTATAGGTATTACAGCAACTTTATTTCTCAGAGTATTTAACATAACCTCCAATTTTCTTATTAACTACTACCGCTGCGCACATCTTATCATCTGGTACATTATAATATTCTGCTGCCTCAGATATAGAATCAAAAGACTTCAATATGTTCCCATCTTTGTCACAAATATCAACTTTGGAGTTAGAAATTTTATTTCTATTATTTCCAATAGTATCAACCCATCTAAGATTAGAAACACAATTATTCTTTCTATCCTTATCAATATGGTCAGCTATCTCCAGATTGTCGGGATTAGGAATAAAAGTAATAGCAACTATCCTATTTATTCTTCTATGGTACTTCCTACCCTCAAAGCATAGGCATACTCCTAAATATCCATCCTTATCCTCATGAGGCTTTAATATATTTCCTCTTTTCCTATTTCGTACTTGTCCATTATTAGACACTTCATACGTCGGAAACTCTGGATATACCTTCCATTCCTCCATTCTTGCACATTTCTAGTAGCTCATAAAAAAAGCTGATTGGGATTACAGCAACTTGCCCTCTAGCTGACTCTCCATTCTTTCCTGCCTTTTTCCAGCATATACAGAACGGTTTTGACTTATCACTGCAAGCATCTCTAATATCAAAATAGTTAGGCATATTCTGAGTAAATTTAGCTTGGATATTAACTGGAAGTTCATTGTTCATGTCAACAATGTCTATTTTGTCAGCATCAGCCAATTTGTTTTGACTTCTGCTAGACACACATCCTTCGTATCCTATATCTCTAAGCTTGTGAATTATTTCTAACTCATACTGAGAGCCTTTTTGTTTACTCTTCTTTGCCTGCTTACTTCTTCTAACTGCGGGGTCTGCCCATTCAAAGGTAATTCCGTCTTTTGATTTTGCTCCAGAGCCAGGCTTATTAGCTCTAGCTTTGATTGAGTTTATCTCCAAACCAGTTCCTTCGGAGGCTAATTCAACAGATTCAAAAGTTTTTCTACTACCGTCCTTAAAGATGGCTGTAACACTTGTATTAGTCTACTTTTTCATTCTTCTTAAGTTTCTTTATGTAATTAGTAATAAATTCTTGTGTACCTTTTCTTCCATACATATGGTAATAATCACTTATATCCTTAGCTCCTGTGCTTCTGGGAATCATTGATACAATTAGTTCTGGATGCTCTTTCCTAATCTTATTAGTAAAACGTACTCCAGTCAAATCATTATCATATAGCAACACAACGTATTTGAATCTCTGCTTTAATTCTTCTAAAATCTTATCAGAAACAAACTGAGTTTCAGAGTTGGGAGCTATAGCTGGTATTCCTAAAGAATATAAACACATTACATCTTTCATAGATTTAGTTATAACAACTAGTTTTCCACTCTTAGCTAATTGCTTATAGCCTTGAATAGTCTTGGTTGAAACATTTCCTATGAATCTAAACTCCTTTCGTTTTGGCATATAAATTCGCCATTGCTCGATGTTCTCTTTCTTTCCAAAATAGTAGCCATATATAGGACTATGCTGGGCAGATTGTGCATATATGTTCCCATTCAAAAATACAGTACTACAACTGTATACTTTGAACTTATATAGGATGTCTTTAGTTATACCAAAACTTCCCCACCACTTCAACTCAGGTTCTGAAAAATCCTTAGCCTCTATCTGAATAAAAGTTTGTTTCTCTTCTTCAAACTTAGGCTGGATTTTCACTGCAACTTTCTTTACGGAAGAATCTTTCGTATATCCAAAGTCTTTAGCTATAATCCTTAAAGCAGTGTGGTAGTTACAATTATACTTTTCCATAACTACTCCTTCGAATGTGAGACATTTTCCAGAAGCAAAGTCTTTAAAATACAAGTTTCCAGATTTTCCTCTAAAGAAACTGCAAGTGACATGACTGTCACTACGCAAAGGAGACTTAAACAATCCTTTCTTAACTGGGATGCCCAGATAATAAGTCATGTAAGTCTCCTCATTGTTTTTAGATAGAAGAAATTCCTTAGTAATTTTTGGTTCAAAAGTATAATCAAACATGGTCACTAAGGAATTTATGAATTACTCTACTAACAAATCATTAGAGTAAGTTGTCAAGATCGAAGTCATTTCCTGGTGCAGCATCTACACCGGCAACATCTGCAATCGGGTCTTCTGACTTCATTTCGGTAGGCTTAGCTTTCAGATACTTCTGACGTTCTCCCTCCTCATAGTCAGAGAAGAACAGCTTGTCACCAATATAGTTATCAGAGATGAACGACTCACCTTGTTTGTTAATACCTACGATACGAGGTATATCAGCAACTACTTTACCATCACGGTTTCTACCAATCAACTTCAACTTAGTCTCTGTACCTTTAACTTTTTCAGTTATAGTAATCAGAGCCTTAGCTACATCATCGAAGCTCTTAAATTTAGAGCTAGCTGCTTGCATCTTTTCAAATCCTGCAGGATTGAGAACCTGTGCAGTCTGCTTAACTACAGCCATCAAAGTTTCGAAGTTGGAGGGCATCACTACCTTTCCACCATTCTTACTATCAAATTCTCGTCTCTCATCATCACCAGCTTTCGGGAAGAATTGAGTTACTGAGAAGTAACCATCTTCGTTCTCAAAATTGATAGACAAAACTTTATAGTGGGCTGTTGGGTCCTTCTTCCCATCAAATTCCTTGATTTCGCAACCCATGAATTTTACATCATGGATATTCCAAGGGGTTAAAGGACGACGTGTGTTTCTTACTGCTGAGTCTGCTGATATACCAAAATTAAATGCCATAATTAATTCAAATTAAAATCAAATTTTTCTAAGTTTTTGTCATCTTCGTCTATGTTTAAATTATCTAATGCTTCTATATCGAGTTCTTTTTCGATATCAATTATCTCTTCCGGCACAGGATTTGACTCCTGTACCTTGTCTCCTATCAGATAATAAATTCCTTTATCCTCTGTAGGTTCCAACTTAAAGACAGTACCGTAAGCAGAAAGCTTTTCGTTAGCAGCTCCTCTATAACTTACAGTATTACTTTTAGTCAGCTTGTTTCCAGCCTTAGTACCGAAAGCAGCATCGGTTCCAATAATAGGAACTGCCTTCTTATCCTTTTTCTTATACTTGATGTCTACACGACAATCTGCACAGACTTGTAACAAGTCTACTGCCCCTTGGGTTAAAATCAACTTGTTAGAATCAAGCGTAATAATAGGTTCAGGATTTTCATCTACCTTAGCAGATGAAGATTTACTACTTGCAGCTTTCTTAGTAGCTACGGTGTCAACATGGATTTCTTCTTTACCAATATAGGTGATTTCACCCGTTTGCTCATTCACATCATAGTGAAACAGTATGTCTAATTTCATTATTCCCCTTCGTTATAAGCGTCAATAACTTTAATAATCTCATCCAAATCATTATCAATTTCTAAGTCTTCAAACATTCCCAAAGAAGTCTTTGCTACACAGCTACCATCATTGTTAGTGATAAGCTTATACTCCATTCTACCGGAGTCTCCTTCGTTTACTTTAGTAAAGAAGATATATGTAAACAAACCTTCCAAGGTTACTTTTTCAGACAGCAACTTACCAACAGTCTTGATAACATACTTAGGATTAACGTTGTCTCCAACATTTTCTGAGTGAGTCAAGAAGATCATTTTGCAATCCTCTCTCATCTTTTCTGAATATCTCAGAATTTCCATAGCGTGTTGAGCTAATTCACTAAACTTAGTATAACCAACTTCAGTTGCTCTATCAACGAACTCATAAGAGAGAACATATTGGAAGTCATCAATGATTACCTGCTTGATGTGTGGCATCATCTTATCAATAATTTGAAGAATTTTCAGTATTTGGTCCCACTTTGAACTTACATAGTAGTTACCACTCACGTTCTTTCCTTCGATTTTGATGGGAATATACTTCTTCTTCCATGCACGGAAGGGAAGGGGTTTACCCGTAGTACTTATAATAAAAGTAGTTTCGGGATTAAGATTTCTTAAACTTGTACTTTTTCCAGTACCTGATTCACCTACGATAGCAATTGTTTCAGCAGCCATTATTCTAATGCAAAATTAAAATTCGAATTTGAATTATCTAATTCTGTAATATCATCTAGCTCCTGTTCTACAATAGAACTATTATCTTCTAATATATAGTTTGGACTTGTATATCTCTCATAATCATAAATTTCATCGGGCTTCGGCAGCTCGTAGAACATATTAATCCATCCAAAGAAGTTTACTCCAACCTCAACATCGCAATCCCCATATCGGTTCTTAAGTACCATAATACTCCTATAATAAGAGCCTAGATACTCAATATTGTAATGTTTATAAGTCTTCAATCCATCTCTGTGAGGATTATACAATGCAATCATGATATTACAATCTTGCACAGTATTACCTGAATCCTTAGCATCGTGAATAGTAAATGCACTTTTGCCTTGTTTAAACCTCTCAATATTTCCTTGCTCTCTATTAGCTTGCTGTATTACTACAGGACTAATAAAACACTTATCTCTAAGAAAAAGAAGATAGCTAGACAACAAATCAATATCAGGCTTTGTACCAACAAGACCAATATGGTCTACAACTACATTATAAATAAGATTAGGATTATTTGGAGTATAGACGAGGCGGGTTTCACTTTCAGAAAAGGTTCCCATTTCCTCCAACCTAGTTTTCAAGATGGCATATACCTTCTTCGGAGTTACCTTCTTGTCATAGATTTCTAACTTCTTACTAATCTTATCTATCCAAGGCATACATTGCTTAACTAAGTCATAATGCTCATCAGATAAAATATATTCTTTTTCTCTTGACAATATCTTCTTAAAAGATAGTTGGATTCCATAGGTCTCAAATATATATATGGATAACAGCTTAATATACAAAGCTACTTCTCCCATTTCAAGACTGAAATACAATACCTTAAAATCATCATCATCAAGATGTTCCATTAGTGGTCGATATACATAAGCATATAAGGCAAACGAAGTCTTACCTGCACCAGAGTTTGATAGAATTAAAGTATAGGTTTCCCTAGTAACTCCATCAATAATACTCTCTAGCTTAGGAAGTTTCATAGAAATACCATGATTTAGTCCCTGTCTACCTCTATCAATTTCATTGAGAAGTTTATCAGAAATCATAGTAATCTCATAGAATCATAATTAACTCCGCCTTCATTCTTTAATGCCTCTAGTTCTTCCCACTTATGGTCTATTACAAAATTAGCTATTGTGGTACACAATATATTGTGTTCATTAGCCCACTTAACTAACTCTATAATATGGTTATGAGTTTCTGGCTTCCATCTGATAGTTTTACCATAAAACCTATAGAAGTCTTCAATTGTATCAAATTTCTTAGATACGCTTTTCAGACCCACTTGTGTATTATTAACTATTCCAAATAATGGATAAGTATCCCACAATTCCTTACCTAAGTCGAATGAACACTTATAAAAGTCTTTCACAACTAACTTATTTAGAGGAACATCTAGTGGGTTAAATACAGACCCTTTCTCAGGAATCTTATAGGATTTATGAATAACTCCAGCATCGCGAAGTCCAGTTAATAGTTCTATTGTAAAACCACGAGCGCATACTCTAGAAGAGAAATACTCGTGGACAATTTCGGGTTCATCACCCTCTTGGGCGATAAGAAGAATTTCTAACAACAACAGCTCACTTGGGTTTATGCTATATTTTTCACAAAACAAAAGTTGCTGTTTCAGTTCAAGATTTTTCACGTGTACAAATTAATAGATTTTCTACTAATCTATACACCAAGTCTAGTTTACTTGTTAAAGCGTTAAAACTTGGTTACGTGATAAACTTTAGTCCTCAACTTTTTCGCTGGCAGTTTCAAGAAGTACTGCATAGTCCTTCTTTAATTCCTTCAATTCAGCGGTAAGCTTACTAACTTTAGTTTCCAATGCTTTGCACTTCTTAGTCAAAGCAGACTTCATCTCATTAAACTCTTTTTTAGTGTAATAAGTTTCCATAATTAAAAACGATAGGTAAAATTCTGCAATTTTTTCTTGTAAGGTTCCCAAGGCTCTCCATTAAGTAACTTTCGTAAGTTATCTACATCAATAGTAACATACTCGCTCTTTTGATGAGACTTCTTAAACCATTCTTGTTCAACGGTATCTTCAAGCACTAATGTGAATATTTCAGAGTATTTAGAACCTTCTTTTCTAATGACCCTACCAGCGGCTTGAGTGCTTTTTGTGCTACTAGAGTCAACTCCAAGCATTATCCCGACCGATAGACCAGGACAATCAAAACCTTCAATAGCCAATTTACAGCTATTAATCACGCCCTTGTCTAGTAGGGCGAACTCCTCAAGTGTAATTCTGTTTTGTTTTTTACTTTCTTTGCCAGTGTAAACATATCCTACTCCTATCTTCTCTGCCATTGCAGTGTTAGCAGAGAATGTAATAATTTTCTTGTCTGCTCTATGAGCAATAATCTCCCTAGCCACTTCTAATTTAGCCGGATGATTATGGATAAACTTTTTTCTAGCTTGTAAAGCTCTCATAAAAGCCGTAGAATGAAAGGTAATCTGCTTCAAAGCATTAGACAGCTCAGCTTTATCCGAACTACTACAAATCTGGTTTCTGTAATTAAGCCTATTTCTGAGGCCGTCTTTACCAACCATACTCATTGCGAGTCCAAAATCAAAGTTAAAGAATTCAAAATGTCTTATAAATTCCCTATTTTGCTCTCGATAGCTTTCGATGTCTTCTGCTGTGATAATTACTTGATATTCAGTAAAATCAGATACCCAACCATTGGCTTTGGCTACTTCAATAGTTACACTATCAACTACAGGGCAATATTTCTCGACTATAGTATGTCTACCGTCAAGTCTTTCCAGAGTAGCAGTTAGTCCAAGAATTAACTTGTATTTAACCTTACTAAATACAAATTGTAAAGTCTCAGCAGCAGTTCTATGGATTTCATCAATGATTAAAAAGTCACATTCGTATCCATTCTTTGCTGTAGTATTTACAACTTGCACCTCTGTATTTAACCCTAGACCTTCCTTATCTAATATATCTATCCACTGATTCTTTAAAAGTTCCGTGGGGACTACTACCAATGCTCTAATAGTAGGATATTTAGATAGAACAGCCTTTAAACAATTAATAGCACATCGTGTTTTACCAAAGCCTGTACAGGCTTCTATGGTGCCTCTTCCTTTATGTAATAACCAGGCTCTCTTACATTGCTCCTGTCGCTCATCACGAGTAACAGGAGTAAAGAGGTCTTTCATCAATCTATATTCCTAGTGATGTCCCATCCTTTAAGTTCTGCAACTTTCTTGATTTCTTCCATCTTATCCTTCCATTGTTTAGCCTGGTTCTCGCATTGATTTTGGAAGCGATAAAGAACTTTGTTTGATAGCAGTCTGAGCTGATCACTAGTTAAGTTAGCATATTTATCTCGTTTCAATCTACACATAGATCTAAACTCAGCATAACTTAATCCAGTATCACAGATTTTCAGAGCTATAGAAGGATTCAAACGAAGTTCCTTACTTACTACTAACAGTCTGTTAACAGCTTTACCTGTCACTGGGTCTTTACGATACAAGTCTTTCTGCATTTCTTGCTGTGTAAACCACAGTCCCATTTTTACAATGAAGTTAAGCGTCAAATGAGAGTTGTCAAACAATCCCAAGGAATCTAAACAAGCATCCATAACTAAACTTACTGGTACTTCTCTAAACTCTACAGGGATTCCATTAAGAATCTCTCCAATTGGATAGACCTTAATAGCCTCATTAGTTAACACTTCCTTATTGTTTTTGATAACAGCTTTCAAGTCTTCCAAACAACGTGTGTTTGTGTATTGCTTTTCAGCTCTAAGCCATCTAATAAGAAGCTCTGCACGACATCTTTGTATTTGGTCGGACACAATTCCGAGTAATGTTACACGACCCGGATTCTTGGTATCAGAGTTGTACAACATTTGTTCACAATGATTGTAGAATCGTCTCAGCTGGTCATAACCTGCGTCTACCAATTTAATTTCCTCCTGGACCCCATTTACCTTAGGTCCTTTCCATACATAGCTATTAACGTCGTTTGCTTTATCGCTCAAAGCCTCTCTCAGCTTATCTCCTAATACAGTCATAAATTATTCTTTAAAAATACTTCATAGTTTATCTCCTTTTTAATGTTAATCTAATAATATTTGTCCATCTTCAATGATAGGCTTTTCATGAATAAATTTCAAGAAAATTATATTACTATCCTTGTATGGAACAAAATCTTTACCATCGTACCATTTATCGATGCCTTCTTCTACGTATCTTAGTGAAACATAGCCGACATCTCCTAATTTCATAGAACACTGGTTCCAATTCGGGAATCGAACACACATTATATCCTTGTAATCTAGATTATCATATTCTAGCCTTTCAAAGACATAATTAGCGTATCCCATCCCGTCCTCACATTCAGCAACAAATTTGACATGGTAAGTTACTTCTTTGGTTTCCACACTTCAAATGTATTAATATCCTCGAACTTCCTACAACCATAAGAAGCGAAGTCTCCTTGCAGCTTATCCATGTTAGGCAAGCAAGGGTAATTCTTACACCTAGTGCAGCTACGTTCAGGATGTTTGTAGTGAAAACCATCTTTGTCCTTAAACATTACTTCAGTAATAGGCATAATAATATTAATACACATGAACCAGCAGCGCCATATTTAATGACATTCTGCTTCTTTTTTAAAGACTTATTAAGACCTTCAATAGATCTATTTTTATCTTCAATTATGTTTCCATAATACAGTAACTGAACTCTACGAAGAGAATCCGTTTTTTCCCAACTCGTATTTATTAGTTCTAGATTAGTTATTCGCTTATTCAATAACGGAACAGTTTCAGACAACTTCTGATGCTCAGCAAATATCAGATTAGTTGTTTTTAGTTGCTCGCTGGTTATTGTAACGGTCGATGTATTCTGAGAAAAAGCACAAATTGATGCTATCAGAACTAGACATAATAGTAGATACTTTCTCATCATACTCTTTGTCTATATACTTAATTTTCTCCACGATGGAATCGTTAACTATATAGATGCTATCTCTAATTATAGAATCCCTTACTATTTCCTGCACATTAGGTGGAGAAACTGTGGTTTCCTTCTTAGGTATTAGCAAATAAATAATTAACAATCCCATCAAGGCTATTAAGATATAGCAAAACTTAGTCCTGTTCATTCAGCTCAACGCCTATTGCTTTGGCTTTAGTTACCAGTTCAGCGCATTTAACTACATCTATACCTTCTTTAGCTAGATTCAAAGCTTGCTTCTCTTTATCAGAGAGATTTTTGATTTCATTTTTGAGGGCTTCTTTTCTTTCAAACCGAGCTTTCATTTGGTTATATCCCTTAATGATACGCTCTGGATTTTCTTTCAAGAAAGTAAGCTCCTGTTCCAAGAATGCTTTTACCAGCACTTTACCTGCTACACCTCTAGATGTAGTATAAATAGCTGGACACTTTGGATCATGAAGAGCCTTATCGTAAGCCTTCTTCTGTCCCTTAGCCAAATCGAAGGTATCACTAGGATTACATACTGCAATACCAACGGTTACTACTCTACAGATTCTAGCATAGTCCGGATCATTTGTGCATATGTATTCATCGGGAGCCACCCAACCTACTGCTAAGACACAATCATCCTCACTTACTTCAGCAGCCTGACTTAAAGCACAAGCTACAATTTTACGTTCTTCACCCTTAAAGTCTACAAATGAGTCTACCATGTACTCAATCACATCCTGTTTCATTTTCTACAATTTTAAAACCGTTATTAATTAAATATTCTTCGGGAGCAAATTGTAATTCAAAGAACCTATGCAGAGAGTATTTCTTCCTCTTACAGCATAGTTGATTCTTTTTCAATACAATGGGTTTATTAGAAGAGTAGTATTTTTCTTCCATTAGAGCAGCTCCCCAGCTCCATATTTGATATACTGAACTACAGTAGATAAACTTATCATGCGTATGCACAATCTGTTTATCCTTCTCGTAAGTCCTCCGTGAGGTCGTCATAAAACACCTTTATAGTCTTAAAAATGAATTGATTCTTTTGAGTATTATAACAGTCATTCCAGCTACATTTCTGATAGTGAGATAGTAGTTCGGAAGCTTTTACACCAGTATACACATTTCTGCAAAAGCTATCGTCATCATCACAATCTGCTGCGTTTATGGTGTACTTTCCAATAGAAATCGCATAATGATAATGACTTCTCGCTACTTCGCTAAACTTTTCTTCTAGTTCATAATCCTCGTAAATAATGACTTTGAACTTGAATTTATCTCTACTTAGTAGCCTGGCTAGACAGTATGCTATATAGCAACACCCTCCACAATTAACGTCATATTCCTCATCTAAGAATCTACAAAGCTTATTCAGCCTCTCCGCTAGAATCTCCTGAATCTCCTGAGACTTCGAGTTTAATTTCCTCCTTTGCCTTTTTAAACTCATCTAAGTACCTACCTAAAGTTATAACTTCATCTTTTCCGAACTTTTTTCTTACTGCATAATGGCGACATCGCTCTATAGCAGCTTCTAGGGGATAGCCATAGCCCTCCACTTTAAATTCTTTTCTCGGATTTTTCCCACCAATATCATACAACAATTCCAAGTCAAACCTCGGAGAAGATTCACTAATGGGAGTAAGTCTGTAAAAAGGACCTTCAATTACCATTTTATTTTGTTATTTACAAACGTCTATTACAGTTAAGTTCTCGTTGCTGGGACGATAATTAATATCCCTATGAGAATTAGATACAATAACCTGGTCAAAATTATTACACATATTAACCAGGCCTTTATCATTAACTGCATGACATACGATTATGATAAACTTGCTATTTGGATATCTCTCTTTGAGAACCTTAAGCTCTCCTAGGAAAGTTCCTCCAGCATCACACAAGTCATCAATGAACACAAATGTAGAATAGTAGCAATTCTTAGACTCCTCTATTTCAAAGGACTCAATTCTTCCAGTCTCTAGATTTCTTTCCTTTTTGAAGACTAAATAACCATAGTGAGAATAGTTACTTCCATATCTGTCCTTCGCCCCATGGTCTGGGAACACGATATTACTTTGGGCTGGAATCCAAGAATGGTGTCCAAATTCCCAAGGTAAACATCTGTCACCAAGAAGATGAAAAGTTCTACTAGAATGTGCCTCAAGAACATATATGTTTCTATAGCCTAAGCTATTTAACATATTACATACTACTTTCAAGGAGAATGGACGATTAAAACTCATTACTCTATCCATACGCATAGACATTAAATAAGTAATGTGTAAATCCCATTCTACTTCTTGTCTATCTAAAATATCTCCTACTTGCATTAAGAGGAATAAATCCTCAGTATTAGATATTCTACAAATGACATCAATAGATTCCTTTCTGTTTAATTCCTCAGTAAGGAAAAACTGAGGCTCTCCATCAGGAAATCTAGTAACATCGTACTTAATTTCACTGATTTCCTTGTTGATTAAGTTTAATTTCATCTACTACATATTTTAAGATTTCATAACTTTCTTCTAGACCTGCCCTATCATCTAGGAGGATATTGTAATAAGGTTTCTTAGATTTAGAGAATATAGAACTACTAATGTTTGGAGCAGATAAAGTATTAGAAGTAATATTTGCTATTCCTAATCGCATACAAATTGTCTGCTTTGCCATAATTTTATAATCATCTTCATCAGTGGTGAATAAAATCATTTCAAAACCTAGAAGTGAGCATTCTTTAAGTAGTTCTATAACGCAACTATAATCTCCGCCAGTATTATGGTAATCGAAAATAGTATTATCAAAATCGAAAGCGACTATTAGCTTTCTGTATTTATGATACTCTTCTAATAGTCGTTTCTTGCAAGCTTCTTTCCCAAAAGGATGATTAAAGTCCATGGTCAATTCTTTGTCTGATTTCTTCAAGAGAATATTCTTTCTTCAAGATACCATCTTCAAAGACAGTCTCTAAGCATCCCTCTTTTTCTTCCTCGATTGAGACCTGGTCGGTAGCAGTATACTTCCCATCCAGACCTTTATAGACAGCAATCAAACCTTTCAAAGAGTTCTTAGTACCATCATCAGTTTTAGGATGTTTGAAGATTTCTTTCAACTCGCCATTTACTACGCAAGCAGTAGCCTTAATAGCAAACCCAAGACTATCTCTACTTGCATACTGATAGGAATATGAACCTACTCCAAGAACGAGATTACAAGCCGCCATATGAGCGTTTTCTAATCTCAAGTAGATTTGCTTTTGACGTTCTAGAGTAATAGAATCTCCATAAAGCAGACCAACCTTAGTGCTAGGATAGCGGTAATCCTTTGAAGTAGTATTCCATCCGAAGATTTTACCAAGCATATAATATGCCCCATAATATTGACCTTCGGACACTTCAACATACTCTGCATCGTCGTTAAACGGAGCATAGCAGCAATAATACTTACCTTCTTTCATTCTGGTATTGAAGTGAGGATTAGTTCTCAACCCGCAGATTATATCTACTGGGTCTCCACTATCAGGACGGATTACTACTCTACCATCACGAGCCATAATGTCTTTCTTCAGCTTGGGTAAGAAATTTTCAATTACATTCCAGAAATCCCAAGTATCAGATACAATAGAAACAAACCCAGAAGGATACAAATCATTAATTAGACGTTTGAAAGTGCCCAGCTCATCTTCCTCCCCTCCAGCACACATTACAGAGTGTTCTGTTGCTGGAACTGTAGCAGCAATCAATTCCTCGTCTGAATTAGCTCCATAATATTCTTCCAGGGCAGCAATAGCTGGAATAGTCTCACTTCCCACAAAAGAAGTCATATGCGCCATACCAGATATGATTGCAGCTTCCATTCCCGCCATACCTCGCATTGAGAAATCATGACAACAAAAACCAAGATTTACATCTGTTGGAAAACCAGTCTTGCAAGCATGACGATGTAGCTCTTTCTTATAAAGCCTAGCTCTAGTAGCAGATGTGCATGGCATCCACAAGGTACAGCTGATAATAGTCTCTAAGTAGTTAGTTAACCAAAAGAACTCGGGTAGGGTATTTGTAATGGTCATCATGGGAACCCGAATAGGGCACACAGAACCTTCAGGAAGAGCCTTTATGCGAATTGGTAGATACCCAAGGTCATATAAAGCTTCAATATGTCTGTACCCAACGGATTCAATACCAACAAAGTTGTTTACTCTACGATAGAACATCTCCACAGCTTCCTTCTTTGGTAAATTAAAGAAGTTTTTCTCAAACTGTTTAATGAGATATTCTTTGATTAGGTATTGAATACCAAATACTACTGAACCTTCGGTTGCTTCTGGGAAGTATTTATTACTTCTAGGAGTCCAGTTACTATAAACTTGTTCAGTACCTTCGGGGTACATTCTGTGATGGCCCAATTTGTAACCATCTGTAGCATTAATTATTTCCATTCTAATTTTTTGTTAAAAGTTATTTCTTTTACTTCTTCAGTTTCGAGTTTTCCACCTTTGATAAAGTATTGGTGAATAAGAGTATTAATTGTTCTTGCTCCAAGAGTATTATTGCGAAAAGAGCTTTCAAGATACCCTTTCAAATCACTAATGACTTGTTCTCTATTCACATTAAAGAATAAGTCAAGATAATTCTGTAACAAGTCTGAACACTCCAAGATAGAATACAAATCCTCTAGAGTGAGAGGTTTAGTATTGTAGATTAATCCTACTCTTCCAAGAAACTCTGTTTTAACTCCAAAGTCTCTTAGTCTATCTAATGTAATGTGAGGCTCATTATTGAACGCTCCGGCAAACACAAATAGTACATTATCAATAGGGACTGATATGTACTTCCCATAATCGCCAAAAACACTAGTAGTATCAGACTCTAAAAGTTTGAGAAACTCGTTCTGTACACTGGCAGTAGATTCATTAGCTAGTTGGCTATTAGTGTTTCCGTTGATGAAAAGTTTATCAAACTCGTCTACGAAGACTACGATAGGTGTGTGACTATAGTTAACAAGCGGAGATAGAATTTTGCTTAAACTATTTCCAGAAATACCCTCTTTAGTTATTTGAGCTGCATTAACTTCTAGAAAGTTAAGTTCATTCATATCACATAACTGTTTAATAGTAAAGCTCTTACCAGACCCACTCTCACCTGTAAGAATAAAGTGCGGTCTTATCTTGCAATTACTATTTACAAATACCTGAAATATTCTATTAACTTCCTTAATTAACTTGTCTTGCCCTATTATCTTACTCATAGTCAATTTTCAATAAATATTTAATATTACCTCCGGCACTCAAATGCCTAAAGCATTTAGTTACGAAGTCCTTGGTTTCGGGGTGTATAGCTCTAGGTGAACTTAGAAATTTAATCCACCAGTTGTACTCACTCCCATAGGTAAAATCTTTATTATAGGTTCTCCCAGCAGCCAGATAATCACAGACTAATTCCAAAGCATATTTTCTTGGCATTTTCGCTGGAACTCCTCCTTCATCTAAACTATGAACCCAATATTCATAGTGATGTGGATTTCTTCCTCGATGATGTAGGAAGGTTTCAGAATATCCGTGTATGTTTTTCTCATTAGCTAGAGGACTAATAGCATCGTCCCAGTACTTTATTGACCTACTAAATTCAGTATAGCTAAACTTAGACCAGTCATGTACTATTCCCTGCCAATAAAGACCTAACTGGAAACAATAGTGTGCTACCCAGTATTTATGCTTAATAATCCTAATTAGATGTTTAAATATTCGTGTCATGTATTGAGTTTGATAAAAACTTAATAAAAGAAACGTCTACCTCGTAATATTTATCGCCGAGAAACTTAAGCATATATATAATCCAGCTTACTATAGAAAGCGAGACAGCTACAGGAGGAAGACATAGGCTCACTAGGGCTATAACTACAGCCCAACCAGGCACAGATATTCTTCTCCACCTTCTCCACCTTCCAGAACCTAAATAATCTAGTTCATAGGTATGATAAAGTGTATAGTATAGGAGCGCATAGAGCACAACTCCTATACAATCACTTATCAACATAATCTTTACGTCCATACTTAATTAGTATTTCTGGACCACAGAATAATGTATTCCCTATATCCCTTACCATTATACCATAATAAGACATTATCCTCTGTAATATCTACATATGGGTCGTAATAAATAAAGGCGATTATCAAGACTATTGCTAGTATAATAGCTAACATAGATTATCGAGTTTTAACGGAACCAGGTCTAGTGGTTGCAGCTTGGAAATCTTTTCCCTGCTTATCCCACCATGCCTGTTTATCCTTTAACCATTTTACTTTTTTCTTGTATTTCATTGTTCTGTTACGATTACGATTCTGTTAAATTCTCTATCTCCAAACTCAGTAGTGCTTCCGCAGCCTTTAACTATAAGCTTATCCTCTGGAGCGCCATAACTGATAAGGGCCTTCTTCATAGATTCTGCTCTAGCTACAGCTAAGTTGTCATTAAAATCTATTGGACCTTCTTCAGAAGCATATCCCTCAATCATATATGACTTATCACTATTTGAAATATAAGCTGCTAACTCCGATACTGCAACATTAGAAGTTGTAGAGATTTCAGAAGAGTTCTGTAAAAACTGAATTTTAGGTGTAAGAAGTTCTACCTTAGTAACTACTATAGTATCAGTCTTAATTATTTCTACTGGTTTACGAGATTCCAATTCGCTATTCTTAGCCCTCAACTCGTTAATGGCAGCATTAAGACTTTCTACTTCAGCGTCACTATATAGTTTCATCATAGGAAAGTTTCCTTTATTAGACTTAAATCGGTAAGTAGCTCCTACATAAACATTTACTTCATGATTTAGAGGAGTAGTCTTTGGAAGTAGCATATACTCTGGAGTAACATTTAGTGCCCAACTATCAGTAATATTAAAGTTGCATCTAATTGCACCTCTTGCAGATACATTATTATAAACATCACCATAAGTATGATACCAACCAGCACCTATCAGTAATACAGGCTCAAATAAACGTCTAGAGCCTTCGTATCCACAAATAAGATTAGTTAGATTAGTAGTTACATTAGCTGTAAGGTTATGGGAATCGAAGAACGTTTTACTGCCTTGATTCATACCTGCCATCATATCTAACTCTAGTCCGAAGATAGGAGTAATTTCTTTACCCACCGCAATATTTACTAATACATCATGAGGTTCAGCCCAACTTCTTGAGTTGTCCCAAATTGTAGTACCTACATTACCAGAAACATACCAGTTATCTTTCAAACTTCCAGTTTCAACAACTTGTGCGCTAGCAAACACGCACATTAAACACAAACAAATAATACTAAAAATTTTCTTCATAATTCTATTAATTAAATTAATCCCACCAAGACCTCATACGTTCAAACTTTAGTTTGTTGTATAAGTACCAGGCCTTTTCTCTTCTCAGATAATCTTTAAGGATTGGGGTATTCCAATCGAGATCAGCAGCCTTAGGGTGGAATCGATTCCAATTTTTAGTATTTATGTGTCTATCTACAAATCCCTTTGACCCAGGTCTAAAGTCATGGTGATACGCAGAATCTATTTCTAGCACAATATCTAATAGCTTTAGTGCTAGATTTAGCTCTTTTTCGACACGTTCATTGCCTTCCGCAATTCTAGATACCTTAAAGTATTCATACATTCTAATTAGGGCTTGTTTCTCTAAAGAGAGAACAAATCCATAATCGAATGGATAAAACTTCATAGCTTCTTTGATAAGTTTCTTATTCTTATTCTTTCTTAGTTTCATATTCCTGACTTGCTTCAACTGCTAATTTATCTGCGAGATTATTCATCTGAGAAAAGAAGTCTGAACTTGAAGTATGTCCTTTCACCCAACAAAAATCTATATTAGGACAAAATTGCTTTGCCTTATTTAAGACCTTGTCGTATAAATTCCATAACTCTACATTCTTCTTTCTTTTCCATCCTTTAGTAGCACATCCTATGACGTACTGAGAATCTGAGTAAATAGTCAGAGATTCGATTTTACGACTTACTGCATTTAGAGCATAAATTACTGCTAACAACTCACATTTATTATTAGTAGTATTAGGAATCATCTTACTAAATTCATAGGCTTTTTCCCCATCAATTACGAATACAACTCCTACTCCTCCTGTGTCTCTAGACGAGCTAAAAGCTCCATCAGTGAACACTTCTAGCCTGCTCATCAGCAGTATTTACTCTCATGTTAGTTCCGAGTAATATTGCTATCTTTAGCAAATCGTCTTGATTGTCACAAAATATATTATCTAAAATATAGTTTGCGTAATCAACAATTCTAACTCTCTTTCCTATAGCACCATATTTTTCGTTAAGCCATTTAAGCTGAGGAGCAAAATCTTCTAGGTCGTCTCCTAAATGCCGTAAAGCCTTCCTAATAGGAACAGGAAACCACATTTTCTCCTTTATCCAGTCTAAATGACAATAACCAAACGCAAATGCTCTACTTAAATCCTTCTGAATAAACTCGTCTAACTCGAAATTTCTCTCATGCCTACCAGCTTCCTCGAAATCATCTTTCAAATCCTCACAAAAAATCTGATTAAATTCAATCATAACTCCAAGTTTCTAGGCAAGCTATAAGTTCCAGCATCCCATATCTGCAAATAACCTTGAATGGTCCAGTAGCTATAGAAAGATAAGGACTTTTGTTGTCATTGTACAGCTTCATTACTTCTCTTAGTAGTATACTAGCATTTCTGGATAGTTCGTAAAGAGTGGGAACTCTGTGTTCGTTCGGACCTACATACATTTTCCATGTACTTTTGCCTATACAGCGACCCTCGTCATCATACTCTCTATGACTCTTGTTCCACTGCATATACTCCAGAACCTTATCAAAATCAAAGTTCTCCATAATGCTTTTGTATTGTTCCTCCAATGGAGGACAATCATCCCTTGTCAGGACTGTTCTCTTTGTTTTGCTCATTTTTGTAACAATTAACAAGATTCTGTAAGTTGGACAACTTATCAGTTCTTACACTGACCAGTAGCCCACCCTTACGTAAGTTGTAACTAAGTTTAATTCCGCAATGATTTAGAATTTCGATAAACTCTCTCAATGCGCTTCCCTTTAACACATTTCTGTAGACTAGTTTCTGACCATCTTGATATCCTGCTCGATAATATTCATTCGCAACATCAGAAATAAGCCATCGCTTAATAGGAGATACCCTACTTAAGAGTTCATTGACTCTGGTTGCGATAAAATCCATATTACTGAATACTATCAATTACAAGACTATCCACACCTAGAGTGTCTACACTCATTGTGTCAGCAACTTCTTTAACGATTGCGATAGAATCGTTTTCTGGAGCCTGAGTTTTTGTATTACCTGCACAAGCAGACATCAGTGCAACCATTCCGAAAAGCAATAGTACTTTCTTCATTTTTCTTAATTTAAATTAGTTAATAATCATTTTATCTATCAAAAAAAAGAGTGGTTCCAGTATCTGTGCTTCACCAGATACTTTCCCCACTCCTATCACTCCGAAGAGCTTGTACCATTATTAGGTTGGTCAACCTCCCTCTTCATCTTGTTGAGAATTTGGGATAATAGTCACCAAGTTTAAAGATTACTTGTAACTGAAGCAAAAGGCTAGAATCCCGAGGGGATTCCGTAACTCCTTCAACACATGGTTGACGAGCTATGTAGGAAGCTAACGCGCAGGCAAAGATGAAGCCGTAGTCAAAGACCTAGCTACACTAACAAAGACTAAGACAAAGACTCTCAATTAGAGAGTGGGTTGTAAATTTTTGTGTAGCCAGCGAATAAAGATTAAATCCATGCGGATTTAAAAATATACTGTTCATAATTATTCCTGTTAAGTATGTTATGTTAGCTTCCTACGGAAGTCCTCTAATTACTTAGAGGAAGAGTCGCCCTGTCTCCTAATCTCTTCGAAAATATCTAAAAGATTCTTAGGCAAAGCGATTTTTAGTTTGGAAATACGTTCCATTTCAGAAGTTTTCCAACTATTGAAACGACTTCTCAACTCTCCTAATTCGGAGGTATATTTGTCGTAGTTTGCTTTAAATTCAGCCATTTTCTCACGATACTCTTGTTCTTGAGTGTTAGAAAGTTTATTAACCTCCTCCTTAAGCTCAGCTTTAAGAGCATTTAACTCCTTCTCGTAAGAACGATAGGTATCTTGAAGAGACATGAACATATTGTCCACTTTTTCTACTTCGATGGTAGGGTCTTGGTAGTAGAGAATTAAATCTCTTCCAGAGCCTTCCTTATAGATAGGACAATTCTCAGCTGCATGAACTTCTTTTCGTGCCTTACTAAAGGCTCCTTTTGGATGAATATACTTTCCATAGGTAGAAGCAAACGCCTCTAATCTTAGGAATTTATTTCTCTTGTTAATATCCCACGACTTTATGATAGTTTCTTCAGTCGGAGAAGGTAGAGCTTCTGGATACTTAGGCTGCTCTGGCAGTCCTATTCCCTGACTTTCTGCCCAATCATCAAGCATAGTAGCAGATACTTTGCCAATCATTCCTTCTTTCTCTTTGATAGCTTCTCGTACCCAAGCACAAAAACTATTCATGGCAGCGACCTTTTCCAAATCATCTTTTATAAAGTCAAGGGACTTTTGTCCTACTGTCATTAACTGCTTTTCTCCTCCACCGATAGAGGCTACAGATACTTGAAAGAATTTCACATTATTCAAGCGTTCCTGTGCTGCTTGAATCATTTCTTGTGCGATGTTCGCATAGAAGTTTGCTGACGTAGAAGTCAACCCTTCATTTCCAAAAAATACACTGTTCATATTAGTTACGTTTTGTTAGTTTATCCACAACATTAATTATTGATTCTTCTCCTGCTATAAATCCATCACGATGAACATTTCTAAGTAAACTCTTCAGAGATTCTAATTCTTCATCTGACTTTAGAGTATTTTTTCTATATATTTCAATAAGTTCTTCTATATATCTTTCCATATTATTGATATTAAATTAGTACCCGAAGTGGGACTCGAACCCACACGCCCATTACTGGGCATCAGAGCTTCATACAATCTATAAAAGATTGCTTGGACTATGTCTTAACCATATCAATTTTGACTTAGGTTGCAGGTGTATAGTCTCTACACATTTATAAAAAGAAGTAAGTTCATCCGTATGAAGCTACGTTCTAGCTTAACAGAGGTTCTTGTTATCTTATTCTTTTTAACTTAGCTCGGCGTTATTACCATTTATAGGGCTGATACCTTCACCGAATTAGCCTGCTTCTACTCCAAGAGTTTCCTCTTGGGCATCCATACCCTTGTTCTTTCCTCTATAATTATCAGTAAAGGCATGACAATTAGGACATAAAAGTTGCAAATTCTCTATCCTTAAATCATCTTTTATACCATTTACATGATGCAGTTCTAGAGCTATAGGTTTTCCTAACCACTCAGTCCTGCCACAACACTCACATTTATATTCCTTGATACCTTCCTTAAGAAGTCTTTTACGTAAATTATTAGTATTTACCCATGTAGAGTTTTCTACTAAAACTTCTTCTAAAGGTCTGGAAGTTTTAACTGGCTTGTATCGTTCTCCTTGATTCCAAACTTTACCAGTCATATGTGAAGTATCTAAATTATATTCCTTAATCTTTTTCTTAACAGTATCATAGTTACTGCCAGCTGCTTTAAGTCCTAATTTTCTCATTACTTCTGCATAAGATAAACTAGTTTTAACAGCCTCAATCAGTTGTTCATCAGTCCATTTTCTTTTACTCATTATGTATATTTTTATATACACAAAGATATAATAAAAATTTGTGACTTCCTATAAAATTCTGTTAAAATAGATTAATAAAGAAAGAACATTTCTTTTTCTAAATCTGACGTGTCTACCAATTCCACCATTCGGGCATAATAATTAGCTATACTCACGTACCGCTAATCAACTTACTATAATAACAGTACAAGTGTTAAATTCAAAGTTAAAAACCGTTAACTTATTTAAACTGCAAACAAATGTTAATAAATTTATCGACATCAGTTCCGCAATCTACATAATTCGGAGTGTTAGCTTCGAAGTATTTGAGAACGGCCTCTGTTCCAAAAAGTCCTATCTCTTCAAAGTCATACCCCTCACCGTGAATATCTGATGTAGGCATATTTGGTCTGAATACTAACCAGGCTGTACCAGGAAATTCACAACACGTACAAACAGTCAATCCACTTTCTCTTAGTTTATCTAAGATTTGTGGACTAACTGTTTTCAATACGACACAATTATCCGAGTTCTGCAAGTCGTTGTCTGATTTCATCTTCGGACATACTTTCCATTTTCTCGGACTGTTTCTTAGCCAGCAGTTCAGTCAGGCGTGCCTTCTCAGCTGCCTTATCTTTAGCTGCTTCTCTAGCGGCCTTGTCTTTCAGCTTATCAGTGATAACATCTTTCACAATATTGAACTTTAACTCCAGTTCGCTATTGCTAGGAGTATCATTAGTTATGAAAGATTTTCTAGGACTCTTGGCTAATTCCTCGTCATAGGACACTGCCAGTCTGTCCAATGCAGGCAGACTTAAGTCCCACAAATCTTCCACACTCAAATTACCTTTACTAGTTGCAAAGCGCAACTTCATTTTAGACGCTTGTTTGTACATAATTAGAATTTAATTTTAAATGGTTTATTATCGACTTTAACTACAACCTCGTCGTGAGACGTACTAGAGAATCCTAGTCCACTCAACTGGTTATCGTTGTATTCTGCTTTAGCTCTAGAGCCAATAGCTTCGAATACTCTCTTATGATCTTTTTCGAGATCGGGTCTCAGATATTCATTGAAGAATCCTCGAACTGGGTCAGGATTTTTACATCCATCAATCATGAAGAATAGGTGCTTGTTTCCTATTTCATTACCTTCCCAATAATTTGGAGAATACATGATGCAAGAAACAGTTTGGAAACGCATAGTATCAATGCCCCACTCGTTCATAGACTTATATGAGGTTGCACCTTCGGCAATTACCGGACTTAGGGTTATATTACCAATAGAATCTACCTTGATAGTTGCTACCGTAATATATTCTCTGTCTGGCACCATCTTATCATAGTTGAACTTATGAAGCTCTCCATTGATTTCGATTTCTACCTCGAATCCAAAGTCTATATGCTCTCTTTTGCAGAAGTTATGCACTCTCACTACATATTGACCTGCTCTGAGTCTAGATTGGTCAGTCCAGATAATATTCTCAACTGCATCTCTGGTTTTACCAGAACCAGCGTTCATATCTACATCTAGTGTACCACCAGTTAATCCTCTCTTGTGTCCGTAATAGATTTCATTACCACCAGGTTCTGTTACATGGAGGTCAAGGTCATCATAGTTAAACCAGTGTAGAGAACACCTTAGGAATCCATTTACGTTACCACCTGCTGCTTTCACTTTCTCCTTAAATGAATCCGCCATAGAGCCATTATACACCCAAGCGAAGTTATTCTTCCATTTGAACAGCTGACCTGCATCAGGGTTCTCTGGAGCAGTTAGGGTAACAAAATTAGGAATATGCTTATTCTCAACAAGAATTTGCACATCCTTAGAGTGCGGCAATACATTAGTTACAAACTCCGAAATTGAGATTTCAGTAGCTTTGGTATACTCTTTAGGATTAACCGTTGAGGTCTCTTTTAAAGAGTCAAATATACCTCCTTTCATACGTGCACGAGTATCTCTATTTACGAACAGAACGTCGTTTACAGAAATATCTTCTACACGAGCATGACGGCGAGGAAGGGCATCAGTTAACCCAAGTTCTTCAACCTTCTTCTGAGCAGCCTCAATTTGTTTCTTAGTAATAAGAGCAGTAGGTCTCTTATAGTTAGATGGAGCCATAATGTTCTCATAAGACTTAACAGCTCTTTCCAGGTCTACACCATTACTTAAGTCAATCAGTAGAGTTCCCATAGCCGTATTTCTAATTTTAGCTATTGGAGATTTGAAGTTAAACCAACAATAGTTAGTGCGAACCTCTGGTGAGAGATTATCGGCCTCAAGCATAGTTCTTCTGAACTCTTGCAGAGTCTTTAGGAACTCCTCTCCGCGATAGAGATTATTATCCTCTATCAACTCAATTACGGTTTCTACCGCACTTAGTTTAAGCTCGGAAAGAGAACGTTCAAAGACACCAGCTCTAGCTCTAACATCTCCGCGATAACCTGCGGCAGAATCGAAATGATGTACTCTCTTGTTGAATTTAAACTTGTTAGGAATAGTCACGTACAAGTGAGTCCAAGTTCTAGTAGTTCCATCAGGAAGAAGTTGCACATTATGGTCACAACCGTGAAACTCATTAACATCCTGAATGAATATATCTCCTATTCCGGCTTCCTTAACGAGCTTAGCTAAATCAGATGCGGTCTTTTCATAGCCAGGAGTGTGAACATCATCCCAGAAGGTTTTCACCTTGTAGGTTTGAGGGTCTATAGCGACTACCTTACCATAGTGACGTATGAAAGACTTACAAGCATTACAATTGTGATCTTGCCGAATTGTTTCGTCCTCAAAGGAGAGAAGATAACTCATCCACAAAAGGTCTTTGTCTACATTAACTACAAATAAATTATCTGCAATCATAGCATTGAAAGCAGACTCTACATCTTTCTTGAAATCTTTAAAATTCATAATCTTTATTAGTTAAATATTTGATTGCATAATATAATAGTTAGACCAGTCATAACTGCGGTCTCAAAACCCATTACTTCCCTAGTTACTAATAGTATTGTTCCCATCAGAACTATTACTAGTAATCTTACTAATTCCTTTTTCCACCATTTCATGCTCTAGCTTCTTCAAAGTTTCTACACTCTCCTCATTGAACTTATCCACTCCCAGCTCACTAATCTTATATATAATAAGAATTTGGTGAAATCTTAGATAAGGATATTGGTCAATGATTTGACTCAATCTAGTTAATATCTTGAAATTGGCTTTCTTTCTAAATTTGATAGCTTCTTCAATTTGAGCTTCCATATTTATTAAGTATATCTAATTCCAATTCCTTAACTTTACTTTCATACAAGGAATCCTCAGCGTAGCCAATTCTGTCTAGGAATTTGTAGTAATCCTCTTCTGGGTTATACTTACTAAGGATAAATTGTTTATAAGCTAACACACAGCTTATCCAACTATCGAACTTGAAGTAAGACATTGTTCTGGAATTATACAATCCGAACAGATTGTTATTGTCCTTACAAAGTTTCGATTTAAAATTGCCAGATTCCAGAACAGCCTGAGCTGTTATAATTGCTGGATTTGGAAAATCGTAATGCTTCAAAGTATTGTACAATACTTCTTCGTTTACTTCATCCAATAAGTAGAATGGATGCTCTGGCAGCAATACCATTTCCTCCTGTTTCTGATTGAAATGTATCAGATGATGCAAAGAATAACCAGTTGCAAATCCGAATACAATACTAATCATGAGGATAATTAAAACTTTCTTTTTCATATCTCAATTGAATTAATAAATCTCGCATCATTAGCTAATTGATATACAGTAGTATTTAGCTCTGGTACATAGACTATATAGTAGTAATCAAAGAATTGATTATTATCCTCAAATCCTATGATTACTCCTTTTCGTCCTCCATCTACAATGCAGTCTCTATACATATATTTTGCAATATCTTGACGGATTCCGTCATGATTTATTACAGCCTGCAATGCAGAAAGTCCGTAGTAAGATGTATTTACACCCCTTATCTCATGTCCAAGCAAATCTTTATCAAAAGGAGAACTTACTATCATAACAATACTTTAGTTAGATCCTCTACAGTTAGATTAGCTATCTTCGATAATTCACAGATTTGGTTTGAGAAATCTAGCCTTGTTTTAAGTTCTAAATCCCTCCATTGCCGTACCTCCTCTCGACTCTTTCTAAGTTCTTCTTGTAAGTAGGATATAGCCGCCCTTGCTGACTTTAATTGCTCTGTAGAACAAACGACAAAGTGCTTAGCTCCCTTCTTATTTGTAGAAGGAAGAGCGGCCTCAGCCTCTTCAATACTATCGAACTGTCCTAAGATAAAAGGAATATTATTACATTCCTTAATTAAATAGTACTTACTCATCTTTAATTCCTAGATAATCCTTTAATAATTGAATGTTTCCTTCTCTCAAATGCCGAATAAAAGCCTCCCTTTCTCTCTCAAATAGCAGAATTTTACTCTCTAACAGGTCTATTCGTCTTTGTTGATTTTCCTCGTATTCTTCAATAGCGTCAGAAATTGCTTTAAGTATAGAAGATTCCTTCATAGCGCTACTCATTGTAGAACTCTTCGTCCCCATTATCGTCGCCTATAGGATTCTCCCATCCGTACTTTACAGCAGTAGCCTTAAACAAAGGCAACCCATACATAGCATAATTCTCTTCAGGATAATTCTCTAAGCCCTCTTCTAGAACTTGATTCCATCTTAGTACCACGTAGAACATTAGGCTAGCTGAAATGCCTCTCTGGTCTAAAGCCTTCTCAAAACCAAACTCTACATCAGACTTAAGTTGCTCTAGGATATTCTCTCTAGTCCATTCCTTAGGCTCTGGATAAGGCTCATCACCATCGTACTTGAAGCCTATTTTTTCTAACTGCTCTTCTGTTAAAAACTTTGCTAATCTAGAACCGAAACGGTCATCGAGAACTACGGCATAGTCTTTGTAATTGTCTAAAATCTCATTTAACGTTTTCATTTTTTACATATCTTTTAGGTAAATATTTTGAGGATATTCCCCGAATACTGATAGAGTTACAGCACAAATCCATACCCTGTCATTGTAATTCTTACTTTTGCATAAGTAAGTTGCTCCACATTCATCCTCCTCAATTTTAGACAACGTTATCTTAGCTGCAGCTGGGTCAACCATCTGCAATCTAACAAACTTATTATCTAGAGAATCAAGAAGTTCATCTGCACCACCAACCATTGCTAGTTCCTCTGGTGTTCCGTCATAATCTGGCCACCAATAGAACCAGACTCCTCCAACCTTTACAAACTCAAATGTTTTTCTCATCAATTATTAATTATATTAAACAAAAAATACCCCAACAACTTCCGCTGCTGGGGTACATAGTAACGCCAACGGGATTCGAACCCGTATGGCAGGCGTGAAAAGCCTGAATCCTAACCATTAGATGATGGCGCTATCCTACTGCACAATTAAGCTATAAGCTTCTTGCAACAGTTTAATAGTTGGAACCATATGGTTATCAACAACTATTATTTTATAAATGTTCAGAATTTCTTTGTAGGTTAAAGATGTACAAGTTAGAAATATCTGCACATCTTCGTTTACAGAACCATTTGACAATCCCAAATCTACTTTAATCATACTGGGTAATGTTCCAATCTGAGAAATATCCCAAGTAGATTTAGTTCTCCTGAAAACTTCCCGCTGTTTGGAGGTAAGTTGCTTTTCTTTCAATCTAGACTCAATAATAGTACCATCAAACGTTAACGAACCTCCATCGGTATTACTATTATTTAATGCTAGCTGAATCTTCTGAACTGCAGAGTCTTTAGGTTTTGGCTTAAGTTGCACTCCTTCCTTCAAGCCCTTAATAATCTGCAATGAAGGAATAAAGTCTTTTATTTGAGTTGCATTCCACACAAGAAATTTTCCAGGACTATCTTTAACAGTAACTATATACTTAGTCCCTCCGTTCAATGGAATAATCACTTGTAAGTCTGCATCACTCATTTTACTTAAATGGTCTGATACTCTAACTTTGACGTTTCCAATGACAAAGTAGCGAGAAACAGTTGTTTCCGCTTCGATAATCTCAGTAGCAGTTGCTACTAAATACTTTTCCAATCTAGTCATAAAAATTAATCTAATTTAATGGTTAAGATCCCCCACTCGGATTCGAACCGAGGTCTCGAGATTACAAATCACGTGTTCTAACCAACTAAACTACAGGGGAATAAATGCCGAGACTGGGGGATTCGAACCCCAACCTTCACAGTGCCGAGAGTACCAGACTCGAACTGGTGACCTTCGCATAGACAGTGCACTATTCTACCACTGAACTAACCCTCGGTGTAACTGGATTACTCCAGACTAATTAAACCCTTCTCTAACATAATATGGTGATTCGGACATAACCATACTAAATTATTCTCGTTGTTAATCTCCTTAATAAGAGTGTCTTCGTCAAATTCTAATATTCCTTTAAGATGATGTACTTCAAGTATTGCATCAAATTCATGATTATGACAATATTGACATACTTTCTCACGTTCGGAACTTTCTAATACTCTACGAGCATTAGTCCTTATTTCTTGACATTTAGATGATAAGTACTTCTGCCCAGATGTATAATAACCTAATGTTTTGTTACCAATTCCATTAAGTTCTTCCCAGCAACTACGACACATTTCTGAATCTTTATGCTTAGGTTTACCACATCTAGGACATATCTTGTTTTCATCGTGCTTTATCCTACCTCTATTATTGTAAGAAGCAGCACACGAATGACTACAAAACTGTTTCTTCCTCACATCTGCGACCCTCTGATTATCTAGTACTTCGATTACCTTACCACATTCCTTACAGTGGTTAGGATTCTCATAATACAATTTAAGAGATTGTTCTCGATTCACAGATAAGTTTAATTAATTTTAATGACAGTGTGATATGCAAGCCATTACACCACAGCCTCGAAAATGCAGGTATTTATCTCGTTACACCTGCGAGTCCGGCAATCCTTTCTTATATACCGCGTGAGCTGGCGGTTTTGTAGGGCTAATCAGACTTGAACTGATAACCTCCACATTATCAGTGTGGTGCTCTAACCAGTTGAGCTATAGCCCTATTATGTGGACCTAACGGGAGTCGAACCCGTGTCCAAACAACCCTCGTTACAAGGATAACGTGCGTCTCATTTTTATTACATCAGCTGTTGAGTTCAGCATGTAGGTAGTTTTACTAAGAAGCCGAGTGTTAATTCACCAATTACGTCTCCTCGTAAGGCTACGACTTAGTTGTTCACAAACTACCAAACTGGGCTTGACCGAACGGTCGCTCCACCACTCCATTTTACGTTGGAGAACGGGATGATACTTTAGAGATTCGTCACATCTCATGGAACACATCTTCCATCTGTTTTATGACATAGGAGATTCAGTCTTACTAACTCTTAGAGTGTTCCGATTAAGAGCATATTACTAGGATTAGAGCCTAGCTCTCCATTATATCAATATACTCAACCTCTTCTGTTTCTAGGTCTCTCCCGTAACCCGACTTAGTTAATAGTGTCTACCAACAAGCCAGCAGCTTAGGCTGCCATTCTTACTTCGCTATAAGTAGCATTTATTGTTTTTCCTTCGTTTAAAGAGATTGCGCTCTACACGTCCTTATAATTTGTAATCGCCTGTCAAATCCAAGTAGGCCCATACCCAGTTTATCTTTAATTAGAAAACTGGAAAAAGAAATTATAACATTATAGTTGTACCCTCAGGTAGTGTTCGTAACTTAGTATTAGTATAGTCTCTAGCACCCTTACTAAATATCTCAGGATAGTAAGAACAACTTCCTAATATAAATAGTGCAAGTCCACATCTTTGAATTATATCTCCGTTAGATACTGTTCCATCCTCAAACCATTCTATCACTTCTGCAAATTCTCCATCCTTTAGGTCTTTAAGTTGGATTATATCAGAGGCCCTATTTACTACTTTTGCCATAAATACATTGTTTGATTATGTCTTTAGTAATTATTCCACTATCACGAGTAAGAGAATCTAGTTTCTCTATATCAAACTCGTCTTTATGAAATTTGAATTGAATCCACGTTGGTTCACTTGGTCTGAAATCTAGATAAGTCTTACACTTGTCAGTTCCTAACACTTCATGCACCATAGCTAGAATACGCTCACCAGCAGCTTTAGTCTTTACAAAGCCAGAAACATCTGGATAGCCAGGACCGCGAGAGTTCCAATATTCTCCTTCTTCTGGACGTTCGTCAACTGGTTCCCAATTCCATGCAGGAATACCTTTTCTAGGATGTTCAATTCTGATTGCGCTTTCCATAACCCATTTAGATTTCGGGTCTGAGGGATTTTCTGGATGGCAGCCATATTTGACTATTCCCATTGGATTTTCGCTTCTAACTTCAAATTTTAACTTGCAATGTCTACAAGTTCCAGATGTTAGACCTCCTCCAGAAACTCCACTACTTATAACAGAATCGCACCCACAATTAGGACAACCCCACAGCTCATATTCGCTATATAATACTGATAACATTAGTTATTCAATTTAAATTCTACTTCTCTTAAAACAACATACGACTTGCCATCTTCTCCTTCTTGAACACATCCGTTAGCCTGCAAGAAGCTAATAATGAACTCCATAGGGATATGATAACTATCTGTAACAAGCATACCGTTACTTATATGGTAACGTTCTTTTCTTTCTAATCTAGTGGGATTACCGTTTAGAGTAATCTCACCAGAATATTCATTCTCTTTATCAGGTTTAATCCCCTTTATGTAAATAGAACTGCCTGATTCAGCTAAGTAGACCTGTTGTATTACGCTCATAGTTCTGGAACATCTGAACGGTCATCATAATAGCCTTCATCCCCAACGAGCTGAGCCAAGCATCCGTGCATATACGGAACTAATTCCGGTCTTTCTCGATAAGTTCGGAATAAAAGCCAACTCATGCTCATAGAGTTTCCAGTATGTCCGTTATCAAAGAACTGAAGTTTGTCCTTAATAGCATCAACTAAGTCGTATAAGCTCTCATATTGCTTCAAGAAGTCTTGATACTGTTCATCACCGAAATCTTGGAAAAATTCCGAGAATGAAAGAGCCTGCTTTATACATAACATTTCATACTCAAACAAGTCATCCTCTTCGAAGGAATGGTCGGTTGCAGCTGAGAATAGACGATTAAATCGTTCGATTCTGTTTTGAAACTCTACAGGGAGAGTTTCTTTGGTAAGATTTTCGTAATTCATAATCTAAAAATTAAGTATCTAATTAATTACTAGTAGCGGGAGAGGGACTCGAACCCTCGACCTTCAGGTTATGAGCCTGACTAGCTACCTCTGCTAACACCCCGCGATATTACAAATGTTTTTTAAATATTTCACAATGATTGTATTCACCTCCCCAACGTATGGGATATTCTTCTTCCTTGGCTTTCTTATAGCCTTCGGCTTCCTTTTTATCCAGAAATATCTGACACTCAGTTTTATAGTTCTGAGGCGCATTAGCTGGATGATGATTCACTACGACTACGTATACTTTCATAATTATTTAATTTTGTTGTGGACACGCAGGGACTCGAACCCTATCTTCCGGTGTGCAAAACCAGCGCTCTAGCCATTTGAGCTAACGGCCCATGTTTGAGATTTTCTTTTTAATTGGTGACATAACTCATAAATTTCCACTGTTAGGATTCCATAACCTAACATCACCAGATAAGTCTTTAATTAGTTATATTCTGGATACATAAGTTTGTAACTATATATCTTTTAACGGCAACCATCCGTTTAACAATTCTCAAGTTCAGCTTGCCTATTATAACTACGCAGGGACTGGCTTCGACTTATTAGCATAAATGCTAACAGACCCCGACTGGATTTTTACCTTGCCAGGTTAGTATTTACTTAATAATTACTTTCTTAGCGCTTTCTCTAGCTTTAGCTTGCCTAATCTTATAGTCTCTAACTACTTCCTTCATATGGGTATTAAATTCTTTCATATCCTCCCATGATACAGGATTAGATAGTTTAGGCTTAGTAAATATGCTATAACTTTCTAGGCTTTTCATTTTCTTCTTTCTGTTTACGAGCCTTCTCACACGCTTTCCGTCTCATTACGTATGGACAATCACAGCACCCACTGGCAGGATTATACCAACAACAATAATCACATTGATGCATATCTAACAGCAAATTGTTTATTTCTCTTTGTTAATACTTTAATCGCTTCCCATATGTCCTTAATATCATTTGGAATTTCACCTTTCTTGTCCATCATATTCCTCTTTCTGCACTCTCTAGACACTTCCCTAAGAACTCGTCTTTTGATAGTAGAGTTAACCTTCCTTATCTTCATACAAATCTAGTTTTTCAAATCTAACAAAATGTCCACCGCCTTGTTGAGGCGGAAGTATCAAGTTTGGGAAGCGACTACTCCATAGTGCTAATCCAAGAGGAGACGTGCTTGTAAAAAACTCTCCAAGTTCCGATATAGGTTTTTTCAGTTCTCTAAGCTTTTCCGAAATTTCCTTATACCTTTTACTCTTTTTATTAATCCCACTTCGCTGTGCCTCTAACTCAGCTATATTATCTAATATAGGTTTGACAATAGACTTGTAGTCTTCCTGAGTTATTAACAGCTTAACTTGACTTATACCATTTGCATAAGTAAGTTTAAACTTTCCAATAGGTTGTACTATCATATCTAATTAATTAAAAGTTGGTGGATGCTAGCCGTTTCTATTCCACCATTGCGTACTACAGTGCTAGCTACCGTCTAGACGACTCTCTTCCTCACATCGGTCTAGAGTTTGCTGGATTACTATTGCTTAGTTAAAAACTAAGGAGGGTTCAGCAAAAAGGCGTATGGTGCAGGATTCGAACCTGCGATGGGATTTCTCACGACGGGTTAACAGCCCGCTGCCGTCGGCCACTTGGCTAACCATACATATTATTTCCTCCCAGACATCTGTAAGTACCCCATTGGTACTTACCTTTTAATGATATTTTTACTCTTGTCCTCTGTATGGAGGAGGTATTGTTCCAGACACTAACCAAGTGTAGTTCTTAGAACTCTGTTCAAAATACCATTTAGCAGCTTTCTTTACAACATTAATTACTTTCTTCATAACATTAAAGTTTAAAATTGTTAATAATTAATCTAATAACAGAGCCACAAAAGGAGTTTAGTTGCGGAGGTAGGATTATTTCCAAATAAATTTATATGCAGTTTTCAATTTCCCTTTTACACATAAACTAATCTTCTAGCGAACACCTCCATTATAAGTTTTAGCATAGCCATTGTCTACTAACCAGTGTGCAGCATCGGCTATACTGTTCCAAGTCCTGATAAAGTTATTATTTAAATCATACTGAGATATTGATACAGGTTGCTTGCAACTTCCCAAATAAAATTTGTTCTTTGGTATATTGTTTATATTTATTACTTTAGAAACTGTATCAACAGAACATTGCATTTTGGCGGAAACTTCAATCATTGTCATTCCGCTAGTATATAAAGATATTATTTCTTTATAATCGAATAAGATAGCTCCATCGCCTCCCATAGTAGCATTATAGCCATTTGAGTATGTGTCTAGCTTATCTATAAATTGAATTTCATAAGAAGCTAATTCCTCATCATCACATTCATACAGCTACTCAACTATGAAATTCTCAACCCCGTACTTATTCATGGCATCGTACAACGGTCTCTTTTCACATCTTTCCTTCTTGCAATCATTACAATGTTCTTTAAATCTCTTAGTTACAGAATAAGTAGTTTTTCCAACATACTATTTTCCATTAATTAGATTTGTAATACAATAAATATATCCCATGTTCTATTCTTATTTAAAATTAAACATATTAGTAAGATTAGCGTTATCCAACTCACACCACGTGGAGGTTCTTACTTGTGAGTCTTGCGGAGGTAGGATTCGAACCGTTTATGACGATTTCTAGGTTATGAGCCTAGCGAGATGACCAACTTCTCTACTCCACGATATTAGTAGCTAATTTACATCGCTACTCAGGGATGCCTTTCACGATAAGGGACGCCCTTCTAACCGTAGGTGACGACTGGGTGATAACGTAACCAGACACGTTAACTATTTGTAGTTAAAAGACTTGCACGTCGAGACTCGGTGGTCAGATTCGAACTGACGAATCAGCAGATTTGCAGTCTGAGCCATTAAACCACTCTGGTACACCGAGGTGACTACTTCTCCACCCCGTAAGACTAGCTATTCGGAGATAAGACCAGTTACAACTTGTAACTGCTGTGGAGCCTTGTTTCGTCGTTCCGATTAAAGGATTTGAACCTCTGACCTCCCACTAATGCTTTATTGGTATGGGCGCTCTACCATACTGAGCTAAATCGGAAAAGAGTGGATAATGAGAATCGAACTCACATCCTCGGCATGGCAAGCCGATGCACTAACCATTGTGCTATACCCACAAATGTGCAGGTAGAGAGACTCGAACTCTCCCCTCCAGATTGGAAGTCTGGCGTGCTCAATCCATTAACACCACACCTGCATAATGGAGAGTTTTACGATACTCTCCTAAACGAATTACTCAGATAACAGCTCCTGCATATCAATCTCGCCAGCTACCTTAGTAATAGCGATTTTGAACGGATTCCCCTTGATTTTGTCAAACAAGTGAGCATCACGAGTTTCTTTCACCTCGTCAGGAACATTAAATTTCTTCTTGCCTTTCTCTATAGTTTTCCATGTAACCACCTCGCAGCGAGTTATCTCGTAAACGCTGTCGTTTCGGTCAACGTAAACCTTGAAAAAGTTCTTTTTGTAGTTGAACTTCTCAACCCTTTTGAAATTCTTGGGATGAGCGTGGAACTTCAAGTCGCATTTTCCATTAGCTAAGAAAATCAATTCTGCCATAATAATACTCCGCATAGTCGGAGATTCAAAGTTAAACTATGTTAATTCCAGTCTTTCGTCTGGCACTCCACCTCGTTTTAACCAATAGCTACTATTATTCACTATTTGAGCTAAGCTCTAAACTGGGATAAAGGTATTAGTCTATGTAAATAAACGGTTTTCCAAATTCTTCCATGAAGGACTCAAACCATCCCTCCATTTCTTCGTCACTATCAAAATAGATAGATTCATCATGTCTTTTAGAGAACTCTAAAATGATATGAGGTTTCTGATATACTATTCCATCCTTGTAGAAGGCATATCTCTTCTCTAAAGATGAAATCATTTTTTCTTCCGTATAAGTTCCAAAACATGGGTCCCAATAATACCAATAATCTCGATGTATTTTCCAAAACAAGAATCGGTAATCGTCCACATAATGTACCCAATCAGGATGCTTTCTAGTTTTAAAAACTAAAACTCTCTTTACTAAACTTCCATTAATATACTTGTCCATACTTTAATCCCAATATTCTGGGCAGTTTTCAGTCATTAATAATCCCTTTTCGCAAAAGCCTTTATCATAGAAAATGCAGGATGAACACGAAAGATTGTCCCTAGATTCATATTCTTGAATACCTTCTTGAATATCTCTTTTTGCTTTGTATCTATCCTTTCTATTCTCTTTCTTGTATTCATATTGCATCATTCTGCTTCTATAAGGAGAAGTACAATTCTTAAGCATCTTTGCGTATTTAGAACTATCAAGGAAATCCGTAATTGACTCACAGACCTTCAACGCCTTATTCCTTATTATAGGAACATTATACCTTACATTGGCTTTAATCCCAGCAACAGGTACATAAAATTTACCGCAAGCGTTATAAACCTTTTTAGCTCTCGAAATCCACTTTCTTTTAGAAAGTTCTCTTCTCAATTCTCTATCCATAAGCAATAAGATTAGTGTAGAATCTAGAGTGGGATTCGAACCCACGAAACACGGTTTTGCAGACCGTTCCCTTAGACCGCTCGGGCATCTAGACATAAAGGGGAGACTAGCTCCCCAAGTTTTATAGTACCAAAGAGTTGTAAGTACCTCTACGATACAGAGACGGTTTACTATTTGGATCTTTAACCCAGTAGTAGTTAACCTCATTATTTTCCTTAGTAACTACGATTCCCAACTTTTTGTCAATCGCAATGATTTCCTCACCATAGAAGTCGTCTCCGACTGACAGATTTGCGAACTTAATATCCGAAGATACATAGAAATATGACAGACTGTGGAAATTGTGGCGACGATATTCATAATACTCGTTAAGAGCCTTTCTTTCCTCAACAGTACAGTTATCCTCATCGTCTACAATAGGCTTCGGTATCGGATTATTGAATCTCTCAACAGCTTTAGAGAACTCCTCAATAGAGAATTTACTCTTATCGGCAGAAATCTCATAAGCATATGCATAACCTCTGACGCAGGAATAGTCATACTCATTAGTTACTACATTGAAGAAGCTCTTAGCTCTTCTCAATCCTTCTATACCATGAATATTGACCTCATTAACTATAGTTTTGAGAATATCAATAGTAGATATAGTCAAAGAATCAATGAAATCAAGCAAATCTTGACGAGCTTCCGGCACTTGAAGTGCGTCGTCCAGATATTCGTTCACAACCTTCAAATCCAAGTTGCCAAATTCCTTGACATAACGGATTCTAGACGGACGTCCTACCATATTCTCATTGATGGTCATAGCATTAGTAGTAAGCAGGAAAACCTTGCGATACTTAGAGTTGTAAACACCGTCCATGATTTGCAAGATAGTAGAATCCGATTCACTGAAATTCTTTTCAAATTCATCCAAGAACAGAATGCAATCTCCTTCAATACCAGAAAGGAACTCAATCATAGATTGGTTATGGTCTCCCATATCCTTTACGATAATGATGGGCAGATTTAGCTTGTTAGCTAGTTCCTTAGCAGTAACAGTCTTTCCAGTGCCCTTTGTACCAGTAAGCATAATTCCGAGATTGCCTTCTGTAGCGTGATACGTCTTAATTACATGGTCAATAAACTCGTTCTGCAAACCATACATTTTGTACGGGAATACAAACTTATCCGCATATCTGTCTAGGTGATAACCTGTCATTGTCAGACAAATACTGTAGATTCCAACTGGGAGAGACTGCTCAACGCTATAGCCTGAGCTTACCTGGGTATATGTAGACCCAGAACACATCCAAACTTTGTTCATTTTTTCTTTTTCTAAGTTACTTAAAACAGATGCCTGTTTGAGACATCCTACTAATTGATTAGCTATAGATTCTATAGCTTCTTTGTTATCAGTTTCCTCTGAGAGTCTTTTTACAAACCACTCTTTAGAACGGGCAACTATTTGCTCATCAGTCTCATTTTCAGAGATTGTTTCAGCAAATTCATGGTAGATACTAGTCAGCTTACCTTCTAATTCTTCTACGGTCATTAGTAATCCTCCTCGTTATGTTCATTAGTTATGAGAGAACGAGCCTTTTCCATACCAGATTCGTAAGCCTCTGTAACAAACACTATGGCAGTTTTTAGGTCCATTTGACCCATGGAATTGCCATTGTCTACCATTTCCTGAATAATTTCACTTAACTCTTTCATATTACTTAATAAATAAAAGTTGTAGGGTAGGAGGGACTCGAACCCTCACGCCTTGCGGCACATGGGCCTAAACCATGCCTGTCTACCAATTCCGCCACTACCCCAAGGTTACAATTCCCCGTCTCTTATTTTCTCAGCCATAGTACACATCTCTTGATAATACTTGACTACCTTATTGAACAATTCTTCAGGAACTATTGTACACTTTTCACTTCCCTGCCCAGGAAGCCATTGACGATTTATCATTCTCTTCTTTTCAAGACTTATTCTAGTTGTATTGATATCTATGAAAACTTCATAGAAATCTTCTTTAACATCTTCTCTAAAGGCAGTAATATCTTTAGTTATCTTGAAATAACCAAATGATTGTCTATTGAAGTTTATTTGAAAGCATTTTCCCTCAAAACTTTTTAGAAGTTGATTATTTTCTTCTTCTTTTAGTCTCCTTCTTTCTGCTTCCTCTCTAGCAATATTATCTAAGTATTCACAATACTCTTGAAGAGAACAGCCAGGATGTTTCCTGGCATATTCTTTCATTGGACTTTCTCTTGACCACATTATTTCACTAATTTTATTTCACAACAAATATTGAGTTTGGGAATAGAAATCCACTCGCATATTCCATTGCTATCAACTGGTTTTCCTCCATTGATTGTGCAAATAGTAATATGTGGTTTAGCATTTGCACAAGGCAAGTCTGGTATAGTAACTCTAAAAGCTATTGCTTTGTTAGAGAAACCTATTCCATTTACTTCTACCATCCATGATTCATCAATCTTCTTTACAAGAGAGTCATATATCTCTTTGTCGTTTTGATTTCTGTGGAGCAGAGTACAATGGTCTAGATATAAAGTACTTCCTCTTTGAAGGACCAGATTAGCTATAATAGGATTAGCAAAAATGATTTTCATAAGCTCATTCCTATTATGTTCATTTAAAAACAATCCGAAATACTGATAATTCATAAATTCCAATTTTTAATTCTCTAGTGGACCTAGAGGGCTTTGAACCCCCGACCTCCTGATTATGAGTCTTTCTTTCTTATTCCTTGAATAATTCTACGAGTTAATCCAAAATGTTGCGCAACTTTCTCCCAATTCTTAAGTATTTCATACTGCTCATTTACTTCTTCTAGAGAGGGGTAATGTTTATCAGCATCTCTGCATTCCTTAGAACAGTATATCTTACCCTTAGATTTAGGAAATCTTTTGCCGCATACTGGGCATACAGACCCAGTCATATTTTCAAAAGACGTTTTATCTTTAGCTTCAGTATTAACTAAATCCTCTACTTCGTCCATTCCCAAGTGAGGATTATGTACTTCTCTATGACAATTAGCGCATAGAAGTTGACATTTATCTACTTCCTCTTTAAGCCTTTCTAGACTTGTATTAGATAAATGTCTCATATCTAACTGAAACTCTTTCTCATCTGGATTGATATGGTGAAATTCTAGAACAGCTATGTTTCTATCATAGCCACATAGTTCACATTTACCACCACGAGATTTTATTAGCTCTAATTTGCGCTTTAAACCTCTTAACTTTTGTGTATTATAATCATTGTAATTCATATACAAATATATATGAAAATAATCATAATACCAAATGTTTTGGTGCAAAATTAAAAATTCAATCCAGAAGTTGTAGGGACGGTGGGGTTTGAACCCACGTGCGACCAACTACCCTTTCTACAAGGTATAAGCTTGAGGGGATACGTCCCTATCTGACTCATAATTAGTTGCTCTGACCGGACTGAGCTATAGGTCCTAAATATTATTCGTATGCACTTATTGATTTGCATTCAAATATTACTGTCTTCCCTAGAACATCACTTGGTTTTATATTAAACTTAGCAAATTCCAGCATCAACTTTTCCATTTCTTCTACAGAATGTGTTTCTCCTATGATACTTTTTCTATCTATAGAAGTTTGAAAATTGGCAAACAATTCTGTAACTAAACAACTATTAATTATTACTCTCATTTCTTACTATTATTTGTTCTTCTGGTTTTAACTTTTCTGCTGCATCAGAGTGTAGCTTACCACACCTAACACACCAACAAACTCCGAATGAATTTTCCCGGACTTTACATTTACCTTTGTCACAAAACTTGACAACCTTTCTATAATCTTCTGGCTTCATAATTTAGAACGTATATCGTTAATTAACGCTTGAATCATATGAGTTTGTTCTCTCCATTTGTAATGAAATTCAAGACTGTTAGACTCTTCTTCGGTTAATGGAATATGAAATAATATCTTGTGGTGTATATTTTTAAACCATTTCCTCTCAAGCTTCCTACTTTCCTTAGTTCCTACCTCATATCCTCTCTTAGATTTACGGTTCTTAGAACGACCACGTGCCCAACCAAATTGTTTGCCATCATTCACCCATTTCCAGTCTGCTCTGGCTTCTTTTTGCCTAAGCCTCTTGTTAATGATATTAATCTTTTCTATCTCTTCCATATTTGTTAATTTTGTTGGGCTACTAGGACTCGAACCTAGACTGACAGAATCAAAATCTGTAGTGCTAACCATTACACCATAGCCCAATTTTGGCTTAGCTATTCTCACGAACCACTAAGTCTATTTACCATGAAAAACACACAATGCAAGTGGGACGAGGCAGGATCGAACTGCCGCTAACGTCCTGGATTTTCAGTCCAGCGCTCTACCAACTGAGCTATCGTCCCATGTAATCAGATACTCAAATCTAATACATTTTTGTTCCACCAGTTAGTTAAATCTTGTAAAGAAAACTTAAATACAGTTTCAAAGTCTTCTACAGAAACAACTTCCTCTCCTATCTCTCCAGCCCACATCCAACATGCTTTTGTCTCTTCTAAGGAAATGGGTTCTTCCATAAGCCATGTATCATTCAGTAACATATCCATGAATGGCTTATGTAGTGATGCAAATATTCTAATCTTCTCTTCCATAACAATGTTTATTTAAGCGGAGGCAGCTGGATTCGAACCAGCGGGACCCGAAGGCCCTCCGTCTTAGCAGGACGGTGGTTTAAGCCACTCACCCATACCTCCAGATTGCAAAGGGGCTTTTGTTATACTTTACTATTGAAATTGTAAAGCCCCTTCGCTGTGAATTACTTCACTTCTTCAAACTCAGTTGTTTCAGCTTTCTTCTCCTCCAACTCTTTCTTGCCGAGAACACTTTTCAGTGTATCAGCGAAAGGTATAGAGCGAAGCAAGTCGAACGCAGGATTCAAGTTCTCAGCAGTTTTAGCCATGAAGTTACCAGCGGTATTCTCGTTACCATAAACAGTAACCTGTCCAAGGTGAACGTGTTCAAACATCTGAGCAGATGCTTCTGCAATACCTGTCAACTGGTCAACTGTCTTGTACTGAACCACCATTTCCGGAGTCAAGCCAGATTCAATCATCTTCTGGACTGCCAGAGCAGGAGCCATTTCAATAGCCTGGACTTTATCAGCCTCAGCCATCAAAGACGCTCTCTTACCCTCAGCTTCAGCAAGCAGTTTCTTTCTTGTACCTTCAGCTTCAGCTTCTAGCTGCAACTTTGTAGCATTTGCTTTAGCTTCTGCTTCTTTCAGAATTTCAGCAGCCTTAGCTTCTGCTTCAAGTACGGCTTTTTGCTTAACAGCTTCTGCCTCAATTGTGATACGTTCCTTCTCCTTTTGAGCGGGAACAATCGTCTCTGCATGAAGCTTAGCTTCCATAGCCAATGCAGCTGCTTCGTTTACTTCCAGTTGCTTTTCTTGCTTAGTTTTCTCGATAGTCATTTGAGCTTCTACCTTAGAAGTTCCTGCTACCTTTTCAGCTTCAGCCTTAGCTTTCTCGGCTTCTCCCTTAGCTTTAGAGACTTCAATCGTGGCATTTTGTTCTGCCACTCCTGCAATCTTATCAGCTTCGGCTGCCTTTACACGCTTGTCTGACTCATACTTAGCAACTGCAGCTTCCTGTTCGTTAATTGCCTTTTGCGTCTCAGCTTCCTGTTTTTGCTTAGCCTGAGCAATACGAGTTTGTTTCTCTGCTTCTGCTTCTGCTTTCTTAGAGTCAGCTTCTGCTTTAGCCTTGGCTACATTAGCCTCAGCTAGTGATTCAGACTCTGCTCTATTAGAATCGGCTTCTGCTTGAGCTTTGGCTATAGCTGAAATTTTCTCAGCTTCTGCTTTAGCTTTCTCCGATTCTGCTGCAGTATTAGCTTTAGCAATATTGGCAGCTTGCTCAGCTTTCTGATTAGCAATACCTGATTGCTTATTCTTCTCAGCTTCTGCAAGTTTGATTTCCTTCTCCTGGTTAATCTCTGCCACACGAACCTCCTGCTCTTGTCTAGTCTGAGCAACAGTAGTTTCACGCTCTTTCTCAGCGTCTGCTACAGCAATTTCACGTTGCTTGTTGGTTTCTGCAATCTGAATATCTCCTTTCTTTTTCTCTTCTGCAATGTCAGCCTGTGCTTGAGCAAGAGCTTTAGTTGCAGCTTTCTGACCTAGATTCTTGATATAGTTTGCATCATCCGAAATATCAGCATTGTTAATGTTGATAATACTGAAACCTACCTTATTCAACTCGGTCTCAATATTCTCCTTAGCTTTGCCGATAAACTTGATTCTATCAGCGTTAATTTCCTCAATCGTCATTGTAGCCATCAAGCTTCTCACTTCACCAATGAGAATATCCTTGATTTGGTCTGAGATTTCAGAAGTTTTAGCTGTTAAGAATCTACTTGCAGCATTTTGCATTAATGTTTGAGTAGTTCCAATACCAGTGGTCAATGTTACAGGAATAGTTACCTTAATCATTTGACTGGAAACACCAGTAACATTTACTTGAATTTGGATAGGTTTCAAGGACATTTTAGCCCAGTCTTGAATTACTGGCATTACGAATGTACCTCCACCATGAATGATTTTGGACGGCAGAATAACTTCCTCCGACTTTCCAGTCTTCTCGTTAACTACCTTTTTCTTACCAGCCTTACCAAATACAACCAAGATTTCATCACTAGCACACTTACGATACCGTGACAAAAGTCCAATAAAGGTTAAAACTACTAGCAATACAATAACACCTGCTACAATAAGAGTTTCTGTTGTCATCTTTTAAAAATTCTTTTTTAGTTAAAATAATACTTTCCATTCTCAAATTTAGAAATTACCACACGAGTACCAACCATATATCCCATTTTTGGGACTTCTGGATAGGCTACAATTTCCTCAGAACCTCCATTTACTTCAATAGTAATGAAGAAATGGTTTTCACAAGGAACTGTGATAATCCCAACCCTTCCAATCAAGGCTTCACCCTCTTCTGGAATAACTTGATGCTGGAGTTTTAAACAGAGTTTATATAAGTAGTAAAGTATAACCACGAAAAGAATACCGCATACTAATGCGATTAGATAATCATACCATTCTACAGAATGAGATACGGACTGCTTAACACAAAGCCATCCACTAGCTCCCATTAGAAAATGGACTAATCCCTTAAATGAGACAATATCACTCACGTTCATATCTAGTTCTCCATCTAAATCAACATCTAAGTCGGTGTCTCCACCAAACCAAGATAAGATGAATTGAACTAGAAAAATGCCATATGAAATGGCTGCCAAAAGATAATACACTTCACTCATCTCTTACAATATTTACAATCTGGGTCATGAACTACTCCGGAAATCTTATACTGTCCAAATCCTTCAACAAACTTAATGTACTGATGATTCTTGTACTTGAAGTGAACTGCGTTATCAAACGGAATAATCCCGTCTGGAGCGCTCATAGTCGCTTTTGACTCTGGTACTGGACCACAGCTATATAGCAACATAAGCCCCAATAAAACAATTACTAATCTTTTCATAATCTAATTTATTAATTAAATAGCACGCCCGCTAGGATTCGAACCTAGGAATAATAGTTTTGGAGACTATCCTCTTAAACCACTTGAGTACGGACGTATTTGCGGAAGGACAGGGATTCGAACCCTGGGGACGCTCATCACGCCCGACGCTTTTCAAGAGCGTTGCAATAAACCTGACTCTGCCACCCTTCCAAAAGCTAGTCTTATGACTAGCCAAAAATCATACCAAGAAGCAATATTACACAGAATATAGCTAGAATACACCAGCCTATAGCCTGGATTGCTCCTCAGCCAAATATACAAATCATTGAAGATATAAAGAATACAGCTCCTCCTACTACACTTATCCAACCTCCAGCATCTTCATCGTTTTTGGATAGTCTACCTCTACCAGTTAATAGCATAAATACTGATATTCCTAATAGTATGGTGCCTACTACAATTCCGGCTATCTCCTTATAGAGGAGTTTCCACACTACGATAGTTATTGCTGTTTGTCCTAGGTTGGATTCTGCTATTCTTATGGCTGAATCTTCAACTGCTTTTAAGGTTTCATTGACTGCTACGCCAATTTCCTTACCAAGATTTGCATACTCAGAAACTTCCTTGATTTCACCCTTTATAGCTTTCTCTGTTGTTATCTTCTCAATTTGAGTTCTAGTATCGCTTGGCAACTTATCATAGTCTTCTTGTGATATAGTTATCTGAGAAAAAGCTGCTACGCTCATCCAGAGCATAGCAAGCATAAATACAAGGAACTTTTTCATTAGTCAAGCCATTCAAATTCTCTACCTTCAAAATGTCTTGCAAAACAAGCATCAAACACTAGCTTTCCAAACTGAGTTGACACATATTTTGCAATTTCTTCAGATTTGCACGCTAGCATCCCGACATCGGAATAGGCATTGCCGACGCCATAGTCAGAATAGAAATAGCCGAGACCCGCAAAGCCGCCACAATCCGCGCAGCCGCCCACCAACGCGAATTTCTCGCCCTGATAACGGAAGTGACCAATGACCTCTGCATCCTTCGGAACTGATTTCATTCTAAAGAAGCGAACCCAGGGATACCATATAGTACCAGTTAACAGATTGAACTTGTGACCTTCATTTAGCGCATCCAAGACTGTCTGCAACTTAGCTAGAGAATTTACAGATCTATTATAGTAAATAGTATCTCTAGTAACACACCCTAGATAGTTTACAGCATCCTCATAGGTTCTTATCCGTCCCATAATGTTTTCTGGAACGATTTCAACATTGCCAGTTTCGGCATTATAGATGGGTTTATAACCATCTGGACATTCAATTTCAATTGTCTTTTTCATTCGTTATAATATTTAATAAAACATGATTAGGGTGTTATAGCGGACTCGAACCGCTGACCTCTACAGCCACAATGTAGCGTTCTGCCAACTGAACTAATAACACCATCAAATTATTTAAGTAATGGCAATAACTTTTTACCAAGAATCTTTACTGCTTTCTGTGCATCAGCTACAGTTCTGAAATAAACAACACCTGGATACTTTACATTTTGATGCATGGCGACGTACACTCCTTTTATATCAGTTTCCGTCTTTCCAGATAGAGAAGAACCTTTTCCAAGAAAATAGCCAGTATTACCTTCTGTTTTGATCCATCCTTTATTTAGATAGTTAGCTACTGTTTGTAGGCAAATTAGAGACTTAGTTTGTTCTGACGCCCCTAAAGGTAAAAATAGCACATCCCAATCCTTTTCAGATTCTAATATTTCTCCAAGAGAAGGGACTAGAACTTCTTCACTAAAAGCGGTAAGAGCTAATTTTTTCAAGTCTTCATTGCCACTCTCATACCATTTACGTGCCTGTTCTAAAGTTATTTCAAGGCAAGCTTTTGTTTTATTCATTTTATTCATTTTATTTATTAGTTTTTAATGGACACCAATCTGGAATTAATACCCTTTCGTAAGGTCTTAACATTCCTTCAATTAGTTTATTCTCAGACTCCTTACAGAGCGCTTTCTCGTCGTCATCATTGAACCAGTCATTAGGATCTGGGTCAGGAACAATTAAGCAGTGCGGACATTCCCTACACTGCGTAATTTCTTTTTGGAATATTACACTAGTACCAGATTTCTGGCAAGTATCCTTTTCCGTATTCATACGTTGTCATTTTTATTCTTATTTAAAGTTAAACTAAGCTCCATCCATCATTCCAATAGGAATCCTGTCTGTCCATCCAGAATAACGATGAGTCAACTTTTATACCATCCTCGAACTCATATAGTCCGCTGGAATTTATAGTTACCCATTCGTCTTTACTAAAGTATCTATGCCTTACTTTCTTTCCTTCAGACATAGCTCTAATTGCTTCTTCTTTTGTCATAATCTAATTAATTAAAATGTGTGGGATTGGGAGGACTCGAACCTCCAGTCTCAAAAGAGAGCAGATTTACAGTCTGCGCGGCTACCAATTACCGGTTACAATCCCAATTACGGACTCATTTTGTTAAGACAGAGATTCCGAAAGCCAACTGCTGCGTTTCATTCGCAAAGAGACTGATAGTAGTCTATCCAATAGTCTGCTTCCATATCTTCGAAAATCTCTTTAAGTTCTTCATCAGATAATCCTTCGTACTTGTCTTCCATTATAGCTTTCTTCTATTAAATAGATTAAAGTAACTTGCTGAATAAATATCACATAATGCTTTATACTTTTTAGGAACTGGGTAGTTAAAATCATCAAAAGCAGATTCTTTAATAAATCCGTCTTTGAGAGCCATACTAGCAGTAGTAAAAGCAATGTTACATTTGTTCTTTTGTGCCCATGACATAATATCAGTCATTTTGGAATTAAAGTACTCTTTGTCGTTTTCAAGTAGTAAATAGATTTCTACTCTACAAATAGCAGGATTATTAAATCCTTGTTTTCCCTGTCTTAATTCTATCTTAGACACGAAATTTAAGTCTAACAAATCAGCTATTCTTTCCTTTGCGATAATTCTTGAAATTCTTATCATCTTCGTGAAAATAAGTAAACCCTATAGTAGCTATTATAGCTATTTCTAGAATAATAAATACTAAAAATCCTATTAACATATTCATTAAATTTGTGGGAGTGGAAGGATTCGAACCTTCTAAGCCATAGGCACTTGATTTACAGTCAAGCCCAACTCTCCAACGTTGGCGCACTCCCATACAATTAACAGATTCGTTCTAATTAACATAGCTGTTACCGTTCTTCCATTTGGCACCCCAAATCATCTAACAGCTAATAGCCGCAGTGCGTGGTAACGATATTAAGGACATTGCCTCTGTTAATCGGAGTAATCAGGGATTCATCTAAAAGGCACCCTACAGTCCTAATTGCTGTACTAATAGTGAATGTTGATTACTTCTTGTCTGGATAGCAGGACTCGAACCTGCGGTCTCTACATCCCAAATGTAGCATCTTACCAACTCGACTATACCCAGATGCAAACACGTGTTTCACAACAAATGTTTACTAGCGGAATAAAAGAAAAAGACTTCCCTATTAATAGGGAATTATTTCTCTATCTTAGAGAAAGTATAATTTAATCTTTCTATAGATATGATGCAATCTTTTGCAAAGTTTATACCTTTTGTCTAATTATTAGCTGGAGGTTCCTCCCTAATAGTAATAGAATTTCTATTAGCAACATCACATTCTGGAAATATATAGATGTTATGAAGGTCGCAACATATCATAATATCTATTTCATCCTCGTTGTATTTGTGAACGGTCCCTTTGTTATAATTATTACTTGTTAAACTAAAGTTCAACGAGTTATTTACAGTTTTACTCGCAGTAGTTTTCACCTAAGTTCTGTAAAACTTGTTATTATAATATATAACAAAATCAAATGGTAGATTGTCAGACATTGGTAATAAAATATCTAATCCATATTTTGATAATTCACCAATGGCTATACGCTCTCCTATTTCTCCGAGCTACTTTTTGTTTCTTAATTCGTCTACATTTATCATAGCTTAATTATTTAAAGTTGGTTCTCCCTAAGAGAGTCGAACTCTTGTCTTTCGATTAAAAGTCGAAAGCTCTACCGTTGAGCTAAGGGAGAATAATAGTCTTTCCTTCCAGATTCGAACTGGAATTATCTGTTTAGAAGACAGAGGTTCTATCCATTGAACTAAGGAAAGGATAACTAAGAGTTTGCCTACTATTATATAGTATAATCTAGATTTCTCTTAGTTAAGAATTGTTAAATCTTCTCTTCAGAGATTAGTGCGTTCCCACAAGTAATTCGGTCAGAATCTTCCTCCTTAGATGGAACAAATACGATAACATCCCAACCTTCTTCAAGTAAAGGCTGTTCGAATTGACGATAAACATTATAATCAGAGTAGCCAGTTACTTCAAAACCATTCTCAACTGCGGATGCAGTTTCATGAATAGGGGTTATTTTCACAATAAACTTCTCTTTATCGAAAAGTCTAGATAACTCCTTTGCATCCAGAATAGTCTGTGCAGTAACTGGGAAATTCAACGTATACTTTCTACCTTTCGGCATAGGTAAACGACTAGCCATTTCAGAAATAGTAGCTAATGAATGACTTTTGTTGTCAAATAACTCTCTTCTCTGTTCGTCATTAGTAGAATTTATTGAGAATTGAAGACCTGCCTCACCTCCATAGAAATCATTCTTGATTCCACACCAAGTTTGTATGAAGTTCTCTAGTTTTCTATTAGCTCTAGGAAGCATAGTAGAAACTACTGGATGGACAGTCTTAGCTATCAATCCACAACTCTTTACTACTTCTTTTAGAACAATCCCAAATGCTAGCACATTATCGTTCCAAGTTGGTTCTCCCATTCTAGCAAAGTGTACATTAAACCTGTCTGTTTCTCTGACACTTTCGCCTTCTATAATAGTTCGGATTTGTCTATCCATATCTTCTATAGAAGCATTTCCATAGAATCCAAACTTGGGAACATCACAGAATTTACAATGCATAGGACAGCCTTTCTGAGTTGAAATAGTTGCTACCCATTTCTTGCTTAGGTCTACTGCTGTATTCTCTACTCCATTGATTTCCTTAGTTAGACCTAAGAAATCAGCCTTGATGTTGTTCTCCTTACCATAGTCTCCTACAGTTAAGAACTCTAGTCTATGTTCTGTGTCAACATAGATTTTTCCTGTATGGGTTAATACTGTTTTCATTCGTCTTCAATCATTTTCCACATGATGATTAATATTATAAATACAACGATGTATGTCATACAATCCTCCAATCTGGTCTATTTCTAGTTATACGAAATTTGTTAGCCTCAGACCAGCTTGAGAAGGCCCTAACGACCTTCCCATAACTGTCTAACAGATAATATTTCATAGCGAACTAGTTCTCCATTTATTTGTACTGTAATCAATACTATCTCTCCTACGATAATCATAGTTTCTACCATAATTATCTCACCGTTTATTTCGGTAATTCTTCTCATCATTGCCATAAGTCAAATACTTTTTTGGTTAGCGGATAGTTTCCTCTCCATTTTGTTGCATACTTAAAAATCACAGACTGTCCTGTCTTACGCCAGATAGACCGAAATAGCGGATATAATACCGCCATGACGATGATTACCAATACCAGAACTATTAAGGTTATAGCCTTAAGTATATGTTCTAGCAACCAAACAGGCAATGTTATTGCCCATCTTACTATTGTTAACAAATCTTCCATCATTTCACAGATATTAAAGTGTTATGTATTCTCAATTCTTCTTCGGAAACAGGAATTAACTTCCCAAATACCCGAATATACTTTTGTTCTTTAATTACTAATGTAGATGAAATCTCTGTAATCACTTCTATGTTCTCCTCGTGAAATCTTTGGAGGTACATTGCGTGAATCTTTCTTGACAACTCATAGTTGTCTGATGAAGCAATTCTGCTCATCTTAAATCTCTTTCTCATGGTTTCTTTTTTTAATTCGTTAAATCTTTTTTCTTGCTAATGTTCCATTCTCAAATGTTTCAGTAACTGTTCTTACTCCTTCTATGTGAATGGCATATTCGAAGGCATGGGTTCCGACTAAAGTTATTACTCGTCCCCAAGTATCTATAAATCTTGCGCGAACAGTTGAATCGCAATTTAATCTGTTGTACTTTCTCATTTCTTTTTCTTTTTAATCCTGACTACCCAAAGATGGGTAGTTTCGTCTTAATTTTCAAAGACTCATCAGAGGATTTTAATTAGTCCGGTAATCATGTTATCTCCAGAATCTCTGTATTTGTATATGTCTAAGAATCTGTCTCTAGTTGGATTATACATACGTTTAACATACTGACGATATCCAATCTCCTTACATCTTGTATCATTTATAAACACGTAATTTCTTGGAATATCAAGTTCTGGGAAATTCTTTGCCAACCACTCAATTGTTCTCTCGTCTCCCGCAGTTCTACAACTAAAAGTAAATGTGATATACTTGTTTCTAATTGGAGAAAGCTGCATCTTCGTATAAATATATAGTAAATCTGCTCCATTATTTATAATAGACTTGCAGAAATCACAATCAACGAAGTTGAGCGGACTTCTCTCAGCTGGAGAATTAGTAAGTAAATCAAACTCTCCAATAAGAGAATTTCTTCTTACTAATGCATCTGCTGGATTGAAGTCAACTAGGACACAATTTTTATGTTCGGGTACAACTTCTAGGTATTTCTCAGGATGTAATCCTCCCAAACCTAGCATAGTTTTAACTTTAGTTATTTTCTTGAATAATTGCTTTTGAGTAAATCTCTTAATTTTTGCATCTAAATACTGTTCCATAATCTTTTTCTTTTATTAATCGCATTTTACACCTAAAACTTACTATCTCTCTGGTCTAAGACTTTCGAGGCTCTGTCCTGCCCATATATAGGCTTTTCAGAGTATTTATTCATAAGAAACTGGTGCCCTCAATGTCTTGGGAAGTTATTGAGTTTTTAAATGTCAGTCTTCCAACTGACTGTGTAGTGATACTTAGCAGGCAAGCACTAAGCGGAACTACCTTGAACTTACAAGACCTCTCCTATTTAGTTACCACATGTTTCAGCGTTCAATCTCCATGTGCAATCTTAAATTTGCCAATCTTTATAGCATTGGCGTTATTTGCATTCTCTAATAGATAATATATTAGTCTTTGCAATAGTACATAAGGGTTTACCATTAGAATTAAGTGGCTGTATGAACCGCTCATCTTCATGGTACTCATTACAGTATACATAGTCTTTACCGTAACGATAGTTAAATTCAATCTTATATTTCATATGCTAATTAAATGATGAAACTATTAGAGCTATCATTACGATAGTTCCTACTCGTTTATCAGAGAGTTGCTAAAATGCAGAGCAGGCAGTCAATTAGTTCTCCGAAACCTATTCCCTGATGATCGTTCTTCAGTTCGTCTGGAATCCAGTACAAAGCCTTCATCAGTTGCTGTATTTGAAGAGCATCGAAAGTTATGTCCCCGGCACTCTCTGCTTCTTCCAATATCTCTATGAAAGCCTCCATAGCAAAACAGCTAGCATGAGAAAAGTGGTGAATGTTTCCATTCTTCTTCTTAAACAAAACGCCACGTTCGTCCGAGCCTATCACTCTGTCCTTGTTGCGGAACAACATTTCCATACAGGCATCGATTCTCATTCGTAATGCTTTGATGCACACCTCTCGCCATGCTATAACTACTTCATGCGGGCTGTAGCACTTGGCCTGCGACGTTGGATCTTCAACTGCTTTGAAAGGAATAGTAAACGACATTACGAATTCTGCGCGCTTGTTTACATGATCTAATGCTAATGTATTCATGTTATAAAAGTTTATAAGTTACTAAAAAGTGCTGGTTTCTGTTTCACTTCTAAACCAGCAAAGGACGAAGGGAGATGGACTTACCATTCCAATTCTCTTTTTACATTCTCAACCTTATAAAGAGTAATTAGGTTAGCTAGTTTTAATTCACCAAGCTTGGAATTGTTGCTACTCGAGCAAGGAGTTCATCCCAGCAGTATAAGCTCCCCATATTTCTTTGTAGATATTGCTACTTGAATCTGGGTCTTCTTCTAACATTTTAGCTAGTAGCTCTCTCATTGCTTTAGTGTACTCCTCAATACGTTTCATTTTCTCTTTCATGGTAAATATTTTTAATTGTTACTAGAACTATTAGTTTCAGCTAAAGTAGCTTACTTATCTCTCAAACCACGTAAAGGTTGTTCTTATCTTGAGAGTAAAGGCACCTCTGTGCCTTTTAGTCAAAATGGAAATTAATAAAATAAGCAAAGGGTAACGACTAGACCTTCCTGTGCCACAATACTTTGAGTTATTTCACAACAACTGCATAGTCTCAGGGCATACCCATTATGGTCCGACAATAATATGAATACTGCAACTTAGTAGTTCCCTACTCTGGACTTGAACCAGAATCTTCTCCTTTAAAGGGAGACGCAATCCATTATACCAGTAGGGAAATCCTATCTATATCTAGAATAAGATAGGAGATTATTTCTCAGTTTTCCATGCTGAGGACGTTATCAACGTTCGCAAAGCGGGAACACCAACTTCGTTGGTATTCCATCACTAAATTTATAGATAGCTAGTCTATAAACTTGCGAATAGGTTCGAGATGGAAAATGAACCCTTATGAGGTTCTCTCTTACTATCTAGAGATTTTAATCAGGCTTCTTAGACCTGGCAACTTCTAACATAATTGTATAACATATTTTATATGTGATATGTACGGTCACTGACATATCAGCAGTACTCATAATATTGCTATAAGTGACCAATCCTTACAGCTCAACCTAAATCCTATAGTGCTCAAGTTTGCGAATATGCACATAGAATTTGTAGCAGTTATTTTTGGTGTTAGGCTCTTCTGCGTAGCCTCGCTTTTTGTTGCCTTTTTATAGGCTAAATACTAAATAATGTCCATAGAGAGTGTGAGCTATATAACTCCTACTCTGGCGGATTTTTTGAAAATCGGAAAAAGTCCGGAAATTGAGGGTCTTTTTAGTGGACAATTTCTCTCCTTCCTTTACCGAATTTTCGCGTTGAACACTAAACCTATTAGCAGATAGGTATAAAGATTTTGCTTGTCTTTCCAAGCTGCCAGATACAATCCTAAAACTAAACAAAAACTTTGATTTGATTTGTTGTAATGTTGTTTTCCCCGTTAACCAACGTTCCGATGATGGGGTTCATGTGGGCACTTTATTTAAAACTCATAGTACCTTAGAGTTAATCTACAAAGACTATCCTAATTATCTCAGGAATATCTTCTTCTGACTTTTGATAGGTCATAATCCAAGCCCAAGAAGTTACGCAATAAACACGTTTGGATTTGAAATTTAACTTTTCATTAGTCTTTGGGTCATAGATTATGCCCCAATTATACAAACACTTTATAGTCTTAAACTTTTTTCTTATGTCCATTTCTACAAAGATTATTTGTATGTAAAAGAAAGGGGATTTCTCCCCAATCTTTTAATCATAGTCTTCCACTACCAGCTTGTAAGTATTTTTCTTGTAGGCTTGGCGGTCTGCGGTAGCTTCGATGTCTTCCGTTACCTTTTTGTCTACCTTAAATGTTACATTGTGGTCAATGCAATAAACAAGGAAAGCGGCATTTTCCAACGGAGTTGAACCGATTGCCGGAGCATCGTCGTCGATTTCTACGCCCGCAAAGTGTTTTGCACCAATGGTTGCACCTGTGTCAGTGCTAAATGTAATCGGTGTAAAGTTGCTTTGGTTTGGTTGGTTGGCATTTGCAGGTAAATCTACCTTGTTCATTGCTACCAACTTAAACTTATCGCCCTTTGACAAGCCGACAACAACTGAGCGTTCATCACCTTTCAGTCCCAATGCTGATACTACTGCCTTAGCTCTTTCTACTGCGCTTACGTTCTGGTCTTTCAATTCTTCGAGTGTCATAATCTTAAAATTTTAAAATGTTAATACTGGAAATTGATTTTTGTTTTTGTTTTAGTTTTATATCAATATACAGGGGGGGACTAAAGGGGTTGTGGACCGCCACTACACTCACTCTATGAATTTTTGGAATCTAGGTAATTACCCTCCAAATATAAAAGTCGGAATTTATAATAACCCCAGGGGGCTATTTATATAAAGTACCTGTACCGGCTTTCCCCTTAATATATAAAATATGTATAATATTTGAATTAGAATTTTTTAACTTTGCGTTTAACTTTTCGGAGGTTATTGTTGTATATAACTAAAAAGAAAACAATTATGATTACAGACTTAGAAACATTGTTAAATTAGGACTAGTTTAAATAGCTAGTTGAGGCAATTAATACGAATCAAGAATATTATATGTCTGGTAATGGGCTAACTATTAAGTCCGAATCTACCGACGATTCTTTGTTCTTATTAATATCTTATGAAAGATAGAAGGAAGAAAGCTGTCTAGCTAATGAAGAGGTAGACCAATTCCAGAAATATTTAGAATCTCTAGATGATGATTTATTTATAGATGTATGCGAATATCTAGGAGAGCTTGAAGTTCATAAAATACAAGAATGCTTAGAAAGCGGCAAGTTAGAAACAGTAAGAGCTGGTATTGCTAAATTCAAAATGGCATTGTCAGATATAGCTAAAAAGAGAATTGAACAACTGAAAGCTTATGTATGAATAGGTTGCTCAAATGAGAATACTATTAGCTAATATCAACGCTACTATGCAGGCTTTATTTCACGAAAATGAACAATTAAGAAAAGAACTAGAGAAATTGGCAGCAGAAAATAAATCTCTAAAAGAGAAATAAGTTACTGCCCTATGGTGTAATGGTCAGCACAGATGACTCTAAATCATTTAGTCTGGGTTCGAATCCTAGTAGGGCAACGCCAAAATTAATAGTTATGATAAAATTAAATGAGAATTATGTAGTAACTCCAACAGGAGCTAAAACTCTTATTATAGAAGAGGGAGACGATTGGAATAAAGTTTGTGAGAAGGTAGTTGGAAGTAAGTTTGATTATATCTTTGTACCTCAAGAATTTGAGAATCAAGCCTGCTATTTTCTTCCGCAAATAACAATTCAAGGAAAACAGATAGGCAAGATATGTACTTATAAGGTATTGAAATGAAACAGTGTGCAGTTGTATTAAATGGAAATGATGTTGTCAAAGTCTCTAATTTAAAGAGAAAGTACGACAAGATAATGAATAACCCTAATATGAAAATATTAGAGGAATGTGATATGGAAATGTTAGATGAAAAGTACAACTATTGGAATAGAACATTAAATAGAAATACAGAAGAGGAGAAAAAAGAAGAGGCTAAGATGCACCACTTTAAAAATCCGAAAACTGGATGCTCTATAACAAGTATCTATCCAGATTTGGAAGAATGTAAATCATATATAAAAGACTGGATGGATTATGTTAAACTTGATTGAAAAATATAACGAACTTACTAAATCGGAATTAGAGGAACTAGCAGAAATAACACTATTAGCTACAGAATCTTTAATTAATACTATTGTAGAAGAAGGAAAACAAAACGAACAATGGTTCTTAGATTATCTAGACAACTTAAATAAGCTAAGTGTATCGTACTAATATATCAGTAGATACTACGTAATTATTAACAACACTTTAAGGATATGATAAATTATAAGAAAACAATAACTAATATTCATGAGCTGCTTCCAGAGCTAGACTTGGATACATTATTTAAAATAATGGAGGCTATAGTAGAAGAAACTACTCCAATTTATAATTGGCCCAATAGCATCAGAACTCCACTTTCAGATAAACCTTGGTGGGAAGAGCCAAACAGAATCACTTGTACGTATAATAGTAAATAAAAATAGGCGAGCCTAGACTTAATTGTCTAAGTTCGCCTATTTTGTTATGCATTAACTTTTAGATATTTTATCCATGAAAACATCTTTCTCTATCCTTCTAGATACTGTAAATTGTCTTCATTCATATAAGCTTCTTCTTCAAAGCTTACATCTCTGTAGCAATCATTTTGAGAATCTTTAAGTCTTAATAGTCGTATAATTAAATACTCTAATCCATACCAGATATAGAAAGATGGAATAGCTAACCATACCCACTCTAATCCAAATAATATAGATATAAGTATTGCAAACGCTATTGCACATTCCAAAATCTATACTGAATGGATATTCTCGTGATTCTTATCCTCATCAGTCAAATCCGACTTAGTAAATATTAATCCAAACAGATTAATTACTTTATAACCTCCAAACGGTATAATATTATTTTTAATTATCATATTATATAATACCAATCATTACGTTCCATAACCCCTTTCTCCTTGAGCTATTTGTTATCTAAATGATAGTCTCCATTTCTAAAATTTAATTCATTCTTAGTATAGTCCCAATAAAAATACCCTTTCCAGCCAGGGAGTAATAAAGTACGACCAGTAGCCGCATAAAGAGTTGCTCTATTATAGTCCATATTACTTATTAAATATAAATAGTAAATAAAGATATATCTTAAGTATAAATTCTTTAATTAATTTAACTACAGCGTTCATTGCTTTCTTGTTTTAATTAATCCATAATTTCCTTTCTTTAATCTAGTAGTAGGAATCCATCCATTATCTAGAATAGATCTATGTCCACTTGGTTTATGTATCTTAGCTCCATCTTCGTGTTTCCATTTAGCCGCGTTTCTAGCAAAGTTAGCACGCTTCTTCTGAAGAGGAGTAGCATTAGGATTGTTTAGTACAGATTTAGCATGTTCCTGTACAGACTATCCTGCAGCCTTAGCAGAGGCAGTAAATTTACCTTTGTTTTTCTCTTTAATATGAATGCCTGACCCGTTTTTAAAAATTGGACATCCAAATGTTACCATTTTTGTCATATTAGACATTTTTAATATAATGTATTATTTATTGATTTGTATCTTACAAAGAATATTAATATACTTGAAAAGTATCAAATAAATATAGATAAATGTGATAAATGATTAAATGAATTATGACTAATGGACAAAAGTAAAATTACAAAACAAAATGGGAACATAGCTTTCGAAGAGGAAGCTCATATTTATTATGATGTTACAAAGCCAGAACAGAAATTTATATCTGTAACGACTTTAATTCATTCTTTCACCCAACCCTTTGATAAAGAGTTCTGGTCAGCTTATAAAGCACTAGAGAAACTTCTACCTAAAGAAGATTGGGCTATCGAGAAAAAATCTCTGCTGAATACTAAGAAATTTGACAAAGTTCTACTTGAACTTCATAACATTACAGAAGACGAGTTTAATAAAGAACAACAAGCTATCTTAGATGCATGGGATATGGAGAACAGAAACTCTTGCGAGAGAGGAACTAGAATCCATGCAGATTTGGAAAACTCTTTTTACAAAAAGAAGAAGGATATAGACCTAAGTAAATATCAAATAGGTGGCAAGTTTGAGTGTATAAAAGACTATAACAATCTAGATTTGGAGAATGGGGTATATCCTGAGTATCTAATCTCTAGAGTATCTGAGGACGGAAAACTAAGAATAGCTGGACAAATTGACTTATTAGTTAAAAGAGGTAATAAGATAATTATTGGTGACTGGAAGACTAATAAAAAAATAGAAACAAAGAGCTTCTTTAATTCTAAAACTAAGACATCAGTTAAGATGAAGTATCCTCTAAATAATTTAGATGATGTTAATTATTGGCATTATGCCCTTCAGCTAAGTACTTACGCCTGGATGATTCAGAAGAAAAACCCAGAATTTGAAATTGAAGACTTAGTTTTAGTACACTTCGACCACAGTGATAACATGACAGTATATCACTTACCATATTTAAAAGATGAAGTAATAAGAATGCTTTCTTTTTACAAGAAAGAATCTATATTGGCAGAAAATAAAAAGAAACGTCAACGTATTGAATATTAATTATGACACTAGAGGAAATAGAAGAAAGATGGAAAATATGTAGACGCTGTCCAATATGTAATCAAGAAGATGCAATATGTAATGGACAGTTGTATTTAAATCCAGAAAACAATGACATAAGTATTGGTCCAAAAGAAGGGTATATAAAAGGATGCGGATGTCTACTGGAATTAAAGATACCTAATGAGAAGAAGCATTGTCCTGCGAAGAAATGGTAAATAATTTATTACTATATGGGACTCCAGTAATGGCTAACCCTACTAAGGCTTATATACTTATGACTCAAGAACCTACTGAAAAGATGTCAAAGAAATGGATTAAAGCAATATTTACTAAACCTTTAGTAATATTGAAGAGTATATATTTCCATATATTTGGAATTAATCAAGATTTAGCAACCACAAGATTAAATATTTGTAATACTTGTCCTCATAAATTACAGACTTCATTTGGAGAAGTATGTGAGGAGTGTGGTTGTATACTAGAGAACAAAACTAGAATAGAAGATGAACATTGTGATTTATGTAAATGGTAAAATGAATTATGGAAACTTTAAGAACAGAATTGAACAGTAATGAGAAACTAGCACTAGCTATAACTGGTATGGAAGGTACAGGACAGCACCTTATAGTAAATGGAGAAGCTGCAGATAAAACTTTATTAAGAGAAAAACAGGAAAGATTCAATACAGCAGTAGATGAATTAGAAGATAAATTCTCTAAACATAATGCAGCTTTAGAATCTTACGCCAAATCATTATCTGAGGATATGAATGGTGTAGAAATTATGCCTATGTATGGGTATGCATTAATTAAACCTTTCGAACAAAATCCGTTTCAAAAAATTAAAACTACTAAGAGTGGATTAATTACAGACTTAGGTGGGTTTGCTCCAACATATAAATCTAATGAAACAGGAGAAATAGAAGAAGAACAACAATTTATTAAAGTGGGTACTGTTATTGAGGTTGGGCACAAGTGTGAGTTCCTAAAACCTGGAGATATAGTATTCTATACAATAGCTAGCGAGTGCATGGTTCCGTTCTACAAGTTTGGATTTGTTGTAGTTAATGAGAACAGAATTATGGCTGTAGTTAACGAAAAGCTAACTGAAAGAAGAAACGAATTGAAGTATGGAAACAATTGATGAAAAAGTTTATTTTAAGCCTGGGGATTGTGTTACTTTACGGTAGTGTAAAGTAATGCATTCTCCAGTTATGCTTGTTCTAAGAAGAGAAGCAGCTTTATTTAAAGATAACCAAGGATTACGAGGATTAAGATGTAGATGGTTTACTGATTCCGGACTTATGTAGGAAGCAGTGTTTAATACTAAGGATTTAATTAAAGTAGAAGAGTAATGGCTAACTAGGAAGAATTACAAAAAGCATTTATGGCATATCTAATACAAGATGCCGCTGCGTAGGGAATACAAGTACAATCTGAATAGGATTTACAAGCTTATGCTGAACAATTAGGTGAAGACGGTATTAAAGCTAAGTATTAGGAATTTATGCAGAAAATGCAAGGAGGAGTAATGGCTAGGCTTGGAGCTAAGCTTGAGTATTATAAGAAGCTAAAAGGAGTATGTCCAGAAGGAGAAGAGCTTGTATATTTTAAGCAAGGCGGTAGAATCTGTAAAGCTTGCCAGAAAGCACAAAAAGGAACTAAAGTTACTAAAAAAGCTAATGAAGTTGATAAATTTAAGGCTGGAAGAGCTTAGTATAAGAAAGATATGAAATCTGCTAGAGACGAAGCCTCAAGAGATTCTATATCAATCAATAAATACAATGATTAGGAAACTATGGCCAATAAAGGACATAAGGGTAATTTCCAGGGAGGAAAATGGATTCCTGACAGAAAACAATATGCTAAGAAAGACGCTTGTGGCTCAAAAATGAAAGTCAATAAGTGCGGTTCCAAAATGAAAAAGAAATAATAAGATTATCTAATGTGTATGATAATGATTAATGATTATGAATGTATTTAACTATAACACTTTAACTAAATAGCTAGAAATAAATGAACCAGAGATATTGCTAGTTAAGGAATTTAAGGCTTTAATCTAGAGGGATAAATCTGCAGAAAAGGATAGAGCTACTAGAGAACTATCTTACATTTATTTAGCTATAGACTGGAAAAGTCCGTACAGTTAGTATTCGGAACATGAACGACATGACGAAGCTATTAGTGATTCTGGATTGACAGAGTCAGAATTTAATGACCCTATATTTAGAGAAGCTTGTAGGAAATACAGAGCGTTACAAGATTCAAACAAGTCAATAAAATTACTAGAAGCAGCTAAAAGAGCTGCAGACTAGTTTATTGATTATTTCGAAACTATTGTAGATTTAAATGAGCGTGATAATAACGGCAAGCCAGTATTCCAGGCTGAAAAAGTAATGAAGGAAATGGCTACCCTTCACAAAGTTCATGAAGAACTCATAACACTAGAAGACTAGGTTAAGAAAGAACTTACTGAACAATCTACTGTTAGAGCTGGAGCTGTGGATGGTTTTGACCCAGGAGACTTTTAATTATGCCAAGAAAAAAGATATTACCTGAAGAAATATAGAATATTGTAGATTAGGTAAGAGAAAAAGAATAGAAAGAGGATGCTAAAGAAGCTAGAGAATTAGTATAGAAAATAAGAGAGGAAAGGGTCAGAAATTCTGACTATTGGGATGTTAAAATAGGGGATAAAATAGAAGTATTTGACCCTACCTTATCTTATGAAATAACTGGATACAGACCTATTGACGAAACTCATGGATTGGACTTTAATCCAGATTGGTTTACCGAGACTAGGGAAGTATATAAACGAACTGGTCAATACTGTCCCTACCTTAGAGATAGTAAGCGGTACAACGAATTTTGGAAAGAGCAATATAGAAGATGTAAGTATGGAATGACAGTTAATGGATACACCATTACTGGAGATAATTACTTCTTCTTAAATTTCTATTAGTTACCTACTATTGACTAGCAGAAAGCCTCTGGTGAGGGTACTGATAATGATTTCCCAATATTCTTTGCATCACATTATATGTTCTTTCATTATCTATAGATGGCTAGAGTGCTACACAAGCACGCAGCTTTAATGAAAGCTCGTTCTATTGGATTCTCTGAAATAAATGCCTCTCTTTCTGCTCGTATGTACTCTGTTATTAGAAGAAGTAGGGTTATGATTACTTGCTTTAATGATACCTTCCTTAAGGGTACCTTTAGTAAGTTTGATAATGCTCTTACATTCTTAAATACCTGTACTGGAGGAGGATTTTTTAAATTGCGACTTATTGACCAGGATTTGAGAAAGAAATCAGGTAAACAAATCAAAATAAATGGTTAGTTTGAAGACGTAGGATTTAAATCTGAGGTTGTAGCAATTAACGGAGCTAAACCATCTAACATTCGTGGAGACCGTGTAGATTTATTAATATATGATGAAGCTGGTTCCTGGCCTGGACTTGATACCGCTGTGGTACAAGGTCAAGAACTTTGTGAAGTTCAAGGTATGCCTCGTGGAACAATGTTGTTTGGAGGTACTGGCGGTGATATGGGTGCTCCTCTAGAGGGCTTAAAAAAGATTTACTATAATCCAAGAGCATATAAGATTCTTCCATTTAGACATAATTGGACTTAGGATGGGACTACTATAGAGAGTGGATTCTTTATTCCATACTTTATACAATCTTTGAATCCAGAATTTATGGACCACAGAGGAGTATGTAATACTGTGGAATATAAGAAATTCTTATAGGAGGAGCGAGATAATCTGTTAGCTGTACCAGAAGACTACCTAAAGAAATGTGCTGAACGTTGTTGGAATGCAGAAGAAGCATTTAATCTAGAAGGTGTTAATAAGTTTAATAAAATTTTAGTTGCCGAATAGATAGCTAATATAAGACTTAAACAAATTGGTCCAAGACCCGAATGTGGTTATATTGATTATTTTTACAAAAATAATAAACATACTTAGGATAACATTGATGGTTTTAAATGGATTCCTAACAGCAATGGCAAAGTAAAAATTCTAGAGCATCCAATATGGTCTGACTTATATAAAGAACAAATGGAAAAGCTTAGATAGGAGGCAGAAGATAATGGCTAGGATTTTGAAGTTCCAGTTTATAAAGAGATGCGAGACTTATATGTAGCAGGTATAGACGGTATTGATATTGGAGCGAATTAGACTTCTAAGGAAACCAGAGACCCGTCTGATTTCTGCATAACGATTAAGAAACGTGCGTTTGGTATGAATGACCCTCAGTATGTTGCTATGTACAAGGATAGACCTGGAGACATCAGAGAAGCCTATAAAATAGCTATGTGTTTAGCTCGCTATTATAATTGTAAAATAAATATAGAAGCTACTCGTATGGGTATGGTTACTTGGGCTAGAGAAAAAGGATGCCTTAACTATTTTATGAAGCGCCCAAGAGCTACTCTAACTGACGTTAGAAATGGAACTACTAAATAGTATGGAACTCCTGCTACAAAAACTATAATCGAATAGCATACTGATTTAACAGCCGCCTTTATAGAAGACTATTGCCATACTATATGGTTCGAAGAAATGCTAGAATAGTTCACTGCATATAATGATGAAAATAAGGGTAAGTATGATATTGTAGCCGCTGTAGGTATGACTGAGTTAGCAGACCAAGAGCTATCAGGAAGACAGCCCGTACTTGTGGAGAAAGAAGTTGAATAGTTCCAAGATTTTGGTTACTATTACGACGAGAGAGGAATTAAAAGATTTGGAGTTATTCCAACTAAGAAAACTCCTGAACTTAATATGCAAAGAAACGAATATGATGACCCATACAGAGTTGAAACAAGTGATCCTAGAATATATGAGGGACTTGTACAAAATGGAGTATATAGGCGGACTAGATATTGAGAGTTTAGACCCAGTTGGGTATAAAGTCTCTTTTAACTTTGATAGGTCAGAAATGCCATTAGTAATAATAGCAGATTTACCAGACGAAGAATTTCTGCCATTTATTAAGGAAGAATTAAGAAGTAGGAAGTTGCAAAGAGTTAAGTATTATAACGCTACTAAACTTCCTCCAGAACAACATAATTTATGTTATGAAAGAGAAGGAATTGATAGACAAGACAAACGAGGCTATTGCGGAACTTGTATATGATAAGTATGAGTTACAGAAAGCTTATAATTATTATAATGGTAAAAGAGATCCTGAATAGTTCCGTTATCTGGAAGAAAACTTCGGAATAGGTAGCCCCACTTCGGTAGAGTTTACGCCTTTATTAAAGAAACACGTAGATGCTCTAGTTGGAGAATATTTAGGAACTCCTATACTTCCGAAAATTTCTTGCAAAGATTCAGATACTATCAGTAATATAACAAGAGAAAAATAGCTAGAAATAACCAAGGGAATAGTAAAGTTTTTGAAAGACCATTTAAGTAATTCAATTCTTAAGTTTATTGATGGCAAGGATATTACTGATAAAGCTGTAAAGACTTAGTTAGATAAAATTATATAGGATATTGACCAATCCTTTATTTCTCAATATGAAATTGCAGCTTAGAATATAGTACATTATATTATGCAATCCAGAGAAACCGATTTAATTACTAAGTTACGTTAGTTACTAACAGACTTATTAATTACTGGTTATACATTCTTTAGAGTGAAATCATCGGCTTCTGGAACTAATATTGAAATAGAGGTATTAAACCCACTTAATACATTTGTTGATAGAAATCCAGAATCTCCATATGTAAGGAACTCATATAGAGTTGTAGTAAGAAAGTGGATGAGTAAGAGTTAGATTTTAGCTAAATATGGCAAAGAAATATCTAGAGAAGATTTAAGAAGACTAAAAGATGAATGGCGAGCTGATGATTCAGCTGCTGTTTATAGAAGAGTATATGGAGATACTTGTACAGTAGTAAATGAAGATTAGAATCATGAAACCATTCCCGGCTATCCAGACAATGAATATAGTGCTCATAGGTTCTAGTTAATCCCAGTCTATGATGTTGAATGGATTGAAACAGATGATGATTTTGTGATGTAGAGATACAATACTATCAGAATAGGAGAAGAGATATATATTCTTAGAGGATTAGACAAGACTGTTATGAGGTCTAAAGATAATCCCAACTTCTGTTCTTTATCGGTAAATGGAGTATATTTCTTAAATCGCTCTTAGTAGCCTTATTCTCTTATATTAAAATGTGCACATCTGTAGGATAGATACGACTTATTAAACTATTATAGAGATAATCTAATAGCTAATAGTGGTACTGCCGGAGTTATTATGGATATGTCTCTGTTGCCTACCAACTTAGGAGTTAAATGGCCAGAACGAGTACAAAAATGGTTAGCCTATAAAAAAGGTGGTATCATGTGGATAGACTCAAGCCAAGAAGGTAGGAATGATGGACAGCAAGCTCCAAACTAGATATATAACGGATTTGATGATACCTTAAAAGCATAGGCTGTATAGGCTATTGAATTAGCTATTCAATCAGTAGAACAAACTACATCATCAATAACTGGAGTATTTAGGGAACGACTTAACGGTATAGAAACTAGAGATGCAGTTACTAATATTAAGTAGGGAGTAGCTAACTCGTATATAGTAACTAAGCACTATTTTTAGCAGATGGATTTAATAACCTGCGAGATACTACTAGATAGTCTTAATTAGGCTAAAGTTACTTATAAGAAAGGATTAACTGGAACTATTATACTTGGGGATAAATATCAACAGATATTCACCGCACTTCCTGAGTATTTTACTGTTACTGACTACGATATTCATATTACTGCTAGTTCAGAAGTGATGGAAGATCTATAGACTATAAAAGCAATCATTCCAGAGTTCGTAAAAAGTCAACAGATGGACCCAGATATTATTTTTGAGGCTCTTACATCTAAGAGTCTGACAGACCTTAAATATAAGGTTAAGAAAGCTGTTCAAGTTCGCAAAGAGGAAAATAATCAGCTTCAGCAACTACAAGAAAAATTAGAAGAAACTTCTCAATAGGCTCAGTAGTTATAGCAAGAATTATAGAAAGCTCAGCAAAAGATTGAAAGCTTAGATGAATAGAGACTAGGATTAGAATAGTAGAAGATGCAGTTAGAATATAAAGTTAACTGGCTTAAAGCTCAGTCTGATTCTACTTATAAAGATAGACAAATGGATATTGAAGAAAAAAGAACTGAAATAGAGTTGGCTTAGCTTCATGATGGAAATCCATATAATGACAAAATAAGACAAATACATTAATATGGCAACTGGAACAATTGTATACAACAAAGATTAGCAGTAGATTTATCCTATCTCTGATGGGACAGTAATTATAAGTAATGCTTCCGGTTCTAAATCAAATGTAGAAGACGACTTAAAAAAATTATTTAAGTAGGTATCAGATTTATCTGGTTCAAGTGAGGCAGTTAATAGTATTATTATTAAAATACATTATCTCCCTGCTAATACTGCCGATGAATCTGAAATAAAACTATCAAGTAAGTAGTGGTCTGATACTTTTGAGCTTCCAACAGAAGAGAATCCATATATATGGAAAAGAACTAAATTTACTTTTTAGGGAGCTGATGAATCATAGGGAACTACTATCTATGAAATAGTAGCGAGTGATGTCTCTACTATTATATAGACTATATATACTAGAACCGAGGGAATAACGCCAGTTATAGAATATAAATAGAAAACAGATGAGGACGGAAATCCGCTGTATGTAGATGCTGAAGGGAAAGAAACTACAGAAGTTACTTCTCTAAAGGCATATGACTATAACTACTATTGGAATGGTCAGCCTTCTTCTGGACTAGATAAACTACCTCCGACCCCAGATGGATATTCTTATATCTGGACAGATTATCCTCAAGATATTAGTTTATCATTTACTTCCGTCTTCATGTCTAGACGAATAAGACAAGCAGGTAAATGGAAACCTTTTTCTACCCCTGCTCAATATGGCTAGTGGCCTATTGAGTCTTAATTATTATAATATGGAATTTAGTATTGATATACATACCCAAATTAATGGGGAAATACTGATAGAAGATTTCTCAAAAGAATATGGCTAGTATATTGATGAAGATGTAGAGGTAGTAACTTCTTACGACTCCTATAAGTATAGTGAGAGTGCTACCTTGAATACTATCATCAAAGTTAGTATAAGTGATGCTACTCTGATAGATGTCCTACTTAATGACCATACAGAAGACTTGGACTCGTGTATGTTTAAGGTCAAGGATGATGGTTATTACGTAGTAGACCATATCATTATTCCTAATATGAAATGGTATGAAAATTCATCGGACGAGTACAAGGAATACTATGAGACTATCTATGTTACTGATGGAGAAAAATTATATAAAGAAGTAGAAGGTAAGCTAGAAGAGTGTACAGTTAAAGAAGTTCTTGAACGAAACATAGAAGGAACGACTATAAAAAAATGTAAGGTAGATGTTTTCTTTACAGGAAACTTGTAGTAGTGTTACATTAATTATTGTAAGAAACTCTTTGATGCTTTACTAAATAAGTGTCTAACTAGAGATTAGGAAGCAGATATATTTACTCGAGATTTCATATGGATGACTCTTAACATTATAGATTATTTAATATGCTTTAAACAATTCATGGAGGCTGAGAGATTACTAGCGATGTTCCGCACCTGTGGAGGATTCTGCGATAATCACCACCATGGACATAAACGTATAGGTTGTGGATGCTCTTAAGAGAAAGGCTATTAAAAGGTATGAGGATTTTCTAAGAAAACTCAAAAAGGGATATAAACCAGATTATCAAGATATTCTTAATCTAATTTGTTTTATTAACCTACCTGTAAGACTAGATAATCACGAATTTATTAAATAGCAATTATTAAACTAGAATGATACAGTCTATTTACACTTCGGTAAGTAACGCAGATATAGTGCCTTGTGGTAAAAAGGGTAAGCCTATAAAATGTGAGCCTATACCTCTCTTAAGAAATAACTATTTAGGAGAATATAGGACAGAACTAGAAAAAGCTAAAGTAAGAAAGAACTTAGGTATTGCTGATGAGTAGAGTCTATTGTGGGGAAACATTAGTGGAACCATAGAACTGCAAAAAGACCTAGTATAGTATATAGAACAAAAATGGACCTATACTAGTGACGTTGCAGAAGGTATTAATACTGTGAAGGATGCCCTAGACTATGCCCTATACTTTATTAGTGAATATGAATCTAATACAGAAGCAATAGAAGAACTGAAAGTCGATATAAGCAATATTAGAACTTCTATATCTGTATTGAAGGAGGATTTACAACGAGAAATTGATACTAATAGAAAAGGGATTAATAATCTATCTGAAGAAATAGTAAAAATCAATGAAGCTATAGTTGAGTTGAATAATGCTATTGAGAATATAGATGTTGATAAAAACATTCTTAACTGGATTAAGAATAGTCTCCAAAATTCCAAAACCATAGAACTAAAGGAAGATAATTCTTTAGAGGTGATTTTATCTACTTAGGAAGATAATGCTATTCATTTAATAGAATAGGAGATTGGAGAGGAAACCTCTTCTATTATCCTTCCAGGTATCTATGTTAAGAATCTTGAACCTGCTCTAGAAGAAACAAAGAAAGAAGTATAGAAAACTTAGGAAGCACAACAAGAGACAAATACTAAAGTAGAAGCTAATACCGAAAGTATTACTAATATACAAACTAACTTAGAAACTATAGCTACTTATTAGACAGAACTCCCAGATGATACTACTTCAACAGTAATTGAAGGGACTACAGTAGAGAAACTTAAGGGCAAGCCCTTTAATGAGATTATTGATACTTTACTATTTCCAACAGTAGTTAGAGATTTAGTATACCCATAGCTTTATTATAGTTTTACTTCTCAAATAGTAGAAGTAGGAACTGCTTTATTAACTCCTACACTTACATTTATAAAGAATGATGCTGGAGAAGAAACTGACAGACAAGAAACTATTACTTATAACAGTTCTCCTGTAGAGTCTGATACATATAATTCTATTGGTACTTATACTCACTCTGGTACAGTGAGTTATGCCGCTGGAGAATATTTGATAAACAATAAAGGAGAAGTTACAGATAAGAGAGTAGAAGCTGGTTCTATTTCCGCTACCGCTTAGGTAGTAGCCACATATCCTTGGTATTCTGGTAATACTGATAGTGTGATTAAATAGGCGCTAGTTCCTTTTGGACAATCGTCTGGAACTATCACATTTTCACTAAGTGGTAAGGCTATTATAAAATTGCCAGGAAGTAACACATAGTTAAATTCATTTACCGTAGATGGAGGACTTGGATATTTAAATGTAGACCTAAGTGGTTGGGAAACGTCTACCGAGTAGATAAATGGATTTACTTACAAGGTATGGACTAAGAAAGATACTTACTCCTCAGCATTGCCACATCAAATTAACTTTATTCTATCACAATAATGGCATTTAAATATACAGGTGATGCTACCTTAGGTGTCGCTTTAACCGTAGAAACTCCGAAGCCTCTCGATAATAGAACAGTCGTTAATAACTTAGACGAACTTTATTCTATTCCAGAGAAGTATGCTTATCAAGGTATGACCGTTGCTAACATAGATAACGGAAATATTTATATGCTGATTGATAAGTCTAAGATTAAATACAAGGAAGGATGGAAAGCATCCTATGAATCTATCTAGATAATCACCTGTACAGAGGCTGAATATAAAGAATGGTCTGAGAATACTACAGACGATTTTAGGCCCATAGATGAAAGTAAAACGTATCTTCATGCTGAGACATATTATTATATATATGAGGATAGCTTAGACGATGACTAGTTTTACCTATCCGCAGAATGGGGAAAAAAGATAGAAGAGCAATTAAAACAGAAGGCCCTTAATACTACTGTAGTATAGATTAGAACAGACTTAGATAACACTATTGCCAGCCTATCAGATTATGCTACACTGGAAGAATTAACTACTAATTATGTCTCTAATGATTCTTTAGCTCTATCCCTGACTAAGTATTATACTAAGGAAGAAACAAACGATATTTTCGTTACTAAAGAAAGCCTTAGAGGAGAGGGAATGGAAGGAGATGATTTTGTCTTCGTTACAAAGAAAGAATATGAGGAAGATTAGTAGGCTATCCAAGACGAGTTAGATAAAACTCTTAAGGTAGATGGAGATGGCTCCTTAGAAAGCATCACTGTTGGGTAGATAAAATCTCCTGTGGCGGAGGGAGAGAGCTAGTTAGTAGTAGACGTTAAGTCTGAAGGATTATTTATAGGTGAAGATTAGATTGCTACTGAATCGGATATTCCGAACTTAGTAACATTAACTGAAGAAGAGTATCTAAAGTTAGTAGAGGAAGGGACGGTAGAGCCTGATACATATTACTATGTATATGACGTTACAAATGATGCAAAGGTTTATATTACTAAGGAATATTTGGATTAGAATTATCATACTACTAATCAATATCAGTCCTGGGTTGCTACAAATTATTACTCCAAGAAGTAGATTGATGAAATAGTTCAAGGTTTGCAAAAACTTGGAAACTACGTTACTACAGAAGATATTAAGGCTTATTATACTATTTAGCAGGTTGATGACAAATTTCTTACTAAGGAAAATGCTCAGTCTACTTATGCTACTCAATAGTCATTATCTGATTTATCAGATTAGATAGCCGAAGATTACGTAACAAAAGAAAGTTTAAGGGGAGACTCTCCTGAAACCGGAGATGATGATTTCATATTTGTTACCTAGAAAAAATATCAGGATGATTAGGCTGCTGCTGCTAAAGAATTTAGCACTGAGCTTTTGAAATCTACATCAGTAGAAACTTCTGATATTACTATTTAGAAAATTGGAGAAAAAGAAGTACAATAGGGAACAACTGGAGAACCTTCTGAGGAAACAGGAACTGAGCAAGTTATTGAGAGTTCTGTTAAACTTACCACAGAAGATAACAGGCTATTTGCTGGAGGTAAGCAAGTTGCTATTACTGAAGAAGTACCAAAACTTGTATGCTTACCACAAGCTGATTATGATGACCTAGTTGAGAATAGTAAGACTGAAGAAGATACTTATTATTGCACCTATGGAGAAAAAGATTTACAAGATACTGGATATGTTAGGAGCGAATATCTTATAGAGAGATACTACACCAAAGCTGAGGTAGAAGAACTAATTAGCTAGGCCGTAGCCGAATTGTAGAAAAAGATAGATGCTTTATAGCCAGGTTCTAGTGTAGAGGTAGATGGAGAAAATGAACAATTAATATTTTAAACAATATGGGAACAATTTATATTGAAGGACAGTTTAAGAGTTCTGCCAAACCAGTAAAAGTTGTTGGAGGAAGTATAGGAGGAGGCTCTGGAGTAGACTAGGAAGTTCTCAAGAACTATGCTACTAAAGCAGAATTGTAGAAGGCTGTTGAGGACCTAACTGCTTCCATAGAGGGAATAGATCACGATGTAGTTGATGAAACTTTAATAATACAATGATATGGCAGCAATCAAATCTATAAAGGTTGGGGAAACCACATATGATTTAAAAGCTACTTACGATGGTGCTGGAAATGTTATAGATACGACATATGCCAAGGCTAATGCAATTCCAACTAAAATTTCTTAGTTACAGAATGATAGTGGATATTTAACTGAGCATTAGGATATTAGTGAATTAGCTACTAAGGGTGAGCTTGAAGGCAAAGTAGATAAGGAGTTAGGAAAGGGACTTTCTGAAGCCAATTATACTGAAACTGAGAAGGAAAAGTTAAGTACTATAGCTAATAATGCTAATAATTATGTACACCCAACTACTTCTGGAAATAAACATATTCCATCTGGAGGAGCGTCTGGATAGATGCTAGTTTTCTCAGCAGATGGTACTGCTGAATGGGCAGATTCAAGTTCTAAGCTAGAAGAGCAATTTACAGCGCTAAATGAGGCTTGGGAAGAATTGTAGAAGGCACAACAAAAGCTTGATAAGTAGGTTACTGAGCTAAATAGTAATATGGATTTATATTCCTATGGAGTAGAATGGGATGTTACAGTAGCATCTCCGGAACTTACTAGAATAGGTAATCCTTTGTTGCATAAATCTCTTCCTATTCAGTCAGCGTATAGAGGTTGTGTAGCAAACAATGATGTAGTAAATTACTATCTGTTTCCAGATGACTGGTCTTATAAAGAAGACGGCGAAACTCCATCTGTCTTAGATGGAACTGATGGAACAGTAAGAGTTAATACTCCTAAATTTTATGGAAAATCTGGCAGCGATGGAAACAAAAGATGGGTTAGAACTTCTACTGTCAAAATTGATGATTCATGGGTAGAAATTCCTGAACTATTAATAGATGCATACAGAAGTACAGTTGATACCACAGTCTCCGCAACTCCAAAAGCTGTATCAGTAGTTAATACTACTACTGCATTTAGAGGTGGAGGAAATAGAGCTAACTACGATGATTATCTAACTACAGAATTAGAAACTAAGGATATATTCAGAAGTGATTTAGGAAAGCCTAGAACTAATATTTCTAGAGCTACTATGAGAACATATGCAACAAATGCTGGTTCAGAATTGCTATGCTATGAATATTACAAATGGATATTCTACTGGAATTATGTCATTGAATATGCTAATTTTAATTCTTAGGCTGCATATAATGCAGAGTTAACTGCGGATGGATATCATCAAGGGGGTTTGGGGCCTGGAGTTACAGATTGGGCTAACGCAGCTACAAGTTGGTTAGGATATAATGCAACATATCCACTTACGCCTTGTGGTTACTGCAATGAACTTGGTAACTTCACTGGAGTAAAAGATTTAGTTATTCCAGAATGTACAGCTCAAGATGGCACAAATACAGTAGCAACTCATACATTTAAAGTACCTCGCTGGAGAGGATTCGATAATCCGTTTGGAGACATTTGGACTAACCTGGACGGAGTAGTTATAGTGAGAGCAGCTGCTAATGAGATTAGCACTGTCTATACAACTACTAACATATCGGAATTTACAGACGTAGTTGGAGAGAAAACCGTTGCAGGATACGAAGTAGCATCTGATGGTTATATTAAGGCATTTGACTTAGGTGAAACCGCTGAAATAATTCCATCCGCTGTTGGAGGAAGTGTTACTACTTATATTTGCGATTACCATTACTGCAACGCAAGCAGCACAGCGCTTCGCACGCTGCTGGTGGGCGGCAGCGCGGTTAATGGCGGCTATGCGGGTCTCGGCTTTTTCGGTTCTAGCGCTGACGTCGGCTATGCCGCTTCCGATGTCGGGTTCAGGACTCTGAATAGAGTATCTTAAGATATACAATATAAAAATCGATTTAGATGATAAATCGTAGGATATTACTTCTAAAAACCGTTGATTGGCAAAAAAGTACTGCTAGTAGGCAGCAACGCGAATAATGGCAGCAATGCAGGTCTCAGCTATTTCAATTCTAACAATGACGTCAGCAATGCCAATTCCAATGTCGAGTTATTATATATTTAGAAACATTTTATTATTTTTTTTTTTAGTTTGCTAAGTAATATCCTTGCCTCTAGGCAAAAGATAACGTAGTGTTGAATGAAGGGTGTTAGTAGGTTAATTCTCGAACG